TCGGGGTCGGAAGAGAGCGGCGCACGGAAGTTGAGGAGCTTCTTGGGGGCTGTGAGCGTGTAGAACACATGGTTGCCGTCCTTGTCGGTTGAGATACGAGTAAGGGTGTAGGCTTCAGGATGCTCTTTGAGAAGGCGGCGGAGCTTAGTGACAACGGTGTTGTCGGACGTACAGATGTTCATAATGTCGCCGCTGCGGTCAAATTGCACGGTGGTCTCGGCTTCGTCTGTGGGGACGCCGACAATGCCTGTCATATCGTCTGCTGTATAGTTCATGATGACTCCTTCGTGGGGCGGCGGATGGGACGCCTCACTGATTCTTTTTCTTTTATTATATCACGGAGTGGGTGGGAATGTCAACCTATTATGACGGCGATTTTTTGGGCGGGGGATTTTTTTCACAACTTTATCTGTAAAATAAGAAAGGGAAGGTCGGGGATGAAGAAGTTGTCGAGGAAGACGCCAAAGTTTAGTATGGCAAGAGAATTCGTGCGATATTCGGGAAATACGGGATTTTAGAAGCGTTTCTCGGTTGTGTATGTGCGGCGCGGGTGTTTTTTAGGTGTGGGCGGGGGGTTTTAGAGAGCCGCCGCCTTATTTTTATTATACCCCGCCCATTTGACTTCCTGCTGTGATTTAAGCGACGTTGGGCGGCGGATTGGATAAGTTGTCGAGGAAAGAACCAACGGTCTGTTTTTGTCCACTCCAGTTGAGCAGAAACATCTCAAAATCGATTCTAAGGTAAATCTCGCCCAAGTACTTGGCAATTACGGGAACGTTGGGGGTTCGGCCGATAACTTCTTCAACCTCGATGTCAACGCTCGTCAGATTAGTCTATTCTCTTTGCGGGCGGCGGAAGTAAATAAGAACACCCCGCTGGGACGACTGCAGCGGAGTGTTTAATAGGAGGTATACATATGAAAAAGAAAACAAAGAACAAGTATGACTACGGAAGAAGGCAGCGGCTGATGTCGTCCTAGCCCTGACTCTCCCGATTGTCGGCTAATCGATGAGGGAGGAGAGTTCCGCCGCCAAGACCTTTATGTCTTCGTCGGGGTGAACTTCGCACACGATGTGCTCGTGGAGAGCTACGGGGGTAGCTTCGGTGTCAGCCGAAATTTCCGCCATCTTTTGGGCGTACTCTTCCGAGAACATATAAGCGTCTGTATCGGTGGTGTGTTCGTGGCAAGCGCAGCCACAGCATTTACAACTCATTCCTACCTTCCTTTCGGGAGCGAACCCCCGCGTCGATTTTGTAATTTTATTATATCACCGAAGGCGGCGGATGTCAACCTTCTGTGACGTTGTCTTTTGACAAATGGTACTGAAGGGGGCAAGGGGAATTAATTATAGGAGAACACATTAGCGGGGAAATTCACAAAACCCGCAGATACGGGAAATACAAGACCCGTAGACCTCGGAGGAGCGAAAAGTGGTAAAGTAGTCCTCGAAGGTCAAGCGAAAAAACCTTGTCGCCCTTCAGCATATACAGTATATCACGGGGGGATAAATATGTCAACCTTTTGTGACGTTGGCGGCGGATTTTTTTTCGCCCGTCTCTTCCCTCGGTGTGTGGGCATCAGGAATGGGGTTGAAGGGGGCGAAGCACCCCCTTCGAAGACGACCACCGAAGACGACGTAATCCGTTGTCAACTCCCGCCGCCTTGTGAATGGTTTGTGTTTTCTCTCTTCTTCATGACTCACACCAAAAGATACAACCTTTGGGACAAGGGAGTGAAACGACCGTCAGTCCCAAACCATCCCGCGAAGCGCCTGGGAGTGAAGAGGGAGAGCGAAGCGAATCCCTTTTCAGGTTTCGGGAGAATCTTCGGGAATTAAAAATTAAACCCATATTTATTTCGATAAGATTGCCCCGAAGGTTCGTTTTCTGTGATTTCTTCTTCTTGTTTATCTCTGTGAACAATGTAGTTGCCATTATCCAGTTCTTCAACATCTACATATTGTTGAATTCTTACGATGTCGAGATTGATATAATCAGGTCTTGTTGAAGGGAAGTGTCTAACTGTTAGACAAAGTTCTTCATAAGTGTATTCGTGTTCGTAAATAATGTCCTGAAGATATATTGCTCGATTTGTAATACAGTCAACAACAGTATTGCCCGCAATAAATCCTGATTTCTTTCGTACTTGAAAGTGTGTGTCGTCAATCCATTTAAATTCTAGATGTTTTTCCCAACCTGCAATTTGGGCTTGTCGTTCATCAGAATTTTCAGGAGTAAAAGTAACAGTTCCGTCTCGTACAAAAGTTTTATAATCGGTTGTTTTCCAAGTTTCTTTAGTGTAAGCTGCGTAACAAGGAGTTTCTTTTCCGATTAAGACATAATAATCATCTTTGCGTTTTTTGTTCGTAGATTTTTTATTTTTGTCTGGTGTTGCTGGTGAGGTAGTGTTTTGTAAAGTCATACCCACGTTTGATGTTAAGCTTGCCAACAAAGACTTGTGAAGCTGTGCGCTTGTTTCAATTTTATCAAGTCTTGAATTCATTGTCTCTATCTGTGCATTAATTGCAGACAATTTCGTATCCATCTTTGTGATGGCAGCTAAGATTTGCTCAGAGTCTGTCATAGAACTCTCCTTAAAATTTATTCCTCGAGTTCGAAAGAACTCGTCAGGTCGATTGTGTGTTCGGTTCACGTTCAGTCCATTCGGTTCACGTTCAGTCCATAAGTCCATTGTACATATGTTTCAGTACATATAAGTGTTCCACGTTCAGTTCAAATGTTCATATGTTCATTGTACAAATGTACATGTTCATATGTACAGTACAATGTACATGTACAGTGTACATATGTACCGCGCGTGTATACGCGTGTGCGCATGTGTATAATACGCGTGCGTGTACTGTACCGCGTGTGCGTGCGCACGGTTTGTACCGCGCGTGTGCGCGCATGGGGGCGCATTGTACAGTGTACATATGTACAGTACAAGGGAATGTTAAAATGGAAGCTCAGGAAGCTCTAAGTCATCGTACATCTCTAATGACTCAACTGTGTGTTCGTCTTGTTTATTTTGTTCCGCATAGTCAGTGAAAAAGCGGGTGTTCATAGCCGTGAACATCAGCTTGTCTGGATCGTTTTTGGAACTGGTTACTTCAGTTGAGAAGCATACAATTGAACCGCGTTTGAGGAAAGTCTTGCAGTTGTCAGCAAGTGCCCCATAACAGCGGACGTGAATTAAAGTATTCTTTCCGTAATACTTTCCCGTGTCGATAACGATGGTCGTATAATGGTAGTTTTTACCCGAGCGGCCTTTTTCTGTGACAATGTCAATGGTGTCATTGACAACGTTTCCTACGATTGTAGCATTAAACATATTTTGCTCCTTTCAATGTTTTGTGTGTTACCTAAAAGTCGGCGGCGGGACTATGCTGCTCCCACCATAATACCAATATAGCACAAAGGACGGTCGGTGTCAACCTATTGTGACTCCCGCCGCCCTTATTGACTTTTCAATGAAAAACCACTCGCTTTCCGTTGACTTAAGCAAACGTCGACTCCCCGATTAATACGGTGTAAACGAACGCTGCCATCGTAGACAGGATGCTGATGACCGCCAACACCTTTCCCCATCGGCTGATGGGTCCGTTTCCTCTGGTCTCCCTGAAAAGGTCGATGGTGCTGCATACCGACAACATCCACACGGCGTAAAAGCTCAACGCTTCCAAAAAGCTGTAAAAATTGCTGCTCATATAACCTCCTACGGCGACGACTTCCGCCGCCAATTTAATTCCTTATGTTTCTTTACTACTACAACACTACAGAAAAAACTTTAAGCTCTCGGTCGATAAATCTATCGAGGACGATGCCAACGTCTCGTATTTGTGATTATCTAGACTGCTGAGCGACCTTAAAATCGATTCTGTCACAGAAGTTCGCCTGCGTTTTCAATTACGGCGGCGGAACCCCTTGAAGCGAGCTCAAATTTGCCCAAAACGACAATCTTGCAGGTGAGTATACTGAACACCAACAGAATTGCGAGGATTCCGAGGACAAACAACGTTTCCCTCGCCGCCTTGTTTTCGAGGTGGTCCATAATTACAAAGTAAGCGATAATGATAACGATAACCGCCGCCCCACTCAACGCAACCCCGCAAATCAGGTCGGTACGGTAAAGTTCCGCGATGCTTCCCATCTCACTCAATAATGTCATCATCATAGTCGTCATCCTCCTCGTTGTAAGTTTCGTCCAGTACTGTGAAGGCGCACGACGGACAGAGCTTGTTGTACTTCTCCAAAAATCTCTCACGATTACGCCATACGGTCGCTGTCGCCACCCCACACCAATGTGCGATGATTTTGACGATGTCTCTGAACGGCTGCGGGCGATCGTACTCAAACTTGAAGCACGGGCACGTCCTGATGTTATACTCCATTCCGAGCGGGCCCTTTTCCTGTTTGTATGTACTACCATCGATGGGGCATCCCGTCTTGAACTTCTCACAGCTGTGACGGATGTTGTCGTGGGCGTTCAAACACTTCCAGCAAAGGCTGTCGGGTCCGAGCGTTGACATTATGATGCCAGCGTTGACGGCTTCGATTTCCTCTTTAGTCATATCAACAGGGACGACGACGTCTGTTGACTTCGGGGTCTTGAGCGCGACCGAATTCACGCGCGGCTTTTTGTCTTTACCGCGCTTATTGTCCGAGCGTTTACCGAGTGCTTCACATTCTTTGATAAATTGTTCCAAATCTGTCATAGTCTTTTCTCCTGCCGCGGGGCTCTTGTCCCCTTCCGACGATACCATTGTATAACAACGGCGGAGATTTGTCAACCGTATTTTGAAAAAAATTTTTTGGGAAATTTTCGATGTAAAAAACGCCGTCCGATGACTCCCGCCGCCCTATCCGAAAATTAGAACACGAATCGTGTCTTATAAAACCAACGAAACCGCCAGAACCCCACTAAATAGTAGGACTTCGGCGGCGGCTCTGTGTCCGATTGAGTACACGATTCGTGTTATTTTTAATGTACCACAAATGGGACAATGTACCAAAAATGGGACATAACTTTTTGGCATATTTTCGGATATCTCAATGTGCCAAAATGGCATAAAATCCGATGGTCGGTAATGCCAACGACGAGCGACTACGACCGCCGCCATACCCACACTTTTCCAAGAGTTTTGTTAGGTTTTTTACACATTTTTCCTAACAAAAATCCTGTTCGTCGGGGGTTTCTCAGGGGTTTCAGAGGGCATTCTCCGACAGCCACTTCGGTATCACAGGCTTCACATCTTTCGGGCACTCAATCTCGATGACGACTTCGTCCGATGACGTCGGAAGGTCGGCGACAAAATAGATGTTCGGGTTCTCCTTGGTCAGGAAATAAAGACGGACTTTTTTGTCGAGCGGTGACTCCGAGTAAAGGCTGCGGATTTGTGCGAATTCGGTCGGGAGAATAGGCTGCTCAAATTCGAGTTGGTTGTCTTTATTGAGTCGGTACTTTGTGCATGCGCTGTATGCGACGGTTCCGTTGTTGTCGGTGAGTTCGCGGATACGACTACGAGCGACGCCATCGTTGTACGTCCAAAGCTGACGGATGATGACACGGTCAGCAATCGTGAACGGTTTGTAGGGACTCGCCATGAGTTGGACGAAGACCGACTTCGGAAGACGATACCGAAGTTCGTGTTCGAGCTCGAAATTAGTTGACTTGTTTACTAAATTGGTTAACTTGTTCATTATTTCTACTCCTATGGGCGGCGGAACCGCCTCTGTTTAGTGGGGGTGTGAAAAAAGGACTTTTTGGAGATAAAGGTCCTTAACCATTTTTGACCCTTTTTAACCCCCTCATAGCCATTTTCGCCCCAAAACTAAAAATTAATATCCATATAGACCATACGGTCTATATGGGTTTTATAAATTACCTTCTTGTTCTGCTCTTTCAGCCTTTCTCAAAAGCATCTTAGCGCACATCGGGCAAAAGACATACTTGTGTGCCCACACCTCGTCCTCTGCCGTCCGACCGAAAACTTCGACTCTGGCCATGGCGTTGCCCGATGGAAATTCTCGTCCGCAGTTGTCGCACGTTTCCTGTTCTCGTACTTGGACAAAGCGTGGACGGTTGATTTTCATATTCTTAATCAGCGGAAATTCTCGATGTCCGATATACAACCCAATCTTTGCTAACTTCTTATCGTTTACGCACTGACGTTCGCTTGCGAGAGTGTCCATACAAGGCTGCCCCTTATTTGGACAGAAGTTACAGAACCAACTCTCAATCAGCAGACGAGCTCGTTCGTTGGTCAAGCCGTTCTTGAGTTGTTGGCTCTTCTCTTTGTTTCTAACTGAACGAATATAACATCCTCTCAACTGGCCCAATACCGCTCGGCAGTCGTTACAAATCCATGCAGAGTCATCAAAGAGCAGTCCATCATTTTCGGGTTTGCCGCAGACGGCGCAAGTCCGACAGCGTTTGGTGGTTAAGTCTTCGAATGTCTCTTTGATTTCGTCAGCCATCTTCTTTACTCCTTTTTCTTCTTATTATACATCAGTCGTTGTCGTTTGTCAACCTTTTATGACTCGTGTTTCTTAATTCCAAAATAGTCCATCAGATGTTTTGTCAACTGTTCCGCTGATAAATTTACCGTCACACACAGGTTGTTGCACTTGTCGATGTTGGTGATTGCTGCGTCCTCCAATCTCAGATTTATTGAGCCGACTTCGAAAACGCCGCCCATAATTACTTTGGTGGTAAGTTCGACAGTTATCACGTCTCCTACTTTGGGCATATAGTCTTCCTCGCCCAAGGTTAGCACCGCGTCATTGATTGTGAAAGCCAATGTGGTTGCATTGGCTTCCTGATTCAACATTGAATCATTAGCCACCATCTTGCCTCTCAAGACATAGTTCAAGTGGGTGACTTTTGCATCCCAAACGGTTCCAATTTTCATGATTGCTATCTCCTTTATTTGTTCTTCTACTTTATAATACAACGGCAGCAGACGTTGTCGCCCGTCGCTGTGTGAACGCTGATGTGGTCGGTGACCTTGAGTGTCTGCGGTTCTTTTTGTGCCGCGTGAAGGACATCGTAATCCGTCAGCCGAACGGTGACGTTGTCTGCTCCCCACGGCTGATGGTCTATTAGAATATTGGCGGATATGCCGCCGTAAGTCATTGACATCTGCATGGTTCAATTCTCCTTTTTAGCCTGCAAACGCCCAGCGATTTTTGTACTTTGGTAACGCCTCCAACGCTTCTTCTTTTGTAGCGAAACTGGCGAGGATTGAGTGCTGCGTAATAGACGTATTGTCTTCTTCCCATCTGGCCACCCAATTTTGGAGGATTTTACCCGAAACAAGCTCCTTCCCCCATATGTAATATTCTCGGACTTCGATAGGGTCACCCGCAGAATGAGTGATTGCCCAGCGGTATTCGGGTTCTTTGTATTTTACTGTGATCGTTTCTACTTTCGTCACAATCTCTTCCAAATTGTCTAAAAGTCTTTCTGGCTGAGCAAACTCGAAGTCTGCCAATAGCTTGTCTCTCCACGCTCCTGATTTTTTGTAGGTTTCCAAACTGGTAAACGTTCCAGAATTGTTATTTGCATAAGGTTCCCACACGACATAACACGGAGGGTTTATAGTTTCCGTACAGTGAGAGGCAAGGTTTTCAATTAAGCACTCGAAGAAAGGCTTATCATCTACTTTAAAGACCGAAAAAGACGAGTCTTGAGATGTGTAGACCTTGTGTTTGTTTATGATTCCCAATTCATATTTTTTAACATCCGAAGGATTTTCGGAGACAAACCTCTTGTCATAAGAAGTATAGGTTATAATACTTTCCATAGCTTCCTCCTCTCACTTTACCAACTCGAAGTACGCTGGAATAAAAAGTCTTAAGGATTTCGATATCCAAGGTTTTTCTGCGATAGGAGGCTCTGCCTCTGTTTGACAAACAACAACTTCCCCAACCGTTATCTTGATTTTTTGTACGCCATCCAAATCTTCTATGGTTGCTATTTTAGTTTCGGGATAAGAAGCTAAATTTGCCAACTTCTGAAGTATTCCCTCTGTCTTTTCAAGAATGACATCGAGAGAACCATCGGTATATCCATTATAAGAGCTGAAGAAGTCAAAATCCTCGTAATTGTCATCGGCCAAAGTCATTTCAATATCGATCGTTTTGCCGTTAATCAACGTCAAGGGGAAACTCACGTCGTCATCGTCCTTAAAAAAATCGTCAATTTCAAAAAAATCGTCAACTTCTTCGTCGGAGGTTTTGACTTTGAAGATGCGTCCCAAAACGCCCTTAAGCGACAAAACAGTGACACCTTTATCATTGTCGTAAGGCCAATCCTTGCCTTGCGTTGCTATACTTTTTTTCACAAACTCCAAGCTCTTATTCATAGTCTTCTTCGTCCTCCTCGTCATCATCTTCGCCGTAATCTTCGTCATAATCTTCTTCGTCATTTTCGCCGATTAAGAGATGTTTGCTATAAACTCCGCCGTTCAAATACTTGATATTAGAAGAGAAGTAATCTGTCTCTATGAGTTCATGAAAGTCGTACAACTCTCTCAACCTGCCGACGTAAGCAGCGGCGATAAGCTTCACCATATCGGAACAATACTTTTTAGCCTGTTCTATGTCGAAATCACACGCGAGCAAACAATACTTTTCTTGTGCCCACTTTTTATCAAAGAACCTGCGCAAAGCGCACTCCAATATCTCGTCAATAAATCCTGGGTCATCGTCGTATTCTTTGGTATGATATGATAAGCAGAATTCGTGGAATTTCGAGTACCCACAAATACCGTTGAAGAAGCAGTCACGAATGGTTAGCTCATTTCCGCCCGCCTCTAAAACTTCAACCTCGTCTTTGTGCGCCAAACGGAATTGCAGGTCGTCCATTGCTCGGATGAATTCGTCTCTGTAATCGTTACCTTCTTTGCTCATAAAGAAAACATTCTCCTGTTCTTTTTCTATAGTATAGCAAGAAACTCGGAGAATGTCAACCTTTTATGACTTTAAACTTCGGTAATTATCGGTTCTTCTTTGACCTCTTCTTTCGTAGTCGATGACGGAAGATGTTTGAAGAGCGAGAGATTCTCGTAGTGCGTCAGCAAAATCTCGATGAGGTCCTTAAACGGCATCACCACCGAAGATTGCAAACTGTACACGTAGTTGTCCAGGTCGAACGCCGACAGCGCTGCAAGCAGCATGTGAGCTTTTGTGATATACCACGTCGGCAGCTCCGAGGGTTCTTCTGTGACATCGAAATAAGTCAACAAAATTGTCCACATATCGCGAGGAAGTCTCTTCATAATTGCGTCGACATATCCTTCTGCTTGGGAATATTGCCCCAAGAGCTTTTTGAATGCCTCTTGAGAAATGAAAGTGCTGAAGAATTTGTCGCAGATTGCCGCCCTGTCTTCTTCGGTTGTTCCTTCTTTAGGGAAGTTCTGTTGAAGGTAGTCAAACTCTCTAACGAGGCGCACTATCTTCTTTGCACATTGGTAGTCTGTCTCTTTAACGACTATTTGTCTTGTTATCTGAATATCCATTTCCGCTGCCTCTCTCAATTGTAAAGTTCCGCGAGAATTTCACGAATCATCTCTTTTTGAAACTCGGTTTCATGCTCATATTTTTTTTGCAACGCGTCTTTGAACGAGGACTTGTCGTCAAACACGGTGACGCCCAAATCTTCTTCGTAAAAAGTACCCTCGTCGTATTCTTCGCCGTCTTCGTCATACGAAGTCCAATCATATCCGTGTCGTTCGGCCTCTATTCCTTGAATGATAGCAGGGTAGCGTGGTGAATCGAGGACATAAACTTTGTCACCAAGCCAGTGTGAATATTCCTCTTCCCAATGGGGGCCATGTTCTTTGATGAGTTCGGCTACTTCCTCATCCGTCAGCGTGCCCATGCCAGGCTCGTCGGGCCAACTTTCCCAGTTATACGTGAATTCGTAACCTTGCTCGTTGTCGGCACCCGAAATATAAACATAGGAAATCTCTGCCATCCAATCGGGGTTTTCGGGATTTACAAACGTCGCTGATGGGGTAAGCGGCAATCTTATTGTCTTTTTCATAAAATTCCTCCTGATTTTTTCTTTATAATAACATAGGCTGACCGCAATGTCAACCTTTTGTGACCAACTCTATTGTTGGCAGACGAAGTTTGTCGAAAATGTCCTGTATTTCCAGAATATAAGCCATCTCTCCGTGCCAGGCTCGATAGTTCCAATCAAGGTAAGAGGAGAGAGCCTTTTTGACTTCCTCTTTAGTGCGACCCAAGAAAACGGGGCAAGTATACCAAGAGTGGCCCATGCCCTTGTGATGTTCAAACGCATAATAACCGCGAACGCTGTTGAGCTCACCACAGAAAATCGGTTGCCCATCGATTGTTGCTACTTTTTTGAAACCATCCATATTGTTGCCTCCTGCTTTCGTAAATAAAATATATCACAAAACAAAAAGATTGTCAACCCATTGTGACAATCTTTTCTAAAATCAATTATTTTTGGTTTTTATTCGATTGATAAATCCGATAAAAATCAGCCATCTAACCGCTTCTTTTTAATATTTCCACTTGAACGAAGTGGGGGCAATCGTGTAGTGGGAGATCTGCGAAGTTCTCAAAACTGTTATTCGATCACCCTCTTCTGTGTGAGTTATATTGGGCGAGAATTCTATTAAATTATCAACAATTTCTCTCACCTTTTCGATGGATTCCTGTGCGTATGTTATAGAATACACTTTGCCCGAGGACATGTAAAAATCAACTTGAAACTCTTCCATACTCACTCCTCATCTTCGACTTCGTCTTTGCCGTCATAGAACACCGTGGGATTCGATTTGAATCCATAATATGGAATCAACCCCTCGACAACAAGTTCGTGCTCAATCTCTTTTGTGGTGACCATTACGTAATCGCTTATTTCGCTATAGAACACTGCGGCTTTCTTGGCTATCTTTTGAGCAAGCAAGTGTTGGCGAGACAAGTCCCATTCGTCCAAGGCATACAAACCCCTTCTCTCGAATTCTTCTTCGAGTGCCTCTTCACTATCGTAGATTATAGTGGGTTCATAGCGCGGTGACCAGTTACTTCCCTTGTCGGCTATGACAAAACGACAATTAGTAAAGCCCGCCTTTTCCATTTGCTTTATAAAACATTTGCAGAGATAACGAGTTACGCAATCCGTTATGAAAGTCCGAATCTTCGTATCTATGGTGTTTTTGAGCTTTATGAAAGTCGCACCAATCGTTCCCACTGTCGAGAAGGCCGTGTCGAACTCCGAGAAGTTGCTGCGGTAATAAGCCAAAGCGGGATGTTTATGGATGAATGACAATATTTTTGCCAACTCCCAAGCGACATAACGAATGCCATCAAAGGGTTCTTCGCGGGTAACATCCTCGTCTTTTGTCGTTTTATAAAGACTGTGACTTGCTCTGAACTTGTCAATAGTGTCCTCATACTGACCGTAGCACGCAGTTATGTCAAGACGGTCTTCGTTGATAAGGCAGGCGTCTATTGCAAACAACCAACCAGGGCAGCCTCTTACGCGGAAGTAATACTCTTCGGTTTTAAGATAACCAAACTTTTTGACGTCATCTTCGTCAAGTTTCCAACGCGAAACACACCCAAAATCATAAATTGAAACCTTAGTTTTGAAACGATTTTTTGCACATTTGCAAGCCTCGTCCAATATTTTTGTAACTTCTTTTCTGATATCTATCATACTATGCCTCCTTATTGGATAAATATAATATATCATACAAGAAAAAAGTTGTCAACCTTTTGTGACAACTTTTTGAGATTTAGTCTTCCATGAGAGAAATTCTTTTTTTGAGAATTTCATAATACTCTTTCATAACCGCGTATTGCTGACGAAGAAGGTCGGCCATTTCGTCGCTGACGGTGGTGATACGCTCACTTTCAACAAAGTGTTTCAGTTTGGTGAGTCGCATTTTAAGTTCATCAAGTTCAACTTTTACTCTTTCTTTGATCGGATTCATGGTTTACTCCTTTAATTGAAAATTTTTGATAGGCTTGCTCAAGCATTGTGTTTTGAACTTGGGCATTAGCCAACTGACGCAAAGCGTCTTTTATATTGCCGACTTTTTTGAATTCGGTATAATCTATATAATGATATACTGAAAGGTCGTCATATTTGCTCGGTGATATTTTGAGAGCGGCAGGTCCCGCGGCGCTGACCGCCATAAAAAGGCAACCAATGTCGTCTTCCCAACCTTTAATGCGGACTAATAAATCTCCTGGTTGAAAAGGATTTTCTGAAATATATTCGTGTAAGCTATTTTCCATAATGTTTTACCTCACATTATTGACCAAACATAACTCACCCAACTTGGGCTAATCACTTCGTTTGTCGGTTCAAAACCGTCTTTCTCGGGGTTATACTTGAAGAATCCCAATACTTCAGGGCAACTATATAAACCGCCAGCTGTTCGCTCAAGTACCGCATATTTGCCCTCGTCTTGAATATCACAAGCGTTTCGGGCAAGCGCAGAAAGAGCTTTTTTCTTGGAGAAATATATTCCCACCGTCTGTTGGCCACCGTAAATGGGATAACCATTTTTGTCGTGTCTCGTGCCGTTCTCGGTGAAGCAAGTAATCAAATATACATATTTCATTCGTCGTCATCCCCCCTATCCTCTTCGTTGGCATACAATGCGTTGCGCGGTATAAAGGGTATTACTTTCGCTCTCGGGGGCGTATATACCTCTTTCATCTGTTTCAAAAGACCGCTCCTCATATATCCCATGAACTTGTCAAGCTCAAGGAGGCTATCTTTTACACCTTCGATATAATCTTCCGATTTACCCCAATGCCCTTCCTCTGTGGCTTGGATAGTCACCAAGGTTGCGCGCTCATCGAGCCAGGCGTCGATTTGGTCAAGAAGCTTCATCTTCGTTTCGTATCTTAAAACTCTGTCCTCATATTCACGAGTTATCATCAGTTCGCTCCTTTATTTGCAAAAACTCTTCGACCTTTTTGGGATCGGGAAGATATACTGCGTAATGCGCCAGAGTTGCTTTTCCGTTTCGAACTATGCCCTCGTAATCGTCCACAATAAAGCGCCATCCACAAAGCTCGTGACATGTCATTGACCAACGTAATGCTTCCACAGGATAAGTCAATGACCACTTCAAAAGAGCTTGCTTGTAAGCTTCTTGTTCAATCTCTTCCGCCCGTGACACAAAACACTTTGCAACAGTCTTCAGGTCAGTGTTTTCGTCCACAGGTAATCTCACGCTATATGTTTCTAGTTTACCACGTAATTCTCGATAAGCGCCGTCTTCAAAATAGTTCACGATTGCATATTGCCCCCAGACATCTTTAGAAGAATGTAAACAAGGGAACACAGCGGTTTGGAGCTCTTTTTCCACTGCCTGTTTTAAAGCGTTATCTAATTCAACTTTCGTCATTAGGATAGACCTCCGCCGAAAAACATAATCATTCCAATGAGGCTACCGATTGCCAATAACAAAGTCAAAAACATTGTTCTTCCTCCTCGCAAAACTCGTCCTCGTCGTCCTCGAAACAAAGTTCATCGAGTTCGTCCTTCGCTTCCATCTCGTCGTCTTCCATTGCCAACATCATCAATAAAAAGTCATCCATTATCGGGAATCTCCTCTAACCAATCTTCACGAACCACTTCGTCGCAGTCCTCGATTCGATACCAGTTACAACCACCGTCAAAATATGATGCCGACGATTGTTCTGTAATCGTTGTTATATTGTCGGGGTAAGCGATTCCGCACTTTTCTGTGCGAACCGCCACCCTTTGCCCCACTTTAAAACGGAACTCTTTCATCGTTTTAGAAATTAACAATGACCAATTCCTTGATTTCGCCGCGGCCGTCACCCTTACTGTTGATGTTACGGCGCGCCTTAACTTCTTTCACACAAATGCCAGGATTCTTCTCGTACTTGTCACGGAGAGAAGTGTCGTTGTCGTCTGCTGAATTTGAGAGCATGACGGTTGAACCCTCAACGGCCCCTTTCATAAAGAATTCATAAAGACGGTTTTGGTCGGCATCGGTGAAGCCACTCTTGTCGTAAGCTGTGAAAGAATCCTTGCCTTTCAGCGGGCGATAGGGCGGGTCGAAGTACGTGAAAGAATGTGTGCCCATATCCCACTTCACTTCCGTGAAGTCACCGCAGTAAATATCGACTCTTTGGAGAACATCCGAGCAAAGTCTGATGTTATCGGCATCACAAATCGTCGCCGATTCGTATTGACCGAAAGGAACATTGAACTCGCCCTTGCCGTTGACACGGTACAAGCCGTTAAAACAAGTCTTGTTAAGGAAAATGAATTCCGCCGCCTTTTGGTAACAGTTGGAGATATCAATTGCTACGGTATTGAAAGATTGACGCACTAAAAGATATACGCCCTTCTTGCCATCCAAAGTCGCCTGACCATCATAACGAAGTTGAAGCGCCTTGAGTTCGTCGATGAGCTTCTCGGGGTCTCTCTTGACACAACGATAGACATTGATGAGTGCTTCATTGCAGTCGCAAATGACACCACGCTTAAACGGATAACGTTGGAGCATATAGAAAAGCATTGCCCCGCTGCCAACAAACGGCTCAATATAAGTCGTGTAAACCCCGTTCTTCACGAGCGTGTAAAAATCGTCTCCATCGGACGAAGAAGGCAAAAGGGAATCGAGTTGCGATATAAGTTGTGTTTTCCCGCCAGCCCATTTAATAAAGGGACGAGCGTAAATTCTTTTTTGTTTTGTCATAAGACACTCCATTTTTTTTGATTATCTTGATTTTAACACAAAAGGAAGAAAATTGTCAACCTTTTATGACGAAAAAAATCACAAATAAAATTAGAATTTTATTTGCAGCTTTTTAGCTCTGTTCGCCGACCAAATCGCGAGTTTTCGGCATAGTGGCAAAATCGTACTGCTCCAAACCGATCATTCCTTTGACCTGCGCATACGAGCCGTGCAGAATCATCGCGCTTTCAACTTCGTCGGTGAGACCGACGACGACGACTTTCTTCCCCGTTCCGAAGGCGTACCCAACTTCCCATGCGGCTCCCGCATTGTTCTCCTTGCCCCACGACAACATTACGAGAACATCGGCTTTGTCGATTTCGATAACATCGTGCGTAAAGACCATGAGCCCCCATTCGGCGGGAGTGTAGTCCCACGCGTTGTGGATATGAAGCTCTTGGGGTAAATACACATCGAGCCCTTTTTCTTTAAGAAGATGTGCTGCCCATTCCAACTGGCGCTGATGGGTTTTGGTCTTTTCCTTATCTTTGTAAGCAAAACTTCCTGCGAGATATACTTTCATTGCATCCTCCTAAACAAAAAGCCCCGCGCCCTTCGTAGCGCCGCCTCGGACAGCGAGGAAGCTGAGAGCAGCAGAGCTTATGGCGGGTGATGTAGGACTTGAACCTACGACCTACTGATTAACAGTCAGTCGCTCTAACCAACTGAGCTAATCACCCAAATACAAACCAGACAAGTCGCGCGAAATGTTATCGGGTTTGTATTGACGATACTGGCATATAGCGTATCGTGCGGTTCGTACTCTCAAGCAAAGCTGTTTCACGTACACTTGGGAGAGATTCCTTTATGGCGAATGCTTCTCCTTTAACTCAAATAAGAATCGATTGAAAACGGCAGAATCATATTTGAGTTTTGGAGCTAATAATCCGACTCGAACGGATAACCGACTGATTACAAATCAGTTGCGCTACCGATTGCGCCATATTAGCATTTAGTCACTCACCTTGGATTCGAACCAAGAACGCATTTGCATAAATAGAATCCGCTAATTCGTTCGCAAACTCATTGCCAATTGTGATAGTGAGTGATTTTGAGAGGCCTAGCGTTATCACCTCTCTGTACCCCATTTCGCGATAGGCTTCGTACGGTTCTTATTTGTTCACGAAAAACACCGTCAAACACGTGTTGCGATATCAGAAGGCTATCGCGAACCTTCTGCCCGACAGGAGGAGTCGAACCTCTACGAATGCCCTTCATGCTGTCAGGATTGGTGGAACATCTGGGTACTGCCCCCAGGTGCCGTACAGTCCGCTTTGGGTTTAAGTACGGTCGAAACTTTTCTATGCCCCACGCATGCTTGGTGGTCTTGTTTTTGACCAGAGTAACCACCGCGATAGGAACGGGCCTAAACTCCGCTTTCTCTTCTTTCTTCCCCGACTCATGAAAGTATGTTCGGCATTGTGGTATATTAATCTTCATTTGAAGAACTAATATCTTTCGCAAACTCCCACACGCAGCCCTTATAAGTGTGGTGATGTCTAAAACCGCACATTGCTCGCCAAATAGAGTTTTGCCCCGTTTGATAATGGTGCGGTGTAAAAAACCGTCCTGCTGCAGCGAGAGAATCGAATTGATATACAACATGAGTGAGATTGTTTTTATCATATCCTACAACAGCTTTTTTGTTAGGGGGCTCTCTATGAAGCACATGAAAAGCATGTTGCATGTTCTCACTACCAGACACCCACTCCAAGTTTTCGACTCGATTGTCCAAAGTGTCTCCGTTTTTGTGGTTGACTTGGTTACGCGTTTCTGTCTTACCTGGTACAAATTGGGTAGCAACTAACGTGTGGACAGATTTCCCAACCCTTTTGCCCCGAATCATAAGATTTACTATGTAGTAACCATGCATATTGATACTGGGCTTAAGAGGAGCTCCCTTCTTACCATATACTATTCCATTAGTATCCACGGAGTATTCTTCGTAGTCCTTACAAGGTTGCTTATCGTACATTTTTTGCTCCCAATTTGTTCATTGTTGGTAACGGAGATGGGATTCGAACCCATACTTATTGGAGCTTAAATCCAATGTCTCTGCCAATTGGACTACTCCGCCATATCAGCGGCTCATCGCCGCTTCGTGATCGTAATATATCACACTCTCTTGTTTTTGTCAACCTATTGTGACGAATCATTTGTCGTCATTTTCGAGAAAGGCAACGTTATCAGGCTGCGGCACTTCATCTTCTTTCTCGTCGTCGGTATATTCGGCAATATATTCTTTCGTGGGATCAATCCATTCCAAAATGGGGCCACCATAGTCTCTGTCTGAATAATCGTACTCAACACTGACATACTCACCATCGCTCCAAATCTTGATGTCTTGTTCTTGATTCAAGAGAATTCTGATAAACTCAAAAAAGTCTCTCCTTTCTTGGTTCCCCTCTTGAATGCCTTTTAGTTCAAAGCATAAACCCTTTTCTTGTCTCATTTTGCTTCTCCTTCATCAACCTTTTCAGAAGATTCATCTATGAACTCTTTATCGAGCCATCTCTTGTTTTCCACAAAGTCAATGGCTTCGTCAACATAACGGAATCCTGCGCAATCGAAATTGCCATCTCCATTTACATCGGTATTTGGAATACCTACATAAAACGGTCCAAACACTCCATCATGAGCGACAATGACCTTGCCGAGTTTGCTCTTATTGAATTGGCACGGACGATTGGTCGCTGGATTGGTAATTTTACCCTCTTTGTCAATGAGCCAAACCTTATCGGGGCAAATTTTACCCGTGGCTCTTGACACACCGCCAGGAGCGATATCAAGAACATTCAAGTCGGACAACTTGCTCTCTGCATCTTCAGCAGTAAAAGCAGGCTCAACCTTAATTGCATCGATGCCCATCGTCATGCGCTTTATCGCAAGAAACATCTTGCCACCGAAATCACGCACAATGAAACCCTTCTTGAGCTCCTCGTCAGAGTGAAGTGCAATTTCTTTGTCTATGTCTGCCCATGTTTCTTCAGTCAACATTTGACCATTTTGAAGCTCTTCTGCGTTTACGATTGTGTTCATTGTTCATTCTCCTTTAAGTCTGTCTTTTTTATAATACCGCGTTTTTTGCCACCATCGCTTTCCCACACGACCAAGTCGCCATAAACCGAAGAGTGGCAGTCTCTAAACCAACGCTCGTCGCCATCTATTTCATAATAGCATTTCCCCTTACGATCAAGCCACATAATGAAATATCCCAAAGCGTGAAATGCCATTACTTGTTCATAGGGTGATTTAGGCTCTACCCCAACCTGGAACAACCAATCGCGAGCTTCTTTGTTGTCAAACTCATTGACGACTTCTTCGCGCTTTTTGCGCCATACCTGAAAACCCCAAGTGCTATTATGGGTGATCTCATCCACTTTTCTCTCAATATCAGTCATAAATTTCTACCATCCTATAGCCATCTTCCACACGAACACTGATCCAAGTGGTTTCAATTTTTGTATCGTCCCAAATGATAGTGTGTTCACGAAGAAGTCTTGTCGCAAACGAAATGAAGTCTGCAGAACACCCAGCTTGTCTCATCGCTTTTCTAAGTTCGTTCATATTGTTCTCCTTATTTTCTATATTTACGAGTATCGTAAACTTCGGGAATGTCAAGCACCGTAATCAATTCTGTAGTCGGACTGAATACAAAAATTTGATTGCTGAAGACTCTTAATTCTGCTCCAATGCAAGAGTGCGCGGCAACTTTTTGCAAATAGTTACGGAACTTTGGATGTGTAAACACTTCGGGTTTCTTTCCGTTACGATAAGCTCTGTCTGCAAATGCCGCAGCGTCTTTTCTGTTTGATCTCTCAACTACTCTATCGAAGCCATGTTTTGTTACGTTGTTGTTTTCCATTTGAAAACCTCCTGTTGTTTTTTACAAGAGCATAGTATCATGGTTTCGATAGAAAGTCAACCTTTTATGACAAAAAAATTTTAAATTTCGTCAAGCGAAGTTATGAGTCCATCTATAATGCCCATATCAATCGCATCTTTCGCCCAAATGAACCACTCGGTGCTTCTTTTCTTATTGTATGTCTTTTCAGGAATTGTGGTTCTCTCAAGGACATATTTTTTAAGAAGCTCAATACAGCGGGTATAATGCTCCATTTGACTTTTACTTTGTTCGTAAGTGCCAGCAGCGCCGCCAGAACCGCTATGAATCAAAAATTGCGCATTCGGATAAGCGAATCTCTTGCTGCCTGCAAGCATAATATAAAAGCCAGCCGACATTGCGACACCCACATTATAAGTGTATACGGGCGTTTTGCTCAACAACAGCGTGTCAATGAAATGTAAGCAAGAGTCTAAACTACCACCATAAGAGTTGATGAGTAACTTAATTGGTTTGCGTTCTTCTACAGGAATGTCCCTATCTTGACGGTTCCAGCGGATTATACGACGAGAATAGTCGACTAAAGTGTCATTTATGTCGAAATCCAAATAAAGAATACGCTCATTGAGGTCGAGGTAACTTTCGTATTCTGTAAAATCGGGAAGAGCACTTGCTTTCCCCAATTTCCCCAAATCTATATCGAGGTCTTCAAGATTGGCAAAATCTTCACACTTGTTGTTCATCTGCTAACTCCTTTTGGTTGGCTTCGGCTTCTTGAAGCAACTCGCACAACCACGTTTGTTTAGTTTTAACACGGCTAATTCTAACCGCCTGTTGCAAAATCTTCTTTTGTCCCACAATAACACAATATTTCCTTGCCCTTGTTATCATTGTGTACAAAAGTTCTTTCGATATTAAAGCATATGACGAACTGTCAATTGCCCCTATGACATATGGCGAAGAATCGCCTTGTTTTTTGTGGACCGTAATCGCATAACCCAAAGAAAGATTATCGTAATTTTCTTGGGGGAGGATAATATCACCTTGTTCGGTTAAATTGATTATCATGTAATCGGGACCGATTTCTTTAATGTAACCAACGTTACCGTTGTAAATAGGTTCTTTCTCTCCTTCCACATTCAGCGTTTTATAGTTGTTTTTTAGTATGATAATACGGTCGTTTCTGCGATATGTGTAGTCATACTTAATTCCGCTGTCACAATAATGGACTGTTACTTCATCGGGTTGAGGAAGTCCATTGACAATCTCTTGGATGGCTAAATTTATTGCACGACAACTTGCATCTCCTCGGCTTCTCATTGGTACCAAGACTTGAATATCGTTGACAGGGACATGTTTATTGATATACAACTCTTTGAACTCGTTGATTACCTTCTGCTTGGTCAAGGCGCCGTCAACATACGTCACCAGTTTAAAATCTCGTTTACCCCCACGATATTCCTCTCCCGTGGTCGCAGTAGAAACGATTTGTTCGCCACATGCAACTTTGAGAGATTGGGTGATAATACCACTGTCGGCTTTTTGACGCTGAATCTTGGTCAGTTGCACAGTCGGGATGGTGTGAGACTTGATAGTGTCGGTGAGTACACTTGCGAGCCCTATTGCTTCAAGCTGCTTAACATCACCGATGAACAAAACCTTTGCGCCCGTAGGTATAGCACGAAGGAGGTCGAGAGTGATTTCACCGCCCCACATTGAAACTTCGTCGCCAATAATAATATCATAGGGCACGGGGTTATCTTTGTTGTGACGGAACTTCCCCGTGTCGGGATCATACTTCAATAAGCGGTGAATAGTTTGACCTGGGATGTGCGTTATTTCAGTCAATTTCGACGCCGCACGCCCAGACAAAGACACCTGTGCAACACGGAAATTATGTTCTTTGAGGATATGGGCTATACCATTAACTGCGCTAGATTTTCCTACACCCGCTGCGCCCGTCAAAATACTGAACTGATTGTTTATAGTATTCCAAATAGCCGCGTTTTGCTCATCAGTAAAAGTAAAGCCCTGTCTACTTTCGATATCTTTTAAGATTTTTTCTGCGTAATCTTTATCAATTTCAATGGTTGCTTTGCCTTTTTGAATGCGGACAATCTCATTTGCCAACTCTTGCTCAAGCTCTCGATATTCCATCAAGCCCACGCGTCCATTATCTTGGTCGAAGTACAACACATTGGTCTTAATACCGTTGCGGACAACGTTATAAATCTTCTCTTCGTCCGTATCTCCGCACACTTGGCCGATTGCTGTGCACAAATCATCCACATCTACCCACGAGTTGCCATTCAAATCGGCCTGCTCTCTTAAGTAGTGAACAAGGTAAGCTCCCATGCGCTCTTCGGAGTCAAGAGCTATTCCTTGTGCTAAAGCAATATCGTCTGCCTTTGACCAGCCATAGCCAGGAACTTGGATAATGAGCGTATAAGGATTTTTTTCAACTACTGCTACGGCAGCGTCAGCTGATCCATAAAATTGCACAAGTTTGTCTATTGCATTCTTGGTCAAACCCAAATCATGAAACTTGACATAAGCATAACCTTTATCACGGCTGTCCTCATATTTTGTAATCATTCGCTGAGCGACCACAGGGCCGATACCTTTGGCTTTGATTAAAGTTTTGACATCGCGATTCTGCAACAATTCAACTGGATTGTCAAACTGTTCGTACAACGATTCGATTTGATTGGGTGTCAAAAAGAAAGAGAAAAACTTTCTCTGGTCTTCTTCGTCATCCATATCATAATCCAAACACATGGTATCTATTTCATACTGCAATCCGTATTTCTCGTCTTTCACCAACCGAGCGCTGATTGTGTATTCATCACGAGTGTTGAGCGCGGGCATTCTTCCTTTGGCTGTAAAGTGATTGGACAATAGGAAAACAGGTGGCACATCACCATCTAATACTTCCAAAAGATTAAATGCAGCGATAGTCCATGTCCCCGAGCTTTGTCCAGTCTTGGGATAAATAACACGGTCTAATCGCGCCTTCAATCTCACCTTCTTATCCATTATTTCTTCGCTCGCCAAAGCGTATCTAGTGTCCATTGCTACCTCATTCTTCTGATATACGAAAAGATTAACACAGAATCGCTTCTGTGTCAACCTTTTGTGACTTATTTTTTTTAATTTTCGCGCTCAAGCTTGAGCTTGGGATAAGTCCCCACTGACTCAATCAAGTTTACCGAATGTCGGATTCCCTTATCATAGTCAGTCTTCGGCAAGAACATATTCTCTTGGCGTACTCCATAAATAAGAAGTTTGTTACCGCGAGTAAACCATGATTTTTCAATCATCGTTTTCTTACCCTTGTTGTCAACTGTACTTATATTCTTATTATAATGAATATAAGAACCTGCGTAGAACTTTACGTCGACCACTCCTGTGGGAGTGAGCAAAGAAACGATGTGTTTGTTGTTGTTTGCTCCCACAACAGTTCCCGCTATCCCAACGATATCGTACACGGGCGTTTCCTTGCCGTTCTTAAGCTTTTTCATACGAATGGGCTTAAGTTCCTCAGGAAGGTCTTTGAATGAACGAAGATTATACGCGAGAGATTGCATACTTGCCAATTCGTGTCCACTGTAGTAGAAGCTCATTGATGACATTTCCCACGCACTTAAACTTCCTTGACAATACTTGTCCCACATTTCCTGCACTACTGCATCGCATTCGGCTTGATAAAGAAGCTGACGCCCTTCCTCGGAACTAAACCAATCCATGAGGGGAGCAACGAATTCTTTGTATTTCTTTTCGAATGCAGATGGTTTCACTGTGTAACCTGCGGGCACTACATCATATTCTTTCCCGAGTGTCATTTTATCTTTGAGATAAACCTCGAAGAATTTGACACTATCAGGATCGACAATAACATAAAGTTTTTGTGCCGCCTGTTTCTCGTTTTTATCAACCCACTTTTTGTAGTTAAACATGCGAATTTGTAAGTTGAAATCTTCAGGAACGATATTGAGTTCAATCGCTTTCCCCAAATGCACCGCTGTAACCTTCTCTTTTAGGGTGACTTTTGTACGAGCCAACGATTCAAGATATGAACGCATAATCGCCTGACGGGGTCTTTGTTCGATAGCATCAAACGAACCCGCTTTGATAAGAGAAATCATTTGGACAGGAGTGAGAGTCAGACGATTCATAAAATCCTCGAGCGATGAATACGGACGACCAGCGATGATGGTATTGGCCAAATCTTGGTTTATATTCGTTACCGTCGAAAGACTATAAACAATAGCGTTGTGCTCAACATCGGGAATAAAATCGAGTTCTGCCAAGTTAATATCGGGCAGCATAATCTGCACCCCATTGAGTTGTGCGTCACTGATAGCCTTAGCAATTTTGGGATAGTTGACAGGCACAGATTTCGCCTTTTTCGGCTCATCTGATGTTTCATCGTCTTCCTCGACATCTTCTTCCCAAAGAAGACTGGTATCTTCGTCTTCGCCATCTTCTTGGTCGATATTCTCCTCAAAATCGGTTGCAGAAGAACCTGCGTTAACGCACAGGCAAGCACACGCCCAAAACAGGGGGTTATAACGAGTTGCAAGGTTCGCCTCTTGTACCGCTTCGATACTATAAGCAATATCATGAGGAATAGAAAAGCTATAACCAATTTGCGGCTTAACCAAATGGTTCCAACAATACTCCAGATACTCTTTTCTAGCCATTTATTCACTCTCCTCTTTGTCAATTGCCTCAAAGAAACGCTTTTTCATTTTCTCAATTTTCTTTGCGTCTTTTTTCGCCACTGCTTTACGTAATAAGTTTGCCTCACCCAAAGTAAAATTCGCAATTTCAGGGCGTTGCACTAGGCGCATCATGTCTTCTTGTTCAACAGAATTGCCATATTTGGACAATAACTCCTCTTTGAGGACCTGTTGTTCTTCGGGAGTTAAACCAGCTTCGTCCATTTCTTTGTACCATTCGTTGATGTTGTTGCGGAATCTGACATATCTATCCAGAGGACGTTCTTCGCCATCTTCGCCCATTAATCTCATAACAGCGTTGGCAGCTCCAAGTTCCGCAACCGACGTCGGACGAGTGCGTTTGATACAAACGGCTCCAACTTGAGTTTCAAACTGGAAAAGATTAGCTATCTTACCGTTTTGCATATCTTCCCACATTTGAGGATTTTTATAATCAAGCACATCGGGATGAAGATATTTATTGTAAGTTGCTCGTAAAGAACCCTGCCACTGAATCTCGCCCGCCTTAAGCAACAGCTCTACACATTTCATCAGTTTAGTTTGAGCGTCGGTATACAAACAGTCAAACTTCAATGACCCAACCTGATCGGCCGCGCGGTAATCGTAACAAGTAATACGCGTACCATTGGGGGCGCGCATCATTCCCAAATGTTCAAGATAACCGTGAGAGAACACATAGCAAGCTGAAGCATGAACTCCCGCACCTGAAATTAGCCCTTCTATTTTACAGACCGTTTCGTAAAGATTGGGATAGGCTTTGAGGGCTTTGATAAGTTCGGGAGCAGGTTCATACCCTTGCTCTTCGTTGCCATTTTCGCACTCTTCCAAAGTGTACACGTGCCCACGCGACATCGGTACCATCGCAGACAAAGGTTGAGCTTCGTCAACTGGGATGTCGAGACCACGACAAGCGGTCAAGATTGCAGACTTTAATGATTCTTTTTTATAAGTTAAAGTGTTTAAAACGCAATCGTAACCATAATGTTGGCGCAAAGCTTCCATCAATTCTGGCGCTTTGTCGTTCGAGAAGTCGCAATCGATGTCCATAATTGTGGCACTGCTCTCCACGTTCATAAAACGCCAATAGGGAATATCGTAAAGCATTGGATTGGCTTGAGTTATACCTATAAGATAGTTAATCAAGAAAGACATTGCAGAGCCTCTTGAGACGCCAACGAACGTGACTTCCCAAGCTATATCGACAATCTCTTTGACCAAATTAAGGTAAGCACTCATTCTTTGGTTAAGAGCTTCGCTAACCACCTTGAGAGTGTACAACTCAATTTCTATTCTATCCGCTTGCTCTTTACCAACATCAAAGTTCTTGTCAAGAATCCCTTGTTCTATCGAATAAAGCAAAAATCTATCTTGCGGGTATTCGCTATAAGCATAGAATTTGATATTTGGACAACTGTCGTACCAATCCTTAAGCAAGTGGCGCACTTGAAATTCAGGCAACTTGCGTTCGGGAACGATGATGGGGCAGCGCATATCATAATATTCAATTTGATTGTAAATCAATTGAGTATTATTAATTGCGGTATCAACAACATCACTCGGCAAATAAGACAAGATTTGGCGAATCTCGTCTTCGGGCTTCATGTAAGTATACTTATAAAACGCATTGACTTCACGGTCGCTCTCCGCCTTACTATTCAAAAACTTCTCAAAAATGGGGAGGTCTTCCTTGTTGAGATAGTGAGCATCCTGCGTTATAATATAGGGTATGCCAAAAAATTCAGACAACTTTATGATATAACGGTTAACATCTTGTTGATCATCGGAGTCGGAATCTTGCATTTCCAAAAAACAATTTCCTTCACCGAAGGTGTCCATCATCCAATTCACCATGAAGTTAATTGAATCCGAATCTCTACGCAAAATGCTCGTGCCCAAACGACCGCCAACACAAGCGGTCGAGGCAATCAAATGTCCTTTGTTTTCGCCGATAATTCTTTCAAAATCTTGATAGAATGTGGGAGTGCGACGTTGGCCACGCTCCATATAAGAACGTTCCCAAGCCTGACTTGAGAGCTCGCGCAATTGTCTATGACCAACTTCGTCTTTTGCTAAAAGGATAAAGTGCCAATACTTGTCGGCATTTTTATACTCACTTTCATCTATAAGATAAATTTCATTACCAAGAATAATCTTAAAATCGGGATGCTCTTCTCGTATCTTATCTCCACAATTCAGGGCTTCAATATGGCCACTAATAATTTCATGATCAGTAATGGCCAAGCCGTTAAATCCATATTCAATCGCTTTATTAATCATCTCGGGGATTCGGTTAATTGAATCTCTGAGATGCAAATTACTATATTGCGTATGGTTGTGTATTGAACAGAACATTTATGTCTCCTTTTTACATTCTCTACTTATCTTATCACAAAACCTAAAAAAGTGTCAACCTATTGTGACACTTTTTCTCCAAGATATTTTCTTACCATCGCTTCCGCCGCTCCACAAGGATAAAATTCCGTGCACTTTCCACCGCGGTAAACACAATTCGGAACCAACAACCCTTTAAATTCAGGATTGACTTCTTCCACCTGACGGCAAATCTCGGCAACAACTGCCCTAGTTTCAGGACTTGCTTGCGTGCAAAGTCGTTTGTGGGCAATAGTCATAAGTTCTTGAGCGTTCATACACCAACACATATCTACTGGGGAATCCTGTGGAGCCTCTCCGCGATCGTAGTTAGTTTGTCGATCGTTTCGTTGTGTTTTAACAAACGGCACTGCGTGGACATGCCTCACTAAATGCGTGCTGACCCAATAGGGGACATTTGTTATTCTAAAAACGAACTGTAACACCCTAATCGGGCTATGCTCGGATGCGAGTATCTTATGTTTCCATTCGTCCGTCGGAGGCTGCTTGGCCTCTTTACCAATTGTAACCAACGTACATTGTTTACACAGCATCCAATCTTCGTCGGTCGGATGCTTGAGAATCTCTACTTTGAAATCTTCCATATCACTCCTCTATTACAAAACAGTTACATTTATGGCTATGTGCCGTACAAGCGTCCAACCCTACAATGCCTTTATCGATAAAGATGTCGAAGCAGGCTTCATCGTCAAACTCAGTTCCTTTTTGGTGTAGTCTGTTGTGCGCCCAGCTGGTATGCCAATGGCCACATACAACCGTCTTGTTGGGAACCTTGTAACCTATGCGCCACATTTCAAACGGATTGCTCCATCTTGCGCTGTCCCACTCTTCTTTGGTCGCCTTCCTCCAATCGGGAGTACCAATCGGCACCCAAGAGTGAACAAAAACGTATTCGCCAAGTTCGTAAAAATCAACACATTCTGCGAGATAGTCCCACAGGATTTTAACGCTTTTTATTTTATAAAACACGTCGTGATAATCCCAGTCTACATCCCCTCGAACACCGTACCAAATGGCGTCTTCATTCATTCCACAGAGATTGAAGATTGTCTTGAGAGTGCCGTTGGATATGTCATTTTGATAAAACTCACGGCGTTTGACACAACTTTCGAGTAAGTCCTCGTGATTACCTCGAACAAAGATTCGACGCTCTTTCGGAATGGACATCAGGAATTCCAACACGTCCATCGATTTCGGGCCGCGGTCTAACACGTCGCCGCAAGAAACCAAAATATGATCGGGATTGTTGATATCGAATCCCGCCGTGTCCAACGCTTGTTTCATTTCGTCATAAAACGAATGAACGTCGGCTACTACAAAGAACTTCTTACTCATTGGTTTCTTTCTCCGCGTCCGCAACTTCAGGTTTTACGATGAAGCGACGATATTTATCCAAACCTACAAGTTCATTACTCCAACTTTCGGTGTAGAATTCATAATAAGTCTTATTGTGTTTCTTCCTGTAACTGTCACCGAACGCTGCCCAACAGATTGAAGGGATGCCAATCACGAAGAAAAATAACGGTCCAAGGAAAAGGCTTTGAAGTGAATGTCCATACTCGTGAGCTACGAGCGTCTCATCTTCATCGTCGGTCACAAACAAAAACATGCCCAAAGACACAGAACCGTATTTGTTATTCCATTTGGTTACGACTGCGTTTTTGTATTTTTTAGATTTGCATCCCAGCATTTTACAAGCCAAGAACATCGCCAAACCTGCAAGATTCTGGAGGATGCCCCAAGTGAATTGGAGCAAAACGTACATAAGCTGATTAGTCATTATCTCTTCCCCTTTTTATTTAGCATTCGGCATTGTCCAAAACTTACTTGGCTTTTTTGTGCCAGGGACATCGCCTCTTGCTATTGCTATATTTTTTTGAACTCCATCTTCTTCATAAATTAGAATTTCTAGAAGTCCATATTCAATTGTGGAAATCACCGCTGCACGCTGTAGCTTGTCTCCCAACTGTGCAACAAAATAATCTCGTGCTTGACACCAAACGGTGACATCGGGTGTCCAAATCACTTTATTATATGTGGTGGGAATTGCCACTTCTGTGGCATCTGCTTTTTTTCTCGCCACGATTCACCTCAAATCAGACCTGGGTAAAACGTGTTGAAACGCTCAATGAATGCTTCTGCACGCTCTTCGGCATCTTGACGTCCCAACAATCTATCTTCAGTTAGAACATCGCCAACTATAGCAGCAATATTTTGTTCGATAGATTTTGAAGTGACTACAGAATCAAGCTGCTTTGCTGCAACTTGATATGCGTGTGCATAATTGAAATTGTACGGATTCATATTTAGCTCGTCTGCACGAAATGCCGCTTTAAAAGCATAACAAATACGCAAACCAAGTTCGCGCGTCATTGTCTGTGATGGAGCTGTAAGTGTGTCCCAAAAAAGTCCCATATAAAACCTTCCTTTTATTTGATAAATTGATTATAACACAGATACAAATGCCTGTCAACCTATTGTGACAGGCATTTGCTCAAAATACGAAATTGTATTTCTTCTTGAACTTTTGACGGTCGGGTGGAATGTTTTCACGCTCTTCGTCGGTTAAATCGACACACTGCTCAAGCAAATAATGTCTCATTACCTGTTCGTGATTCTCGATTCCTTGCCACTCGTTGAGTTTGTCAAACGTCTTGTTCTCCTTGGTCCATTGACATTGATAAGGACATAGATGTCTGGCGCCTTCAGGCTGAACAGGATTGGTTCCGCAGAAGTTACACCAATGACACAAAGGCGATGGATGAGGTGTCCAGTCTTGCGATTCGATGCCCTCAAACAACTTCGTCAATTTTGTCTCCGCTCGTTTGAGCCAACCTTTCGTACCAGCCTGTTGACGAACATCAATCAGAGGAAAATTGTAGTAACACTCATCGGGTGTGTCTTTCAAATTGTAACAACTTTGCAACGCTTTAACATAGACATAATGTTGAAGAGGCGTTGTTGTTTTACTTGAATCGTAAGGCTTTTTGGATGTTTTCAAATCCTCGACAATATATTTGCCAGTTTCTTTATTTCTTAAAACCCTATCGATATATCCTGACATTAAATGACCTTTGAAATTGTACTCAAAATACTTTTCAACATCGACTAATTCAATTTCAGGATGTTCTTCAAGAAATTTTTTCTGACGATAGATCCCCTTTTCGGCATAATACTTACACCTTGCCGCATAAGAACTGCCATCCTCGTCAATCGCATAATACTCATCAGGGAACTTTTTCTTGATAAAGTTTACCCCTTGTATTCCGCCCTCTCGATCATATTTGTCTTTCTTGGGGATATCCAAGTTCCAAAAATCCTCGATAAGAGCGGGATAGTCGGGCTCGCGCCCATTGATATAAGCCTCCGAAATGCGTTGTTCAATCAAGTGCACTAAAGTACCCAAGCACAACGCAATTGTTTCAGCGCTAAAATACTTTCCATCAATGTATTGGAGTTTATATTTCCAACCACATTGACTATAAGTATCTACTTTTGTATAGGAGAATCTCTCCAATTTACTTTTTTGCGGCACGTCTGCGCTCCTTTTTGAAGTCTACTTCAGGGGACGGAATGTAGATCTTCTTCTTCATTAATTTTTCAAGAGTTTCTTGCCCCATGTCGCTCGGAGAGCCCTTTGGAGGAAGCAATCCCTCATAATCCATTACGATATACACATTCATATATTTCGTAAGGGGTAAAACCACTTTAAGCAACTTTTGTTCATATTCACGAGTTTGTTCAGACTCGGGATTGGTGTCGTTCTCTCGGTCATAAGCAAGAATAACTTCTTCAACTCCAAGTTTGAGCAATAAGTCTATTTGAACAGGAGAAATCGATGAACCGCAAGTCGCAGCCACAAAACAATTCTCTCCATAATAACCATAGCATTGCATAACACTCTTCTCGCTTTCTACCAACATAATCTTCTTATGTTTTTTGATTGCAGCGAGATTTTCATGCAAGCCATATAAGCACGAACCCAACGGGTGCTTAAAGCATTGTTTTTCAAGGTACGCGGGCATGTACTTACGTCCATCAATAAGGTCATCAATGTTATAAGAACGCCCTCTGATTCCCACTAGATTTCCGTCCATATCGTAGTGGGGAATGATAATTTTTTGATTTGCCATATCGATACGGATTCCAAATTTGCGCATCGTTTCGGCAGTAATGTGGTCCTTCTTCCATTCGGTCGGAGCTGCCAACGGCCCAAAACACTCAAGAATATTGGGGTTAAGAATCGGCAAAGTCGCATCGGGCTTTTGAACTTTTTGATAAAACTCATATTTGTTCAAGATATCCCAATCGCTTGTTAATTCTTTTTCTGCTCCTTCCTCAAAACCACGACGTTTCGTGTCAAGGTGGAAGAAGTTGATCACATATTTGTAAGCCTCTATAAACGTGTCAAAACCCTTTGCCCGCTGCACCAGCTCAAACACATCCATCGAACCACACTCGGTGTAACAATAAAACATTTGAGAATCAGGATAATAGTAAAGTTTATAACTACCATATCCAGGTGAGTTGTGACAAACAGTCTGAAAAATTGGTGCTCCTGAAGCATCCCAAAGGTTACCATTTGAGCCAAGACCCTCGGTAACCAAACAGATGATATCTTCAGTTGAGAGCATTTGTTTTACTTTTGAAGTGTCCATAGCTCACCTCAAAAAGTAAATCCGTATTTTTCCTCATACGTTTTGTCGAGGACAACTTCAACGCTCGTATCTTCAATCGTGAGAAGATTGCCATTGTTGTCGGTAACAAAGCACTCTGTCGCACGACAGGTGGAGCGGTCGAAGTTAATATAGACTTTGATGTTGTTATATTGCCCACGTCTTACTTTGTAAACATGAATAACGTGAGTGGGCTCAACTTGGAACCCCTTAGCAACATAAGAATCAATGACTGGTCTATCCGATTCACGGACAGGGAGCATAATACTACCGATGTCAATCTTATCAGAAATGGACTTTGCACCACGCAACAGTTGCTGGTCGGCTTCTTTTGCGTTCTTCCAGTCGCCCGACAACTGTGTCGCTGACCATATGTAAATATCCAATTCGTTGCACAAGTCTTTGAGACGAGTGGTGAACATAAGTAATATTTGGTCTTCACGCAGATTACTGATTTTAGACTTCGAAGCACCTTCGCTCATTATCTTAATTGTGGTACTCAAATAGTCATAGTAGACATAATTGACATGCTCAATTTGATAATACTTGCGAATAAGTTGTTCGATGTCGTCCATGTCGTAGTTGCTGATTTGGACAAAGTAAAGATTCGCTTGTTCGAGAAGTTCGACCGCTATATCCACTCTTTGTTCTTCGCCAGGACCGTAATTACCATTCAAAATCTTATGTTCGGGGACACCCGATACATAAGCCAACCACATCGTTTGCACTTCTTCAAGTTCCAACTCTGTGGAAATGTACAGTACACTTTCGCAAAGATTGGTGGTTTTCCAAACGTTGCGCTCTACATCGAAAATCTTCGGAACAGCGAGGTGAGCACTCTCTGCCGCCATACGACGAGATTTACCAACACCTTGTGCCGACGATTCAAGATACAGCTTTTTCAAACGCTGTCCACGATAAAGAGTTGTGAGTTTAGGCATAGTTAGCGGCAAGCCGACTTCAGGAGTTTCTTTGAAACGCTCTTTTGTTTCGCGCAAGCCGTCGCCGCTCCTCGTCTGCACAATACCACGATTTTTAGAGAAATCGTCTTTAACTCGAATAAGTTTAGTTTCGTAAAGTGCAAGAATTTGTTCAATCGAATATGAATCAAGACGTTCTTGCATCTCTGCAGTTTTGATAGGATCTACGACATTATCGTCATAAAAATCGCTGATATCAAAACCCTGTTCTACAAGCTTATTCAAGAGACTCATTTTCTTGAGGGTGGTATAATAATAAGGGAAATTGCGTTCTTCTGCGATTTCAAGAGCCTTGATAACATATTCCACACCACGATTGTCCGTGAACACCTTGTATTGAATCGGATATTGAGCCAAGTATTGGTCCACATCGATGTGGGTGATTGTTTTCAAGCCCGAAGTCGCCAAGTTGCTGATCGCGCCAAAAAGAATCCGATGGAATTGCTCGGTAAAATCGTCCATTGTGAGAGTGTACTCTGGTCTATTACAAAGCAACGGATTCTTCATAAGGCACGCAAGCACCTGAAGTACGGCAAGTTTATTTGTAAGCTTCTTTTTATTATCAGCCATAGATATTATAAGTCCTCAATGTTAAATTTTGGCTTGCGAGTTTGGTTTTGAGGCGGGGCCATAATTATGGTGCGTTTAACAGGTGTTAAATCAACCTCGCTATTCTTCTTTGCAAGCTCCTTTTGTTCTTTAAAATAGTTGCTTGCACTTTCATAATAGAATTTAATTGCCCACAAACCGCGCTCGACATCGGGAATGTTGCCCAATATCATATAATAATAATATAGAGTGGCCTGCATTCCCCGCAGAGTCTTTTTTTCCTTGTGATAAGCTTGAATTTGTTCAAGCCATTCAGGTGGAAACTCAGTTAGACCGAAGAGCTCTTTGATAAACTCAACGAGCTCTTCCAGTTCTTGCTCAGCACTTTCGGCTTCCTTGATGGCTTTATTGTAACACTTCGGACAATAAGTTTTGCCCTTGAATGTTAATTTCGAAGACGGTACAATAGTTGTACCGCATTCAGCGCATCGAAGTGCGGTCGCCATAAGCTGTCAATTAATAACCAAGTTCTACGAGACCATCAAGCAACATCTCAAGTTGCTGACGTTGGGATTCGTTCGCATTGGTCGCCTTGAAGGTGTCGGGAATACCCAAGTCATCCATGAGTTGAGCATACTCATCGATGCTACCTGTTTTCTCGTTCATTGCTTGGAGTTTTGTTCCAATGCTATCAATCAAGTCTTCCAAAGGAAGTTTTGCCTCGGCTTCAGCTTTCCTTGCTTTTGCCGCCTTCTTTTGGGCTTCTTGAATTGTTGCCGCTTTCATACCGCTTTCGTTCTCTTCTGCCTCGATTGCATCGCTAAGAGCCTTGTCGAGTTTTTCGATGTTCCATTCGGGAATGGACTTCACGATATGGGTGAAACGGCTACCCGCTTGATAAGCAGGATTGTTTACAAGATACAAGGTGGAAAGAGTTTCTTCTCCATCTTCCGTTTCGGGCTGAATTTGAGCATAACCGATAATGTCACAAAGGTCACAAATCGGGTCAACAACTCTCTTGTCTCCTCTCGGATAAATCTTGGTGTACTCTTCACCTTTTTCGTTTTGGAAAGCACGCTCGCCTTCGTGTGCAATGAAGAACACGGTGTAACCTGCGTTGGTAAGGAGCTTGAGATACTTGTTGATTTCTGCTCCATATTCTTTCCAAAGACCATAACCTCTATTCGAGTAACCTACTATATTTCTATAATAGTCAGACTATATCACCAACTTATTCAGCAGCTCCAAATAAGTTGCGATGCACTTCCAGTAGTAGCTCATCTTCTACTGTACTTCCCTACACTCATCGGGAATAGTCGTTTGACCTTTTGCAAATTCCTGATATTGCTCTGGTGTTGTGTTATGATAACCATATATTTGATGAAAGAGTTTGTGATGTTTAACGCACAATGTCACTCCATTGTTAACATCAAGTCTTTTATCTTGGTTATCGGCAAAATTTTCAAGATGATGCGCTTCGATATCCGTTTCTTCACGAGTGGCTCCGCACACTTGGCACTTGTAGCCATCTCGCTCATAAACTTCTCGTCTCCAAGTCTTTAATGCACTTGAATTGCGATAATCTGAATTTTTGCTACGTCCATCAATATACGAATTGTTCGCCTCTCCCAAAAGAAATTTCTTCTTATACTCGGGACGCTGCATTGTATATTCATGTCCATATTTACGCAAATTCGTTTCCCTGCTCTTCGCCTTAACTTCTTCAAGCTGAAACGGATTTGCGACACCGTATTTTTGTTGAAACAGTCTTTGTTGCTCTTTTCTGTTGCAAGCATCACATCTGTAACCTTTCCCCTTATTGAGGATACGTAGATAAGTGCGGTATTCCATACGAACTTTATTACCGCAATCATCGCATATCGCCGTAATCATCGCATGACTCCCCTTAGAAAGTTTATCGACACTTACTTCTATTACATCTCCCATTTTAATATCCGCATTTTGCTGTTCACGCAAAGCACAAATATTGGAAGCGGTTACTTTTACCAAAACTGTTTTTTCTACTATCATAATTTGCAACTTGGCACAGGATTGACTTCGGCGGTCATCCGTTCAGTCGTTCCCTGTTAGCACAATTCCTAATCGCCATTTCCTGCGATTCCTAATCGTGAATTGTACACCCTTGAGCCTCAAGGTTCACATCGTACACAAGTATTGTCACCAATACAAGGGGCAATAATGTTTACCGTCGTTAATTCGAGCGACACCGAAGTTGCCGCATATAAATTCAGCAGCGAGGTCTGCCATACCATCAACCGTGTCAATGATTATCGAAGAATAAAGTTTCTTCGCTTCGGCGACCGTTTTCTCGCTCGTCAATTGCTTAACAAAGCTCGTCCAGTCACTCCATTTCTTAATCTTGACATTCTTGATGCCGTTGATAGCACCGAGACCATTCTCAAAGCAGCACACAAGCGGCTTGGGAGCCTTGGTAAGGTTTTTGGTCTTACCAGTTCTGTTTGTGCCGTAAATGAGGATGAGCTTTCCTTCGATGCCCTTTACTACTTGAGATACTTCGGGATTGAAAATATCAACTGCCATAATCTATTTCCTCCAACTTATTAAAAGTCACCAAAAGTGAATTTCTTTTTCGGTGCGGCTGGTGCGGAAGGAGTTTCAGTGAATCCTTTCTTCGGATTGACTGCCTTAGGAGCATCATCCTTTGCGGGCATGTTGTCAATCTTTTGTTGACGCAAGGCGAGAGCGGCCTTGATTTCTGCTTTCTTCAAAGCGTTTTCATCGTCTTCGTCAAGCGGAGTTGCCGTGCCACCGAAAATTTGTCTTTCGCTTGTGAACGTTGTTTCGTATTGAGGTTCAAGAGTGCGACCGAAAGTATGACCGCCACCTTCTTTTTCAACACGAACGTAAGTGTTAATCACATCGCCGTAAACTTTGACCGTTTGACCAACATTGTAATTTTCCTCAATGTAATCGGTCGCATCTCCGAGTTCGGTGACAAACTCGATTCTGCTTACGCTATCATCATATTCGGGGATAAGACCCGTCAAAACAATACGTCCCGTTTCTTCACCGTCTTTCATTTCGGGTCTCTTGCCTTCAATATACATCTCGACTTCAAACTCTGCTTTTTGAGTGAACGGATGTTTGTCGCTTTCGGTCTTGATGCCTGCGGTCAGACCTTTGATAGTGGTCGAAGAAATCACTTCACCCTTTTCGTCTTTGCGAATATACTCTTGCAATGCACCGATAATCCAAACTTTCGTTGCCGATTCTTTTGCGACATCGAATGTCATCGCGGCTTGGTCTTTCATGAGCGATGAGATCGAAATCGTATTGCCAGGCAACAACTCGACAAGTCTGCTATATGCTTTGCTTTCTTGTCTTGTGGTTTCGCCAGGTTTCAACGTATTGAATCTGCTGACATAAAATTGCGCTCTGCAACTTCTCACGTTGTCCAATGCGACAACGAGTGAACCGCGAATGACTTCTTCTTGCTTGTCATTGCGGATAAGCTCGAGATTGTTCTCTCTCAAATAACCTTCAATCTGTACCTTGTTAGCAACTCTTCTCATAATAGTTACTTCTCCTTTTTAATTATTCTTGTCCTGCTCGTCATTATCTTGCTCGTTCTCACTGCTCGAATCTTGACTGTCAGTTACTTGTTCGGGGGCTGTTCCTACGCCCGTGAAGATTTCTTCTTCTTCGCGGTCTGCGATTGTTTCCAAAGGCAAATAGGAATTTGTTGCTTCATCGAAAATCAGCAAATCGGTATAAAGGTCAAACAACCATTTCGGTTCAGTTTCGTCTTCGGCGAGACACACCAAAGAATTGCGAGCACCTTCACGAGTGATTGTAAACTCCTTATCCTTATTCGCTTCAATCCAATTCTTGAATTTGTCGGTGAGATCGTCTTGTGGGCGGGCTTGAACTGCCTCAACATTGAGTTTGCACTTCGTGCCGTTCGGACAAGCCATCTCGTTGTCCAAATGGGCAAAATCGCTATTACGCAAGATTTCGATATCTTTCGAATCTGCCGTGCCATTTTGGACACGTTTCATAGCCATCATACCCAAAAGAGATTGAACGCTCGTCAAAGTCTTGTGGCACTGGCGTTCAATCTTATTGATGCGTTTTACTTGTTTTTCCAAGTCCCTGCGCTGTTTACGATTCAAAATTTGCTCCTTTCCGCAAAATAAAATGGTAGTTTTATTTGCAACTTTTTGTATTTTGTGATTTGATTATATAGCAAGAATTCAAATAAGTCAACCTTTTGTGACTAATTTCCCGAAAAGATTTTTGACAAGTTGGTGATTTGGGGTATTTTGTTATGTTGAAGACAAAATTCTAGATAATCATCAACTGCGGCATGGAACTCGTTCTCCGCGTCAACAAGAGTCCCTTCGGTAGCCCAGGTCACCAAATCTGTTATACCCTCAAGACGACCGAACAGAGTGTGTTCTTCCATGTCGACGTAAACACGGGTGAAATAGTCTTTATATTTCATAAGATTTAATTCGTTCATCATATTTGGCCCTCATTTTGATGTTCTGCGGCTTCGCGGAACAGTTCAAGACGTTGACGCCTCATTATATGCACCATTCTCATTTTTTCGCAAACGTCTTTGTATTGTCTGTTGAGTCTTTTGTCGCCTGGATTTGATTCAAGCTCGACGAGAATGTTGAATTTCTCTTCGTCCAAAGTTCGTTCCAGGTCGTTAAACATATTTGGTTCATACGCGTGTTCATCCGCAAAATCCATTAGCTGCTTTGCGTTCATTCTTTTTTACCTTCCAACTGGTCCACAATGTGTTTACAAAACTCACAGTTCTTTTTCATCATCCACCTCTTGAATTTCCCAACCGTTTTGATAGTAGGTGTTGAGATAATCTCGCTCTCTTTCGGCTCTACCCTTTGTAGTTTTAATGACAACAAGACCTTTTTCGATATCGCCAATATGTTGTCTATAATGTCTGCCACCATTTTTAACCTTGCACACAATGCTGTCCCATTCTTTGTTCACAATTACATATTTTTTCATTATCGTTCTACTCCTTGATAAGTTTACTAATATAAAATTCGTATTTTCATTGATAGATTTTTTCATCATCCACATCCGCTTGTTTGCACTCGTCGCAACGAATATACCCCCAATCGTCATCTCCGACATTGCCATACGAAGTTAATTCTCGGTCAAAAAGTTTGCACGTGTTGCCATATCTATGCACACAGTACCTGCAACTTGGCACTTCGACTTCGATTTCAACCCTTGTCTTCGGCATCTTCTACCTCCTTTTCTGCAAGCATAGTTTGTTTCAGCTTATCATCATATGAGTCGCATAGGTTGTTCAGTTCTCGCGCATCGACAAATATTGATATAATGTTAAAAATTAGTAATATACTCGAAAAAACAATCGGCACTATAAATCCCCAACGATGTTCATTTGCATTAGCACAATAAACAGAATTGAGAGCTACCACACCACCCCAGCATATTGAGAGTATAATGTCAACCAAAACGTGGAATATTTGTTTTACTATTGTTTTCATTTTTCTACCTCCTCAATGAGTCCGTCGATGTCATCGATTGCACCCTCTGCAAGATAATAACCACCACCATCTAAATTGAAATAAGTGTCTATTGCGGTTTTAATGCGTTCTTTTAACTTGCCCAATATCTCGATTTGCGCTTGCTTGACTTCTTGCCTGATTTCTGTTTTTAACTTGTCAACATTTTTTTCAAGTTTATACGATTTATCTTTGTAAAACACGAGGTTGTCAACAAGTTCAATGTTCGCATTTTTCAAACTCTCAATCTCGGCTTTGTACTCAGAGATGTCACCGTAACCTGCCTCGTGGAGTGCTTCTATAATATCTTCGCATTGTCTGCAGGATTTCGCCATATAGCTTCTATCGATTGCAGAACATTGAAATTTATCGCATAATGTTTTTAGCATTTGTTTAGTTTGCTCTTGTTCAGCTTTCATTTTGCACCTCCTTGATGAGTTCGTCGATGTCGTTTTTGTACACTGCTACTGTATGACCGTCAAACTTACACTTTTCTTTCAACTCGTTCAGCACATCGATTTTCGCTTGCTTTACAATACGGTTAAGAGAATCTATAATGGCTTCTTTGCGTGAGCACAGTTGAATACTGGTTTTATGACAAGTCGGACTCCCAAGGTCGCAACGACCTCTGTTGTAATATGGGCACACCTCTCGCGCTATAGCCATTGTCGCTGCTTCTATTTGCTCTTGTTCAGTTTTCATTTTCCACTTCCTTTATAAGTTCGTCTATCTCTTGTGTACTCACTATGTACATTCCGATTTGGTAACCTTGCCACGATCTTCTTCTCAACTTGTTCAGCACATCGATTTGTGCTTGCTTGATGTTGCCGTAACCCTCTTTTACCAACGCAACAGCAATATCGTTTATTGTTTCATACGGCACATCTACAATAGGCTCGTGTGCTAAAAGCGTTTCCGTTATTTCACATACACGTTCATTTTCAGTCTTCATATATACACCTCGTTCTTTTTGGTCTTGACAAGCGAGCTCTTCTTTTTTCGCCTCTATACCAGTCCCGCATTATCAGCGAGTTGTTTGTTTTCCCTGTCTTTACAAGTTCCAAAGCGCCGTTCGCATATTTCCTTGCGGATATACTTTCATAATGGTCTTTTGATTTCATAATTGTACCTCGTTTTTTGCTGTTTATTCAAACCAGCTTAATTCTTGCTTTGCTTTTTGCAAAGCAATAGCAGTTTCTTTGTCTGTTGCATATCCATTACAAGAATATTCCTCATAATCGTCATATATGTTTCTCTCAGGTCTGCAACCATACATATCTATATACCACTGCAATGCGACTTTCAACGTCCTTTCTTCTTGTTCGGTCATTTTCAACTCCTTTATTATTTCAACTCACGAGAATCTCTCGTTAGTTCATAACTTCCAATAATTACCAACACACTTTGTGTATAGTACATTGGTACAATCCCAAATATCCCACGCCTTGCAATCTACGACCGCGACCAAATGTCCCGCCATCGAAACCACGTAACGCTCTCCTGGTTCTGCAAGTCGTTGACAAAATTCTCTCACAGTGTACTTTGTCCCGTCGTCTTTGCGCGGCTGAGAATGTTTGCTCCATCCCTTGAGTTCCATATATTTGGCAACCCCTTTCGTGTCATCGCCTGAGAACCCAGTTTTACATTGCAACTGAGCGTTTTCTAAAACAACTTGTTCATAAGGGATTCCCAAAGCAACCGATTCAGCACGAATTACGCAATCGGTCGTCATCCTGTTGTGAGGGTTTGCGTTGTAGTAGTGAAACGTTGACGTTTCTGGATATTTTTCTTGTCTTTTCATAGTTCACCTCTTCTTTTAGTAATCTCATAATAACATAAAAAACCCGACCTGTCAACCTTTTATGACAAATCGGGTAAAAATTTTTAATCGGAAGGGCGAAGATATTTCTCAATGAACTCTCGATCCTGTGTAAAAACAGGGATATCGCAATGATAATCTTTGTCTACACAAGCACCGCGCTGAAGATGTATCGGGAGTTTATCCCAGTCTATCCCTTTCTCGGACAGGAGTTTTTCTTTAGTAGCTTTTGTACTCACCCCACGCAATTCTTTTTCTGAAAAATGGGCTTGAGCTGTTGACCGAATTGAATTACGAATTGCGTCCTGTTGCCTCCAAATAAAGTAGTTGGTTACTTCTTCTTCGGGCAAGATGAATGCGCGAGCATCGAATGTTGCTGAAAACAAATTTCTGCGCCATTTATCGACGTAGGCTTCAGAATTGCAGAAGAACTCAACGTCTGTCAAATACTCGGACCACAGTCGATTGAATGTAACGGTGGCAATCGAAGCTGAAAGACTCACGAGTTTCTGGAGATTGTTGGCAAACCAGGGCTCTGTCTCTAAAGTATCATTGTTGGTAACCAATAGGCTAATCTCATCTGATTGAACGTAACCCATTTTACAACCTGAGACTTTACTAACGAGCTCGAGAGCGGTGTCTTGCATGATTTCAACAAAACGGCTGTCAAAAGGTTTCTGTAACCCGCGAGTAAACGTATGGAAAGCTCTGCCGTCAATACGGATGATCACAGGCATGCGTCGTGGCAAATAGAAACGATAGGCATTTTCGTAACCTTTCATACGATCTCCCAACGTATCTTTGCTACCTTTTTTCTTATTTTCCATTCCTTATCTCCTCCAATCTCTTTTTGGCATCGACTTCGTTGTCGAACAATTCATAATATTTCGGGTCGTATTTGAAGCAACTACAATAACTACCGTCATCATTGTAATGATTAAGGCGAATGTCAACGCTACCGTCGTGTCTTATTGTAATAAGGCTAACTTTTACCTTTTCGACATCGAAATACCCTTTCTTATCCACCCAATACACTTCTTGTCCGATTGCATACGGTACGGTTACGAGCGTCCCCGCGTCGATTTTATCTTCGAGTTCGGCAAGCCTTTTGTAGATGTACGAATAACCGAGTTCTTGTGTTAAGTCAATATCTTTAGACCATTTCTGGTTTGTTAATCTCTTATATTCCATAATCACAATTCCTCCACATAACACCAATTTGATGGCACATGAGTTATTTTTGTCTCACAAAAACCATATGGAGCAGGCAGCGGTATGCCGTTTGGTCTAAATCTTTCACAAGAATAACAAATGCCTTTGTAAGTACATGGACGCTCAAACTCACTCAACTCTTTCGGCTTGTCGTAGATTTTAAGGTCTGATATGTGCAAACCGTAAAGCGGTTTACCTTTACCTAATTTTTCGATTTCAGAACATTTCAGTCCAGTTGCTTCGCTGTGACATTTCAAATACGGAAAGTAAGATGTGCAATCGTCGGGATAATCGACGTAATACTGATGACCCTTGTCATATTGCCACTCTATGATTTCATCACACACAAACTCGCCGATAACTTTGCCGCTAAAAAGCCTATCGTCATAGCCCTTACCTTCGTATAGGTCGCTATCTAAGAACAACTCAAAAGGTGGATTTACTTCTCTGTAAAGATAAGGTTTTGCGCTTGTGCAACAGATATAGCCCTTAAACGGCACTTCACATTTTGGTGCAGTCTTGGACACAAGTATAGTACAATCGCCATTTGCGACTTTTTCACAAATTCGGGGTGATACCGATTTCATTATTGCTCTCATTTGTCACTCCTATTAATATGTGCTGTCCTCAATATTCATTGCGGCATCAATATTTTCAACCATCTTATCGCGATATTCGGGATGGAATTCACCATCCTTATATGTCGTACCCGTAATCCAACCCTTTAGGGTTTCGAGAAAGTAATCCTTGACATTAATTTTGTGCATAAGCGATTCAACGCTTCGATAATTCATATAACAAAGCGTCCCAATGATGTCGGCAAGAATGTCGGGATGGGTTTTGAGAAAACCCAACACAAGAGACTTGTCATCTTCATACGGATGCTGTTCAATATACTTCTCCAATTCGGTTTTGCATTTAGCGCAATATTGATAAGTCGTACTCATAGGCTCACCCCATACAAACTTCCACCTTGTCCCCAATACACATGCGGACATTGATTCAACTCTGCTGCTCTTGCTTCGGCTTCTTCTTTAGTATCATATATTCCGAAATGAATCGCAACATCCGAAGGCACTCCTTCAGCAACCTCGTATACTTCGGTATACTCAGTACAAGGCTCTCCATTAACGACAAAATTTCGCGTTTTGCATCTACCTATAGTAACATAGTAATGTTGCTTCGTAGACTTTTCAAGTTGGTTCTCCAAATCCCACAATCTCTTAAGGACAACCCTTTGGTCCAATTGTGCAAACTTTGCATCGTGCCAATCACGTGGCGTCACTCTTTCATACATATTGAACGCCTCCTTTACTATCTTTGTTAGAATGATACTACACTTCTCTCAAAATTGTCAACCTATTGTGACTTTTTAAAGTAAAAAAAAAAGAAAACGACCAAAATCGTTTTCTCAAAAAAAACAAAAAAAAGAGAACCAGGGAAAATCCTGGCTCTCTTTAAGTAAATCAAAGTGGAATTTTATTATTCCAAAATTTATAGGTTATATCGTCTACTACTCTTCCTCTATATATTTTGTATAGATGCTGATTAGTATTGGGATTATTTAACGGTCCCCGTTCTTCTATATACGGACCCAACTTAAGATAGTCTAGATAGATTAAAACCTTTTTATTGAAAGTTTCTTCTGTGTAGCCTGAGTACAAAGCTGTCTTCAAATTATATTTTTTACAAATTTTCAAGCATCTGATTAAATTATCTATCTGAGCTGGTTCATCACCGCCCATGAATAGCACACAAGTAATCATATCTCTATATTTCTCTAAAAAGTTATCTATATGCTCATCTAGATATTCACCTATATCTTCCGCTAAATAGCTTGAATGGCATCCTGGACAATGATGAGGACAATTTGAAATTGTAAAACACAACGAAATTTCGCCTGGAATCTCCTGGAATACAATTGGGCTATCTACGAATTTAATTGCGTGCGAACACATTTCTTTTTGCATTATAAACGCGTCTCCTTGCTTCTTTTTGTCGTGCTTCCGAATATTTCGAAACCCTTTTTGCATAGCCTATTACACGTGTGATATAATCAAGATCGGTCGAGCCACACTTTTCACACACAGCTTCTTTGTGTTTAGAGATATGGCCACACTTATTACAAACAGTGTTTGGTATATTAAACGTCAAATAACTACATCCAATTTTAGCCGCAATATCAAGTAATGTTCTATATTGGGTTTTATCCAAATGTTCTTCTAAGTTTAGATGGCAAGCAGAGCCACCATCAAGATATTGAACAACCTGTTGTCCATGAAGAATCATTTTATCTAAAACCGACAATTCTTGATCCTCTACTTTAAAGAAATATGAATTATAACAATCTCTAGGTACATAATACCCTGCTTTTCTATCCCATTCAGCGTTCTTTACTCCGAGATTTTCGGCTGGGACATACTCAGTATTAAACATGATTTCGTCCGTTCGTGCTTTCTTATTTTCTTCTTGGATCGGCGCTAATATCGATTTGCAATAATCAAAATATTCGGCATTAGGAGTTACTTCAATGCCTAAAAACTCTGCACCTTCGACCAAACCGTTAATACCAATTGTCAAATACTGCTTTGGTAATGATATATAACCAGCATCGTAAATTGGAAGCAACCCGCTTGATTGTTCGTCCTTAAGTATCTCATTAAAGGCGTTCAAATATTTGTGAATATCATCAACTTGAGATCTAATTGCTTTATCTAATTCAATATTAAAATCAAGATTATTTTTGTCTGATTTTTTCTTTACATCTTGGACTAATCTATTAACATTGATTGTAATAACAGCTTTAGAGCCAGTTGAAATACCGCCTGCACCAAGTGTATAAGAAAAGACGTTGTCGGTTATACCATTTTTAAGTCGACAGCAACTTGAAAGCGAGTCAGCACTATCACTATTATAACAGAAAAAGCTATGTCCTTTTGACCACATTTCAGCTGTAAAGTCAGCCCATTCCTTATCGATGTACTGCTTCGATTCTTTATCGTAAACAAGGTTAACAGTTTCTACTGGGAATGTTAAATAATTTCTAAGTCGTTCATTATTAAACCATTCCATGAAATGTTTCTGCAGCCAACTTACACTCTCCCATTTAGGTTCATCACCATCTGGAAATACAAAATCCTCGAAAATTGCGTTAAAGTAAGTATGGTCAAAATACGCGATATTCCAAAAAACTGATTGGAAATTTCGAGCAGCTGCTGGTTCGTTTATCGAGTAAACAATTTGCTCAAAAATATCGTCAATAACTTTTTCAATAGTTTTCGGACGCTTAGAGATTGGATTCACGATTATGTCAGTTTTTTCATAATAATCATCGCCATATTCAAGTCTAATAAAATGGTCAAGATATGTTAAGAATTCGGGTGTTGCAACAGCACCAGCGAATTGGGCTGATATCGCAAAAACCAAGTTAATAAAGTTGCCTGCAAAAGATTGTAAGTTTTTAGGTTCGGTACTTGGTGCACCGATTGACTTAAGACCTTCGCAAATAAATGGATACATCGTAATACTAACACAATAAGGGAAAACAGGATGTGTCTCATCATGTCTGTATATTTGATGTGAATCTAATTGTTCTATATATTTCTCAGCTAATTCAGTACCATAAAGTTCTGTGATTTTATCAATCATACGAAGTCTATTTATACCAATATCAGCTTCTTTATGTATTTCACAACTTAATGTGGTTACATTTTTAGTTTCGATGTTCGCGTTAGAATCGAATTTGCTGCCTGTTGCTGCATTAGAGGCTTGAGAATATTCTCGAATGAAATCTACATTATGTCTGTATTTCTCATATTTTTTCATCATATGGCTTTATTGCTCCTTTATCCACTTGAGAGTCTCTGGAAATGTCATTACTCGATTGTCTGTTTCAAACATTGGTGCTTTTTTAAAGCCCTTTTCGATCATTATTTTTGTGTCATCGCAAATAGTGAATGGTATGTTTTTTGCTTTGAGTTGCTTCTCAATCATTACACATTGCGGACAATGCGTGCTATATAAAATATTCATATTTACCTCGTTATTTAATGAAAAAATTAACATAGATAATAATTAATTATTATCTATGTTATAATTATACTACTTAAAGTAAAAAAAGAGGACCAGGAAAAATCCTGACCCCCTTTAAGCAAATAAAAGTGGAGTTTTATTTTTAAACTAGCCCTAAAGCATTAAACACATTAGCTGCCGAAGTGAGACTATTAACCCAGCCGATCTTTAGCGCTCTTAAAGTAGTGTTGGCTTTTAAAGTGCCCTTTCCATTCGTCATCTTTATTCCGCCCCACAAAGCTACATCATAACCATACTCTCCTTGATCGCCTATGTCATATATGCAAGCAATTCCAAAAAAGTGAGAACCAATGTCATGCACCACATATAAGCCAACGCCCAAATTATCCACACTCGGAGTGAAAAAAGTACCACTTATAATTCCATTACTAGTCGTCAAATCTTTTGGACCCAATTGTATAGAAGTCACACCATCAGTAGATAAAACACTTTGTTCATGAAATTCTGCCCAATTTTGAGTTCCTTTCTTTGACGTAAACAATTGATTCTGAGAAGAGCTGTTGCCTTTTAATGACGATGCCGTTTTTGCTATAATATCCCCATTTTCAATTTGCTCTTTAGTTGCAACCGTCCCAGTCGTATCTGGCAACTCTGTCGGATAAACAAGCGTGTTTAAACTGTCATTTGTACCTGCATACTCAATTCCAGTATTTGTGTATTTTGCAAATTGCTCATCTAAAGAGTCCGTCGCATGCACAGTTAATGTTTTGACAGCATAATCTGATTGTAGATTTAGCTTAGTAGGAGACACAGCACCATCTTCAATATTGCTCGCCGTAATCTTACCAATTTGCCATCCTTCGTTTGCGGTAGAATTTGCAATCAAAACTTTTCCATCATCTGTTTCACTATTTGGAGCGATAGAAGTGGTTACTGCGGCCCCTGTAGAAGTCGTGTTTCCTGTGCCAACATAAAGCGCACCTTTTTGACTCAACAAATCCTTGTTCTCTATCTTATGGCGCATCTTTTTTGCTTCTAAGCCATTAGCAATAACGCTATTAGTGTTTTGTAATTGTTCATCTGTTAATTGACTCATACAACACCTCCTATAAAATATTTGTTTTATTGCCGCCGTTGCGGCTCGTGTTAGTCTTGTTTCTCATTAAAATATTTCTCTCCCAATCTAGTCGCTTGCCCTTCGAACCATATGGAATCATATGGCGGCAAAATCACGTTGGGGTTTCTTTTTTGTTTTATCCGTCTGTACCAATATCTAACGGCTGACGGAATGCTGACAACGAATGGCATCAACGGCCCCAGAACAATGTTTTGGAGACCGTGACCACTTTCGTGTTGTTTTGTGCGAAGCGACGGCGTCTTGTCAGTAAAGAAGAAGCCACCAGCCTCAAAACCTCCCCAATTCTCGCCAACTTCGAAATAAATCGAATGATGGAAACGTTTGGGTTTATGCCCCGTAATTAACAAGGCAAGTGCTACAACAGCCCCCATCAACGTCATCGGGAGACCCCAAGTGAGCGATAAGAACCAAAAAATAATTGTTTTAAATGTTTTCATATTTCTGTTAAAGTGCCGAGCCATTAGGCGAGAGCTAAAACATCACGCAAGCGCGAGACAAACCACTTCTCAATCGAGAACAAAAACAGCTCTCGCCTAATGGCTCGGTCGATTTTTACCTTATACGAATTTTTACGCTCCACATATTTGTACTTGCGTCTAAAACTGGTTTTGTAGGAGCAACATGGATGGGAATAACGTTAGAGTGAATGTTTTTAGGAACCCCCTGCCCACTGCGTTGTCGCATGACTCTAAAATATTTTATGATAGTATAGGGACTTTTACTGCTTGGACCTGGTCTATTAGAACGGACAAGTTGCCGCAATGCGTAATTGCTATTTGTCCCACCAATTTCAAACTTGTAAATACCATTATCGAGCGTAAGATTAGAGGCAGCAATTTGATGGAACGCTCTCAACTTATAAGTCCTTCCAAAGTCTTGCACACCTCCGTCTCCCCAATAGTTCAGGTAATGTCCTCCTTTATACGTAAACAACGTTCTACTACACAACTCTATAACATCGGTATCTAAAAGAGTCCCCTTTTCCACTACAAAAGAAAAACGCAATGGATTATTTGGGCCACAAATACCCGTGCCAGTAGTATCTTTAATGGAAACCAGACGAATCGTAGGCATAGCATCTGCGCTTCCGCTGATATCTTTCCACTCTGGAGTCCCGCTACCAGTGGAAGTCAGGACTTGCCCCGCAGTGCCAGCAGAACCATTTGCTTGCAACGAACCTTGAAGATTTATACCACTACTAAAGGTTTTACGCCCCGAAAAGGTTTGATCAACGCCTTTATACACCAGTGCGCTCTCTTGCCAAGTGCTCCAGCTAGAACCTTTCATTCGAAAATAAATAGCGGTAGTATAAACGCTTGAATTTCCTGTCATATAGAGTGTTTGCTTAGTATACACATCCGTGCTTTTCTCAACCTCAAGCACAAACGGATCCGTCGACAAAATTCTGCTCGGTCTGTTCGTGCAAGTATTACCACTCGCTGCACGATACCAACCTGCTTCCGTGATTGTGTTCAAATCTTCGTTCGTGAGTTGGGTGTAGCCGTGCTTTGAGTTGTCGCTGCTACCGCCGCCACTGACATCAGCCCAAATCGGTGTCTTGTCGGGACCTTGTGATGTAAGGACTTGTCCAGAAGTGCCCGCATTGCCACACAACATAACAGGGGCTGTTGCAATACCGTCACCTATTCTTACCTCGCCCGCATCAGCTCCTGTTTTGTGTACAGCAAAAATGCTATCTGACTGATTGGCCTCATCGAAACAATCAAGCAAAGGACCTTGATAGTTGTCGTCCCCCATTAAGAATAAATAAGAGGAGTTCAGTCTCTGCGGTCCAGTAAAATTATTTCCACCGTTCAAATTCGCTTTCTTCGCCAACTCATCCGTGGTAGCCTTTTGGCTCATTACCGATGTCGTACTCGTGCCAGTCGTCTGAACCACCTCAGTCGAGCCGCCGCTGCCACCAGCTTCTGCCACAATCTCGGCAGGAGTACGATAATATATCCAACCAGAATTATCAAATACGCACACTTTACCAGTATTCGAACCATAGTTCTGCATTACAGAAGATTGCAGCCAAGAACCTTTAACATAACCATTTGCTTTTACTGAATATCCATCGGGAGTTGCTCCCGTGATTGTTAGTCCGCTAAAGTTTTTCATAAAGCCACCTCGCTTGTGCTGAATTTATTCTTTTTTATAAATATATCATTATACATGTTATAGTATAAATATTATATATTAAAGTTTATGTTTTGTCAACCTATTGTGACATTAACCCGCTAATAAAGTTGAAACCATATCACTAATGAAAATGTCATCAAACGCATTCATTGTTACTGTGTTAACATCAAAACCTTCTGAACTTATGTTGCTCACTGTGGTCTTGACGATACTTACACAACAGGAAGCTGCAGTTATATGTTCTTCATAAAATACCCTTAACACATTATACACCCTATTTTCTAATATATCTTCCCTTATGTAATAGGCGTCAGGAATTCCTGCTCCAGTTCCCACATATCCTACACCAGTAGCTAATACAACAGAGCCAGAAGAGCGTACCGCTGCAATCAGTTGAGACATAGTTGTTATTTGTTCAAAAGAGCGAGTAAACACTTCAAGGAATATTCTGAAATCTGTATAAGATGCGCCTGAACCTTTTGAAAGAAGAACGGTAACAAAATGCCGAGCCCATCCACTTAAATATTCAGCCCGTTCCACTTTACCATTTTCTAAATTCTCAGTTTTTATTTTCCCAAATTTCCAACCCGTTGCCGAAGTTGAATCCGCGATAGCAACCTTATTGTCATCCGCAGCTGTAGGAGTAAGAGATTCTACTCCGTTTCCGCCGCTCGATATAACAACCTTAAACTTTTGTGAAGTGGAAGGCGGTGTTGCAAAGACAAGTTTGACTTTTTCATTGGTGGTGTAGATATCTACTCCAACCAACTCATCTGCTGTATCCGAACCTATTTGCTGTCCGTTAAGGAATACTTGTACTATAACATTTTTCCCCAAAGAATGAGTAATATTAAACTCTTTTTGCGTCCCATTACCAGTAATTTCACTTACCACACTGGTTTTTATGTTAGAAGCAGATACCACTCGTCCCTTTGCGTCAACTGTGACGTTGTTATAGGTGCCCGCGGTTACTCCCGTGTTCGCCAAAGTAACATTAATGTCTTTGTTTGCGCTTCCATCAAAGGTTGTCGAACCAGTCGCATCCCCCTTGAGTGCAATTGTTCGCGCTGTCTTAAGTTTATCAGCCGTTCCTGCCTCATTGACTCTGGTGATATTCACATCACCTATTTGGCCATTGACACTCTTAACAGCATCGGTGTTATCAATCTTTTCCCACTTAGCTCCTGTCGAAATAATCCAGTCACCCTTTTCAAAGCTATTCCCCGCAAATGTTCCACTTGCTTGGCAAATGAAATAAACACCTTCCATATCTTTATAGCCATATGTGTTATTTTTCGTACTTGTTTCGGAGTTCTCGATCGAAATCGAAGCTGTTGTTATATTCTTCTTAGTTTTTAAGCTAGCGGAGGGTGAAATAGTGGTTGTAGTTGCAACCGTAGAAGCATTACCACCATACATTACTTGTCCAAGCAAATAATCGGGCAACTGACTTGTGATAATTTTGCTATTAGCATCCAGTGATGCGACACCGCTTGCTTTGCCTTTCCTCAAAGTTGCAGGAGTAATAACTTTTGTGGTATCGGTTCCAGTATTTACTTCATCCTGAGTAGCCAATTGCACAACACCCTTTGCCGTAGTCAAAGCATCGACGCCTCTCAAAGTGAAAGAGTTACCTGGGGTAGTGCTACCGCCAGTAATACCATTAGAAGTCTGAATCGTGACTTTTGCAGAATCTATCGCACTTTGTTTAGCCGCCGCAAGCTGTTTTGCGTTGATAGCACGAGTAGTATCGGTGCCCGTCTCAGCTTCGGCATCGGTAGCCAGTTCGATGACACCCTTTGCTGATTCGGACGCATCAGGCAATTTGATTTGGTGAGTATGGCTATCTGCCGTAACACTGTTAGAACCGTAAGTGTTTACACCAGAGCCCGAAGGGTCCGAATAGCCCGAAGCTGACGGGGTGCCCAAGCTAATTGTAACCGTATCCGTTCCTGAACTTGTCAAACCATCACCCGCTACGATGGATTTTACGGCTTCTGCTGTGATGCTCACCCACGCAGTGCCATTATGATAGCGATATCCTTTGTCAACAGTATTGTAATAAATTTGACCAGCTTTACCACTTGTCGGGTCAGCTGCCAAATTTTGAATAACGCCGTTTTGAAGCTCGTTTTGTTGTAAATCTATATTATTAAACCATTTTTGACTCATATTAGTCTCCTTTAATTCAAATATGCTTTACCGCTAAAGGCTGCCGCAAAGCTGATAGTTAAGTTATTTTTGTCAATATAATCGATTTCAGCACCACCCGCAATATCGCCCGCACTGGTTACTACAGTAACGCTTGGATATTTGTTCATATTGTGATTCACTGTCCAAGTAGCTGCGGGCGTATTTTGCAAATGCGTGTAAGTCGAGGCTTCCTGAATAGTTTGGTAATAATTATTAACAACCGTTCCACCAGAACTGTCTCCATTGCTGCCACCAACAGCCTGCTTACTCAATGGCTGATTGTCTTCATAAGAAGGACCGAGTTTAGCTATAATAAAAGCGTTAGCCAAATTGTTACCAATTTTATACAAAATACCATAATCGCCAACTTTAAACTCATATTTCGATGCGTTAACCACCGACCTTATGCGAGTAATCTCATCAGGAACAACAGTCACATCTAATGTATAATCTTCATTTATGCCGACAATTTTACAATAGATCGTCTGATCGAGTGTTGAAACTTTGTCTTCGATTGTCCCGCGCAAGACATCCAGGAAATCATAACTTGTTTTATCCATAAATTATCCTCCCTAAATTCTTGAAGCAAATGGCAAATTACGCACGTTAGACACCGTAATCGACATCGATCCAGAATAATCCAGACTACAAGAAATGCCCTGTAACAAAAATCTTTCGTGGTCAAGTCCGAAAAACTCGTCGGTGATTTCTATCAAGTTGTTGACCGACAACAGTGGATTAAAGCTAATGCTCACGCTCACTGATGATTTCAGAATAAGTTGTTTTCGCAACTCGTATTTTGACCTATCATCAGCTAAATCTTGCGACGTAATGTTGCTATCATTAACAATTTGTCCCGTTCGATAGCCGATACGCTGATAACACAGCGGCGAAGTCGAATCATCATTCACTGCAGTGGCAGTGTACACTTTTCCGTTCACTGTTGCACCGATGACAACAACTCGATTAACTATATTGCTCATTTGAAGTCCAAACGAGAGCCCCGAGAAATCGCCATTCTCATCATTCAAATAACAAATGACAGGTTTGTCTATATCAAGCGTGGTCTCTTGGGTTGGCAATATTGTCAAGTTGCCATTGGCGTTATAAAACATTTCTGCCGACAACTGATTGGCCAATTCTAGTAAAATGCTACCAAGGGTTTCCCCCGCTGATTTGCTAATTTTAGCTTGAGTTTTCTTCCCTTTGAAACTAGAATGATAAATGATAGGAGACGGATCTAACGGGTATCCATTACCCTTTGAACCGAGTAAAATACCCCTTATTGCATCTTCTATGTCAGTTCCACTAGGAATCTCATAACTGGTTTCAAGCGTACCAGCCTTTCCCTCGAAAATAGAGAATTTATCGCCAGTCTGTACTGCAACAGTCTGTGAATCTGTTCCTTCAGATGGTGTAAGAGAGGACACAACATATACTCCGCTGCGTTTCCACACAATACTACCATCGTCTTTTTCAATACCCAAATCTAAAGCAAATTTCGATTCTGCCCAAAGAGTATTGACAGAGGGGGTGTATTTTTTGTCCGTATTATAGAGCGAAAACGACAACGAACGACGTTGACCGTTTTGATATTGTTCGCTATATGACGAACCGCTCAATAGAATATCTTCATCAGGGATTTGATAATCTATCGTCTCATCAGGATGAAGAAGAAAAATTCTATATCGGGGGCGCAAAATCGGAGAATTAATTAATTCGTTGAGTTCAGCAATACTCACATTGGAATCTAAATAAGTATCACCATTCATAACACTCAACGATAAAACATCCCCGCTCGCCAAACCGACGGTTTTAATTATTCGAGCCATTCTGCGCCTCCTTTGAAGTCCCCCCTCACTCTTTGTGAGGGGGAATTTTGTTTATTTATTACCCGTAATGATTGTATCATCCAGCGACGCTATTTGCGTCCAGCTGAAATTGATTTTGTCGGGTTGATAACCGATATTATCGGTCGGTTTATTTGAACCACTAGTGACCTGCGCAATAAAGGCTTGTCCTTTGCGGTCTTTAATAAGTTTTGGATTTTTAGACGCAACGATTTTGCGCCACTCTTGGAGCATCGTCACCTTTTGATTGGTGGTTAAATTCGCTTTCCAAGGCAGTCGCTCCACATAGCCTTGTGCATAGGGAATCTTTTCACTTTCAGGTAAGCATCCCAAATTAATAATTTCACTACCCAAATAACAACTCACCGAACTTGATATGTTGTTCTGACGACCATGTGCAAAGCGTGGGAATTGTCCGAGTGTTTTTTGTTCTGTTTTAGAAATGTTCTGCGTTTGATCGCCCGATTCCACATCATACTTGAATAACCATACATTCCGCGTGTCTGCGGTGTAAGCCTTCTTGACAGCGGGGCTGTCCACGGGCAACGACACTGGTACCAATTCCGTCAAACTCCAGCAGTCCCAATCAACTTTTTGGTCTTCTGCCAAATTTTTGATTTCGGTCGTATAAGCGTCGTCACCGCCTTCAGAGACATCCCCCGCCGCATATGCGACATAGTGATATGTGCGTCCCGCGGAAATATTAAAGTCAATGATTGTAGTTTCACTTGTATTGACTGCGACTGGTGAATAGTAAGTTATACCATCGGCAACTTCTTTCTTATAGATAGAATAATTGTTACCTTGCTCATTTGCTGGAATCCTGTACATCCCATAAGTCGGCGACTCCATATTGTAATGGTCGTCATTGATAAGCAAATAGCCAATCTCGCCTTGATTGTTGAAAAAGGCTTCATAGCTTGTCGGAGGGGTCGTCTTTGTGTCCATCGCCTTACCATCCCATTCTTTTTGAAAGAAATAGGAGATTGTTTGCTTAGTGTCATAATCTGCCGACTTGTCAGGACGACCAGAATAGGATATTTCACAATATCTGTTTACACCTTCTTTCATTTGGTAACCTCCTTATTTGTTCATCATCAAAAAGATATAATCTTTGGATTGGTTGTTGTTTGTGGCACTTACTATCCATTGATTGTTAGCATAAACAATTTTCAAAGTTGAGGCGATGTTATATAGTTCGTCTATATCTTTCATATAGCAATCTATGAACCAAGAAAAATCATCCACCTCCGCATGACGTTTAACTTGAACCATTTCGGTGTCTGCCGCACTCTTGCCCTCTGTCCAAATCATCGGAACTTTATTTCCATTAACGTCTTTCCCTGTATCTTGCCACATCGCGGGTTCTGCGGTCTGAACAACTCGATATCCAGCAGGAGTTTCAACTTGGATTCGTTTAAGATCTGTCCACTTGTTAAAATAACTATCTCTGCTAGTCTGTAAACAGCACTCACCAATCTCACGCTTAGCTTTGGTATTAATTGGTTCGTTGATATTGGTGTAATCCTTCCGCTCTACGTAGCTGACAGCTTCTCCATTAACTTGTTTAACAAAAGGATGAGTAAAATCCAGATATTCCAAATTGGAATTACCATTGGCAGTCAAGTCTCCACTATTAGGATCAATCCAATCCTCAGGTTGTAAATAGTATGCTTCTTGATTTTCGCTGGGGAGATCAAATAACGCAATCCCCGAAGCCGAAGCCGACGAGTCTTTTGTCGAAACTGTACATTTTACTTTATTTCGCTCATCGTTTAATTTATCGTTATTCGGCTGAGGGTTGAAGTTGTTCGGCAACTCCAATAAAATGTTTAATTTATCAGTATTGCCAAAAACATCAAAAATATCAACAGAGTATTTCAAAATCTCGCCACAGAAATTAGCATCAAGCTTAACTTTGGTGTGAAATTCAATATTGCCCCTATTGTTGGTTGCCAATTTTTTGGGAGCTTTACTCAAATCGGGAATTTCCTCAGTATCTTTTGCAAAAAAGTGTTTAAGTTGTGCACCTTGAGTCGGAATTTTAACTTGATCGGCCGCCTTTAAACTCTTGTTTTCGCCCGTGATTGAAACAAATTTTTTCTCAGACCCAATTTGATAATTTACGCCCTGTTCCGCATCTAAAACCGTCGCTTTGTTATCTGAATCTTGCGAGAATTTTGGATAACCATAGTCCTTTATCTTCATAATAACAGACTGTGTTTTGCAATCAAAACTGCCCGAGAACTCCATCGGTAAATTACGAGGAACAAGAGAAACCTCTATTTTCATGCCCATAATTAAAGAATTGCCAAGCTCATCTTCGACAATTAAAACGGGATAATACACCGTTGGTATTGCTTTGCCAGCTTCAACATCGCTCACCTTCGGGCCATTCAATCCATAGAAAGTGGCTTCTATCAAACCATCATATTGTTTGCCTGTGTCTTGAATGACCTGTCCATATTCGTCAACCAATAACCAACGATAACTCGTCCACGAAACATTTTGTGCTTGCAAATATTGCCCTGTCACATGGACATATCTAGCGTGTATTTCGCTTGAGAATATTATTGGAACGGTAAGAATTTGTCCCATAGACTCCAATAGAAATTCATATCCAGTGGTACTAATGACAGATAGAGCTTGTTCCGACCAAGGAACAAGTCTTGGGGTATCATAAACGTAAAATGGTGTTTCGTCACTTGATTTGAAATTAGTACGAATTTCATATTTTAACGGGTCAATTGAAGAATAAACACTCGTCGAAGCAGGCGCGGTGGCAGCATAAGTTACTGCCCAAGTCGTCGTGTCAACAGTTTGTGCTTTAATAACTGTCCCATCGGAAACATAGAGTCTTGCCCCCGCTTGTAATCCAACAAACGGAGAGACGTAAACGGTGCCTATTTCATCTTTAACACTGTTTTTGTAAATTTCACCATAGAGTTTTCCAGTTGCGTCGGGTGCATCAGGATAAATTTCCAAAGGTTCTTCTTCATTGAAAGGAATTGGGAAGCCCAAAGATGCAACATCCTGTTCTCCTGTCGCTTCTGCCTTTGATACTATATTCTCGTTCGCGAAAGAGCCCTCTTTGACAAAGAACACTTTACCGATATAGGAAGAAACCTTGCGATAAGCATAAACCATGTCAAACACAAATTTAGGGATTTTTTCATTATTACTACCGTTCACAAGGGAAAAACTAATAGTGAAATAACCAGTTAGCGGGTTCCCAGTTGTGCCAGTTGTGCCCGATTTGTTCCAAATAAGAACAGATTTACCACTATAAACTCCCGAAGTTCCATCATCACTAATTTTACAAAGAGGATTTGAACCCTCTTTAATACATTTTTCGTTGAATTTCTTAATTTGGGCGTTCCCAGTCACCTCATAAGAATAACTACCATTGACATGAGAGGCTCCAAATTTCGTTAAAACAAAATTAATTGACTCATCGACCGAGGTTTGCGAAGTTATGGAATTGGGGTCGTTAGAATATTTATATACCGCAAAATGAGTCGCGGCCTGACTTCCGTCCGTCGGATATAAGTTATCATTTGAAAAACCGCGACTATCCCCAGAAATCGGATAAATACACCCAAGAGATTGGCTATAAGACTCTATATAAGTACGAATACCAACTTGCTTAAACTTAGAATTGCCTTTGTCGTCTAAATATAAATAGCCCAATTGCAACCATTGTTTCGCATAAATCTTATCACTTATCGGACCTTGAATCCTGTCTGCTGTCGAACCCAAAATTGTGCCCGAAGTAAGAACGGTATTAAACTCATTATCGGCCATCAAATCATAACTAATTTCAATAGCCCCATTTTCTTCGTTTGTTGTTCTTATCGCCCCTCTTTCTCCTGAATAAAGGGTAATTTGCCACTTGTAAGTTTTGCCATTATTCGATATTGCGAGAGGATTTCCAGCAATATCACACCATGCGCTTCCCGAGGCATCTACAAACTCAGATCCGTTATAAGACAAGATGGAGCCTGCATTGGTGTCGCCGCCCTTGACATAAATAACGGCATTTGTGCCCAGCGACAAATCCTCCACCACCCCGTCGAGAGCAACTTTGTAAAGCTTGTTTACCAAAATAAAAACGTCGCCTACAAATAAAGGTGAACCATCTATAAAAATGGGTTCCCCATTGTTGCCATTAAGACGACCATTTCTAATTTGAGCCTCTTCTAGATTAATACTTTCGTTAACTTTTTGGTAGTAATCTACATAATTTGTTACCTTAAAATAAATGGCATTATATGAGGGATAAATTTTCGAATTCCGATGTTGTACAAATGGGAATCTCAACTCGCTACCATTGAGACCCAGAGTGCCGTCCGTATCGTTCAACTCGCTCAACGGGCTAATTTTCCCCTCGTCCAGCGGGAATACCTTCTCATTATTTTCGTTATAGAGCTCTACCCTATAACCTGTGATTTTAATATTTGAAGTATCAATTTGACAAGTAAAATATTTCTCCCCATCAGGTATTGTTAAATCAACAGGCTCAAGATAAGGATAGCAATAAGTCGGTTTATAAACTGCCATAAGTTCCTCCTTAAATTACCGAGGATTCCTCGGCTGTTTTACCTTTTATTTACATAAACTCGCGACATGTGGTTATCAAGCCTATTTTGCCATAGTCACGAGTTTATGTTTTGTTAATAAATTTGAAATTTTTTGTTTTTATTTTTGTTCGGTTTCGATTGGGATATCGGTTTCGATATAAATCGGTGCTATCAGCCCCCGCTCAAAGAACCATTCATCAACCCAGTCTTCTGCAACGTCGTAATCATAGCCGTCTTTGGAGTTGTGTATCTTTAAGCCTTTATCGCTCCACCTACGGATATGGTTTGTGTTGAATATTTCGCTTACTATCATTATGCTGTCACCTCACTTGCTTTGTATATGTAATCCGCGTACGTTGACCAGTTCGATTTCGCTATCCATTCGTCATAGAGCGAATCGGGGACGATTATTTTTGCTATATTGTTTATGCCAATGAATACGTTTGTGTTCGATAGTGTTGGAACGGCAGTGCATTGTGAAAAGTCATATTTTGTTATTGAATAACAGTTTTGAAAAACACAACCTTGTATAGTTGTAATACCGTTAGGGATGATAATACTTGTTAAAAAACGACAGTTGTCAAAAGCATAACCAGCTATAATTGTAACTCTGATAGGCATGATAATACTTGTTAAAGAATAACAGTTCCCAAACATATAACCTGTTATAGCTGTAATACCGTTAGGAATGATAATACTTGTTAAAGAACGACAGTTGTTAAAACCAGAACTCCTTATATCTGTAACTCCGCTAGGAATAGTAGCACTTGTCAAACAATAACAATTGTTAAAAGCACCATCATATATACCTGTAACTCCGCTAGGGATAGTAACACTTGTTAAACAATAACAACTGTTAAACAAATCACTACCTACACTCGTAACTCCGCTAGGAATAGTAACACTTGTTAAACAATAACAATGGCGAAAAGCAGAACTGCTTATAATCGTAACTTCGCTAGAAATAATAATACTTGTTAAAGAACAACACTTGCCAAAAGCAGCAACACCTATAACTGTAATTGTTGCAAGTCTTACTGCGGTACAATAATAGTTGGCTACAGAATTCGATTGCCCAAACAATCCGCTACTCGAAGATGTCGTCATCGTCGTTCCGTTACATTTAATAGTATAGTCTCCATACGCAGTATAGGTATGTGTCGTGTTCGTATCGCTTGTACCATCACCCCAGTCTTTTGTACCGTCCATATTAAGCGTTACTGCCAGTCCCGTAACCTTAGTCAGAGTGATATCGAATTCGTTTTGACCGCTTGCCGTAGTGTAAACAGCACCTGCCATAATATTGTTATTATCTATAACAACCTTGCCGTCGGTAATAGGGCAACTCGCGCTCCATTCTTGGAACACCAACCCCTCGTGAGACGGCGCAGAAGGCAAATCGAAACTGTCTCCGTTATTGCCACGTTTCTCGAGCAATACAGTTCCGTCATAGTCTATAACTTTAACCCAAAAATCGCCCGCTGTTTGTCCACCGCCACCGCTTTCAGTTCCAACGACTTTCTCGCCGTTTGAGTTTATGAGTTCTTTGCCCTCTGCCAAATCAGCAGCAGTTCCTTCATTACTAAGTGCAGGTAACTCATAGTATCGAACGATATCTGTTTCTTCAGATATTTTATAGAAAGCATCTTTAACCAAACTCAAATTGGTATTTATAACTTCGGCAGTCCATTGTCCATCTTTTGAAATATATCCTCCCCATACATCTTGTTGGGACACATCAGTAACCCACCAACCATAGTCATTTATATTCCAAGTCCCCTGTTTTACCATCCAACCTTGGTGTACCTGCGGAGGATTCGCACCAGTGTGCCTGATTTGGTTTGCTAATTCTTCTGTAGAAACATAGACATATCCCGTAAAAGAAGGTGACGTATAAGGAATTCTTATAGTGTAAGCATCTTCTTTAAGTTGTGGCCAACTGCTGGCAAAGCGACTTCCTTTGGGAAATCGAGTTACGGACAAAATATACTTATCCCCGCTGGTTGTGCCTGGAACTGCCACGGTGCAAAGTCTTATTGATTCTGTTTCAGAACTTGAAAGATCTGACCAGGCAAATTGAGTAAAATCTGGAGCAACAGAGGTATCAAAATACCATTTCTCAACACTATCATCCACAGCAACTGGGTTAACTGGTATATTCCTTCCCGTTGGAGTTGAGAATTCAAAATCTCTTGTTTCTCCTATGTATTTGACAAATTTACCTACATTATCTGATGTAAGTAGAGCAACCATTTCTTCTGGAGTAGAAGCAACAATAGGATTATCTTCCTCGATAAAGAGAACTTGTTGACCATATATTTTATGTGACATTATTTCACCCCTCCAATTGTACCTGTGACTGTTGTTTTGGGAGTTTTAACTGCATAGAATTCAACTGTTAAAGAAGATGTCCCAGTAACACTTGCTACAACAATCCCCACACTTGCTATCACATTATCAAAAGACACCATTACATCAGAATTTTCGCCAATGCTTTCGGTCAAAGCAATAATCTTTGTTGCTTTCGCAGTATAAGGATAAGCACTTTCAAGTACTCCCCAATCTGATGTTTCAATAGAAAATGATGCAATGTCTTGGAAAAAGGCACCGTCTTTGCCGTTGCCCCCATCTCTACCTTTCAGATTTTTAAATGCAAAGGAGAATTTCGGGTTTTCATCCGACCCCGTTCTCGATACCGTCACGGAAGGTGTTCCCACAGTAGAATTAACGCTTGCAGAAGCAGTTATATTCGGAGTCGTGCCCGTATCGCCTTTCTCACCCTTAAATTGCAACCAACTTGTGCCGTTGGTATAGTAAAGAGCCGCCTTTTTATAAGTTGCCGTGCTTTCACCGACGTGATGATATAAGACGGTTTGATCCGCCGTATTTGCTGCCGTATTGTCAAGATCTGCATTTGTGACAGGCTTGTTTTCCAATGTGTTATAATCATCCGTTCCGCCAACTTGTCCAGTCGCAACCTTCGTCAAATAATCCTGAACCTGTTGTCCCGTATATGTTAATTTGTAACTCATAAACTAACTCCTTCGGGACAAAAGTCCCATAAATATTTTCTGGAAGAGGCGTTTTTATCGAGAACGCCGCCAAAAACTCGGTAAATACTGCAAATAAAATTGTCATTTTATTACTTATACCTCTTTAACCTTTCCAACGCAGAAATTGCCAGAAACGTGGCAATCTGCGTTGAATTAGTTAAAATTAATTAAGAATGTTTACTCAAATCACGTGCTGCGCGAAGCTGACGGACGAAATCGTCCATGTCGAAACCAGGTTGGGCAACCATGTGCACATCAAGATGATCGACGTTGAAAGATTCGTCGGTGCCAAAGCCGAGCGGTGAATTGAATTTGCCGTTGATGTCAACAAGCTGTTTGACAAGGTTCGGAGCCACTTCGCCGAGTTGCCACACGTTACGTGTCATATCGGCAGGAACAACGCCAGACTTCGACGGAAGAGCCGTCAAAGTACCTTGAGGAGTAATAATGCCTTCAAGGCCGTATTGTGGGTCGTCATTGACCATAGAGATACCGCCTGGGGCTGAAAGGGTGCCTGTTGCGTGGGAAGGAGTAAACTTCGCGTCATACACAATACCGTTTGCACCAATATAATAATATTTGCCTGTTGCTTGGTTGTATAAGAAATGTTTACTATATTTTTGCTTAATATTAGCAGTACTTTCCCCCTGGGCATCGCCAGGACGGAACCAAGTACCATCATCATTCAAAACCTGCAAATCTTTACGCCAAGAAGTGTTCCATCTAATACCATCTTCGTTCTCATTTGCTTCATTGGTTGTGGGTGTTAAAGAACCAGCTTCGTGTCCGCTCATCGTATAATTAGTTGAACCATTCATAAGTGATAAAACAATAATAAGACGTTCAAGATCGGATTCTCCTTCTTCGATAGTTAATGCCGTGCTCCAATTGTCACTTTTGCTAATGTTTTGCACTGTCCCTATACCAGAAGTGATATAACCAACAGATTTAGTATCTTTTTGCATAGAATTAAATTTTTTAATGTCTTCTGATGTTAATCCGCTGAATTCTACAGCATCGTCGTTTGTTAAAGCTTTTTGGTCAGCTGCGGCTTTATATGCCGTCTGGAAATCGTTAACGGCGGTGTTAAATGCTTTGATGTCGGATTCGTCCATTTGCCCCAATTGTGCTTGCGTACCGCCTTTGAGCAATAGTTTCCCTCCTTGTGTGTTGAGCAAGTTGGTGTAAGCCTGATTTAAACTATCTAATTTTAAACCATCTTTATAGGTGGTAGCAGCCAATTTGTTTGCTTCCAACTGCTCTTTATCCGTAGTATTAAAGCTCGGGGGATTGTCTACCGCATTTTCCCAAAATTTTAATACCGCCATTGTGGAATCCGCATTGTTGGCCCACTGTTTCATAAATTCTTGGGCTTTTTCAAATTCTTTACTTTCGGTAAGATTGCTCATCCAATCTCGTTGAGCCTGAAGTTCATCAATCATTACTTGTAATTCATTGACTTTTTTCTCGTTATCAAGCTCATCAAGTTCTTTCTGAGCATCAGCTATTGCAGAAGTATCAGCCTCATAAACCCAACCAACGCCTTCTCTCCAAACTTTCTTTTTCTCGTTTTGAGCATTTTCAAGTTTGATTTTGGCTTCGATTAGTTTATTTTCGTATTCACGTTGAGAATTAATGTCTTCGAGTGCAGATTTTTGTTCCTCGAGAGCATTTTGTTGTCTTTGGAGAGAACGATCGATTGCATTCTGAGCTGACTGCGTTGTTTTCTCATATTCGGCAGCAACAATGTTGTCAATATTTTCAGAGGCTTTCAAATAGTTCTCAAAATACATATCCCAAATTGCTTCCGCTCCTGCAGCCGCTTCCGTACCCTGTCCAAACTTGTTGCTTTTGAGAGCATTATATAGATTATTAAGTGAAGATTTATCTTCAGTAAAACCCTCTTGTTCGAGTATTTGAAACGCGGCCTGTATATTCGCATCATTCGACCCTGCTAATTTTTCATAAATACCCGCACCAGAAGCCGAGCCTTGTGACCAATTCTCGAGACTCTTGCGCCCAATTTCCGCAAAATTTTGTGGGATAACACTAGAAAGATAGGAAAAATCTTTTTCTCCAAGAGATGTAGCCATATCCCCATTCGCTGAAATTATCTCATTTAAAGAGTTTAAAGAAAGGGTGCCCGTCGACATTAATTCGTCAAAATAACTCGTCAAAGAAGACAAAGCGTCCGATAAATCTGAAACAGAAGAGTTTAAATCACCTACCGTTAGTAAACCAAATTCGTCAACTCTTTTCTTAACATCATCGATAGATATTCCCAAAGCAAGCGCCGCTTGTGTCAACAAATCATTTTGGACTTCTTCACTAAGTTTATAAGTGTTGTGGACTATATCAGATAAAGTATAGTTCCCTCCCGCCAACAAAGATTGAACCGATGTCGAGTCATCTTCTTCCATCAATAAATGAATCATTTTTTGAACATCGGAAGTCAAGAGCAGTTGATCTTCTGGTGCCCTGTTTTTATTAACAGCATCAACCACTTCTTGATATGCAGCTTTTATGCCCTTTTTGGCTAGTTCTGAAGAACCTTGATTGGAAATGCCACTGGCTAAATAGGCTTCTTGAATTTCATATTGTAACAATTCTCTTTTGTCAGAAGAAGAAAGGGTTTTGCCCTCTTTTGAACCAAGAAAAGCGTTTTTCTGTGCTCTAACATTCGCCTGTTTCAAAAACAACGTCAATTCTTTTCGAAGCTCGCGCGCCTCTTCTGTGGAATCATTTGCTAAATACAAATCTAAATTGTCATAAACGCTTTGAGCAGTACCCGCTTTCAAACGTTCAATTAACGATTCACGCCCCTGCTGCTTAGCTTCCGCCGCTTCGGTGTTTAACAACTCTTCAAAAGTGCGTCTTCCTGTTGAATCTTCTTTATTCGAATCCCTAATATCCTGGACATATTGTCGAATAGCTTTAATATCATTGGAAAGTAAACTTTCTTGCTTTGACATCGCTGTCATTGCTTCAAGAGCACTTTCTTGTGATTTTAAAGTATCCAAAAGCTTTGTTGCATCTTCGATTCGTTTTTTGCGGTCGTTTTCTTCTTTGTCAATCGCATTGGCAATAGGCTCAGCAACAAAGCTACCAATCGTAGAACCTATCATTGCCCCAATTGGTCCTGCAAAGGCTCCTCCTAGTGCCGTTAAACCACCTGCGACAACACCAGAAACCGCTTTAGCAGTGGTAGAACCTTCAGTGCCAACGCCAGTAGTGAAGCCACTAAGTGCGCCGCCGAGAATGGCTCCAGGAGCATTAGACAAAGAGGCTTTAAAATAGTCTTTTATCTTGCCCCCCTCTTTGCCAGGGACACCGCCTGTTTTTTGCTTGTTGGTATCCTGAGCAACCGCCTGAGCGTGCTCTTTTATCTCTTTCGTATCTCGAGAGGTGGCACTTGTGTTCTTACTTTCTTCTTTGGTCGCTTGCACTTCGGCAGTAGCTCCCTGCGATGCACTTTCTGTAACCTTATCCAAGGCAGAAGCCGTACTCGTTGCCGATTGAGCCAATTTGTTATTAGCCGCTTCGGTTGTCTCTTCGGCACTTTTCTTTTGTAGCTCTTCAAGTTTTGATGCTTTCCAATCTTGTCTATATTGAGCAAACTTTCTAGAGCCTAGACCCGAAAGCAATCCCTTCCCCTTACCAGAGAAAAATTCTTTCATCAAAGTGGGGACTTTAAAAGCATTATACTGAACAAAAGCGGCCCCAAGTGCTTGTAAAGCAGGAAGGAAATACTTCATCAAAACCACGCTAATGTCAGTGAACAATTTCACAAGACCCGATTGTTCTAGTGTCATTGCGAGATTTTCCCAAGCAGATTGCAGCCTATTGGATGCACTCTCAATAGTTTCCATATACGCCGCATATTTCTGCTCCGCTGTTCCTTGAGACGTTGCTGAAACCTGTTCGAGTTCTTCAACTCTGTCCATGTTTTCCATCAATACCAAGAATTGCTCACGTTGACGGACGCCCGCCATAGCCGTTGCGATTGCATTTTTGGAAACATTGTCAAGATTTATCCACCTGTCGCTCAATTCTTCAAGAACATCACTAAAGCTTCTAAATTCTGTATTGGTAGAACGAATACGGATACCGATTTTGCCCAATACTTTTTCAATATCATTAAGATTCTCGAGGTCTGTATCAGAAGAATACTCGAGATTCATCTTCGTATAAGCGCCCGCTTTTACGTTGCCGTAACGGGACATAATTGTACGAAGGGCCATACCCACGCTCGACGCATCGCGTTGGGTGGTTTCAATGATTGTGGTCGCATAGGCGATGGTTTCATCAAGAGAAACACCTGCCAATTGAGCCGTCGTTGAAACGTTCTGCAATGCCGCGGCGATGTCGCCTGCACTGCTCGCAGCTTCCATGTCAACTGCCGTCAACTTAGAAACGACGTCGATGGCGTCTGACACTTCTAGCTTGAAGCCCTTGATCATAGAGGTCAAATATTCAGTTGCTTGACCCGACTCAATCATACCCAACTTGCTTAAGTAAGTGGAAGCAGTAATAAGCTCATTAGCTTGTTGTGCTTCATAACCTTGTCTAAGCCACTCGTTCGCCGCGTTTGCGATCTGAACAGTTGTTGCGCCAAGCTGGTCTGCAAGCTTTCTGTAATCTCCAATTAAACCAACTGTTTCTTCTCGAGAATCACCCGTAACAACTCGTAAGTTGAACATCGTACTATCAAGCTCTTTTGACAGTTGAACAACTTTTGAAACAGAAGCCATCAATTTATTTAATACGCGATATACTCCAGTATAGTCAAACATGCGAGTAATCGTATTTTTAATATTACTACCAATAACCTCAAAAATGTTGCTTGCGCCACCCTTTTGAGCCTTTACCTTTTCCGAATTGTAAGCCCGCTGCGCTTTTGCTGCTAATTCAATAGCATCGGCCTCTTGTTGTGTTAATTTACCTTGCGCAAGCATCAACTCATTTTCTTCAATTAAAGCTTGCTTATCTTGGGTACGCATTAGAATCATTTGCTCAATTGCATCGCGCCCCTTTCCGAGCATAGAAGGCGTCGTTGCAAGTGTTTTTTCTAATGATTCAATTTCTTTTTGGTAATCAGTGATTAATTTTGTATTTTTTCTATAGGCGTTTAAGTCTTTAGAAAGCGTTCCTTGTTGAGGATTACTTGGCTTCTTAGGCTTTGAGCCCCCAAAAGCAAATCCACCGAATGTATTCGCATTCATAGAACCGCCAGAAATTTGAGCAAACAGTTGGCGCATTCCTTCGGAATTCCAATCTTCAGGCAAATTCTCTAGACTGCTTTTAATTGCAGAAGTGTCCTCATGAATACCCTTGACTTCTTCAAACAAAGGATTGTTCTTAGTATTTTCTCCAAAAACTTTATCTAAAATTTGTTGGAGAGTTTTCTCATCATTGGCATACAATTCCCCACTTTCTTTGGTGCGACGTGCTGCAAACCTGTTGCGCAAATCGGTTTCAGCTTCTTCGCGTGTTTTCCCGCCAAAGGCAGATTGCCAACCCTGCAAGTCCCCATAAGGGCCATAATCAACGTATTGCTTTGATTGTTGAGAATGATAGAATTTACCTATGATATTACCGTTTTCATCCGTCAATATTTGTTTTTGGATATATCCCTTTAAGTCTGCTTGACTTCTACCAAAAACCTGAACAGGTGTCATACCGCCCCCAACGGTGGTACCAGCGTCTGAGGGGGTGTCTTTCATCTTTTTGACTTGCTTCTTAATACTTTGCTCTGTTTTTTGCACAGTATCAACCACTACCTGGTTGCTTTCTTCTTGCGAAGAAGTAGCCAATTGTTCAAAAGCCTGTTGTAATTCTGTATCATCCGATAAGGCGGGCTCGTATACTGTGTCTAACTTGTACGCTTTGCTGCCATGCGTTAAGTATTCAGGAAGAGGAGTCGGCTCTCCCAAATCTTCCTCTGCGACAGGCAGTTGGTCGAATGCTTGGAAAGCGGCGGCACGTGCCTGTTTCATTTTTTGTAAAGTGGCCTCTTGCTCAGAGGTCAGCATTTCATAAGACTGAGCTTCTTTACTCTCCTCTATTTTGCCTTTTAAAGACTCTATAGCCTTTTGAGTCTGTAAAAGCTTGGTAAAAATCTTGTCAGCCTCATCTATTACTTTAGAGTCTTCAGAACCAAGGCCAAAATCGGGATCGCTTTTGATTTTGTCCCAAACATCTTCAAGCTCTTGCTTTGTTTTTGCTTCCTGTTCAACCAAGCGAGCTAGTTGCTCTTCGGGGGTTTTTGCAGTTGAAGTTAAACCAATATACCCCTTGTCTTCAAAAATCTCACCTATTAAACTAGGATTACGTAGAGCTGCCGACAATTTCCCATTACCAGGACCATACTGACGAAAAATGTCTTCCATCCCCTGTTGCTGTACATCATACATCGTTGGATAAGATGTTACTAAGCGATTCATCCAACTCATTAATCGGCTAAAACTTTCTGTTTGACCAGGAAACACTCCACCTTTTGCTATTTTTGCAAATTCTTCAATATAAGAAAATGGTTGATCTTTGTCTAGGGGCTGTAAATCCTCAAAACGCTGACGCAAGTTTTTTGATAAAATATATTCTTGGCGTTGTTGTTCAGAAAGAATATCCTCTATTTCTAACGGCTTTTTCCCCTCATCCCCTCGTCCTTGGTTAATTTCCGACAACACATCTTTGTAAACGGCGTCATAAACATCTGAGGCCGCATAAGTGCGAGACAAAAGATGAGCAATAACTTCAGGGTCTTTCTGATGCACCGTTTTAAACAAATCATCGCCAAACTTCTCTAGATAAAACCCAATATTAGCTTCGTCACTATCTTCTAACTGATATTTGGCATATTCTTGTTGCTTTGCTCCCCACTCTCCAAAAATCTCTTTGAATTCATCAAGATCGTGCCTGGTGTCATACTCACTAAGCGCTCCAGGCTCCATTTGTGCATATTGCCTACGCTCAATTTCCGCCCTTGCGTCTTTTAAAGATTGAATAAAAAGCGCATCCTGGTTGGTTCTCTTATTTCCCCCAGATGCACCCTCTCCATAAATTGCATCTACAAATTCTTTTGTGTAAAATTGACCGCCACCCTTAAATAAGCGTGAAGCCAAGTCTCCATAAGTACCACCAGTTTTTTCTTTTTCAATCCCTTTCCAAATAATGCCTCTCAATTTATTGGCAGGTAATTGTCCAGCGGTAAACTCTTTCTGAAGTTGAGACAGAGAACGTCCCCCATAATAAGCCGAAGCCGCGTGATATTGGGGCAAAGTAGAGCCCGTAATCGCACCAGGTAACGATACTCCTTGCGTCGTTTGTTTGCCCTCGAGAATGTCCAAGGCTTTGTGCATCATATTTTCAATTTGTTCATAAGAACCAACCTCAATGTCATATACAGCACTTTTATTACGCCCTGGTGTTCTCGTGTATGTTGTGGGAACATTTACAATTTTGCCACTCACGGGCATTTTTTTGCGTCCTTGTTCTGCTCTCAAAAGGTTAGCATTAACCGCTGTTTGAATAATGTTACTTTCGGGGTGAAACTGAGAAGTGGTTTTGTAGTCTCCAATTTTACTCCCTTTACTCCAGTCAGTTGTGCCCGCAACCACATATAACTTGCCATCATGCACTAATGTCATCGCGCGAGCTTTCTCCGCCTGGCCACCTGTCAAACCAGCCTTTATTTTCAGCTGAGACATCTTTTGCGCTTGAGCAAAAGCCCGTTCAAAGTTTTTTTGTGTCTTCGAGGCATCCCCTTGTACCACTAGAGTTCGCAACTCTTCAAAAGCCTTTGAGTCAGAGTTCATTTTATTAAGCAAGTATTTCGCCGACTCAACTGCTCGGTTTAGTTTAATCTCTCCCTTTTCTTGCAACTCAAGTAATTTATGAATTTCAGTCCCCACAGGAGCCTTTCTTTCACTAAACTTTTTTAGATCTTGAATCTCTTGTAGCTGCTGCTCCAATTGCTTTTTCGTCTCGCCTTGTGCCGAAACAAGTTGTTTGGTAATATCTTGAATTTCACTGTCATAATCTTTATAACCCCGTGTTAAGAGATTTACCATTTGGGTAGCACTAATGACCGTCGCTTTTTGTGATTCTAGATATTTTTGTATTTCAGAATTGACAGCCTTATAAGTATGTTGTCCTCCCGAAGTATCCAAGGTAGCCTGGAACGGAACCCCAGATTCGCCTGCTTGTATCTTTCTTAATGTTTCGTTAATCGAAAGATTTATATTAATATCATCCGCCATAACTTACCTCCGAATTAGTTGTTTGATAAAAGTCACAAAATCAGTAGTTACAAATTTCGCAATAGCCTCAATCGCCTCTCTGGTGTAATAATCATCTTCTCGTTTCCCCTCAATTGGGGTTTGCCAATAGCTATAGAGATCGCGAACTTCTGATTCTTCCTTTTCTGCATAATTTATTTTATAAATTGGGTTACCCTTAAGGTCTTCCCAATTAATCATTTTCTCATCAAAAAATATTTTACAGCTCCATCCGTCAATTTGCGACACCACCGAACCCAAGAACCTATCCAGTGGAACGATGTTTTTTCTAAAACTGTTAATTTGATAAACTTCTGCCACCTTTTGTCTAAAAATGTACAAACAGTTATCAGACAAATAGTTCATAATTTGAGGACGCATTTGTTCCAACCGTTTTGCTGCTGATGGAGAATTAGCATTGCGTATCACGGTCTCTCCTACTATTTGAGTTAAATTAATTTCCATACGCCCCCCTCCCATTTTGATGACAAAACTGGGCGGAGAAAACCCCGCCCAGAAACACGTTATTCAGTAGCGCTCTGTTCTTCTGTGTTTTTTGTCATTTTGACTAACTCATCGCTCTTGAGCAAGCCATATTCCGAAAGAGCACCAGCAACCGCTGCCGTCATCGGATCGTTTTGTTGAGTAATAGTAGCCAGATTTTTTACTGTTTCGGCGTCTAATCCCTGTATCATTTTCTTCATGGCTTTAACCGTCTTGTCAAGCTTATCGGCGTCAAGCCCGTCGAACATTTCTACCATTTGGAAAAGATTTGAGTAGTTTAACATTCTGTCAACCATTTGCTCTAAATATCTATAATCCCTTTCACAGAATTTTAAGATATCATCAATAATACCACTGTCATACAAAGCGTCAATTACAGCTGACGACATTGCAGTCTCTCCCATATCGTTTTCGATATTGGAATAAGCCAAAAGACAATATAAAATTTTGGCACATTCAGAACGAATCACAGCATCAACCGCATCTCGTTCAACATTCTTAAAGTTCCAAGCCACATACAAAAGTGCGGCAGATTTATCACTCATAGTAAGTCTAGATTGGACAAGCAAATCTTGCTTACATTGTTGCAAAGCTTTTTCAGCCTCTTCGTTCGTAGTGCCCGCTTTATAAGCATCACGGCAATTAAACCAATTAATCAATATATCTGATAACAAAACCTTGTTTTCCATAATTACTCCTTGTCTTCTCCATTAAAGAACTGAGCCAAACGCTCTTCTGTCGGAATATCCGAATATCTTTTTACCATTTCAAGAGATTCCCATGATTGAATTTCGGCAATAACCGAATCTGGGAATCCAGCTCGTTGCATATTGCTTGTCCACAAATGTCTCATACAGTGGAAATAAAAAGGGACACCCATTAAGGCTCCAATTTTTTCCGCATAAGTATTCATTTGCGACACCGTTGCTTGAATAAATTTACCTTCACCAGCGGTCACAAATAACCACGGTGATTCTATTCCGCGTTCAGCGCGCTGCTTCATCCACGCATCAAAATAGGGTTGAAATTTGTCTCTCAACACATATTTGGGAATCTGTTTACCACTCGAGCCGTGTCCTTTGGTTTTAATAATTCCTGTTTTATACATTTTATCATCAAAAACCAAATGCTTCTCATCGAAAAACTCAACTTTCATTCTAGTAAGTTCTGCTTTTCTCATTCCCGAAGCCAAGCTTAAAGCGAGAGCACAAGCAATTTGGCATTGATTTTGTTCCAAAAGTTTGTTTAAGCACTCTTCGACTTGTTCGTCGGTCAAAACCGTCTTTTCACGAACTGGTGTCTTGTGCACGGGTTCGAGGCTTTTAATTAGATTCCTGAAATTTGGATATAAATCCTCATCCAACACTTCAATACAGTTCGCCAAACTGCTAATTGCCGACTTCAAAGAAGCCACTCTGTTTGAACTCAAACCGAGCCCACGCAAATAACCAAGATATCTCACAAAATCACGTTTCTTCAAATCAATAAAAAACTTGTCGTCATTCTCGTTGTAATTCCAGCAGAAGAAAACTTTCAATTGAGCCTCATATTGTTTGATGGTTTGTGCACTGCGGTCATTTGCCTTGCAATAATCTATAAACTCTTTAACTAATTGTCTGTTTTGCTTACTGACTGAAGGCCAAGCTTGAGTGAGATTTGAGTTGTAAACTGTTGTTCGTCCCATTTGAGTCCCTCCAATCTTTCTATTTCTTTATCGCTCTCTTTGATAGCGTGCTTCGCTGTCAAAGTTTTACGATGCTTTTTTTCTACTTTAATTTGTTCATCTATATCTTTATTCCACTTCGCCCCACAAAGACAGAACCAAAGAGCAATTGCGTCCGATTCGTCGCGAGTGATGGATTCGGGGTCGATGTCATAATATTTACACACCGCCGCTCGAATATCATCTTTCTGAGGCTTCTCGATTCCCAAAAGTTTCTTGAAATAGGTCTTAACTGAAATCGAGTGTATACCATTGGAATAAGTATAGAGTTTTCTTAAATAAATATTGATATTAAAAACCGCGTGTGCCGCTGCAAGTGCTTGCAACGTTTGAGCCGTCGAATGAGGTCCGCAGTTTATAGGAAGTTGTTCCTTAATAATCAATAAGTCCTCTACTTGAAGGTTATACTTATTTAAGATGTTGTTTACCATATCGTCGAACTTCTCGTACATCTCACCCGTAGGTTGGTCAGTAGTCCTAGACACGGAAATCTGTTGCACTTCCACGAGTGCATTTATTGATACGTCTAAAAGAGCAAAGCCGCTCTCGTACTGCGCTAAATCGCAGACGAGAGCGTACTTATAATCACTTAACCTTTTTTGGAATCTTGCTTCCATCCTTTCTCCTTGTAAATCCTTGTTCTTCCACTCTTATTCCCCGAAAAACAGGGAAATAAAAGAGCGATTTTATCGAAATCAATCATCTCAATCGCCATACTTCTACCTGCCAATTCGCATATTATACCAATTATCCGAAAATGTCAATACTTTCAAATTTTTCATAAGACATCACAAATACCATTTAACTCATCAAGAAAAGCAACTCGACCGAAAATAAAGTCAAAATACTCTTCAGGCGTCAACGCTATTGAATTATCAATCTGTTCGTTTTGAGCATATTCAAACTCTGTTGTTGTTTTCGGAATAACAAAAACAGATGGGCTTTCGCCCTCGGTTATATTCGGTAAATCTGTTATAAAACCGAATTTTGTCTTGCACAACATAAAAGTTTCATCAGCGACTTCTTCTCTTTTTGTCACCCCAATTGTTTGCAAATAGTTAAGCTCTTCTTTCATAATCTATCTCCTTATGATGGGATTGCAAGTCCCCAGATTCTAATATAGAACTTATACGCGCCAGGTTTCTTTGAGACGTGTAAGTATTGGCGTTGTTCAGCACCAGAGTTTCCACTTGCAGGACCTTGGTTACCCATTTTAGCAGTACCAGAAATTCCAGCATGTTTCAAATTAGCAGTTCTTGTTGTCGGCAATGGAAGGTCTGCGAATCCAGCGTTTGTGCTATCATTGTGTAGACAAATACAACCGTTTATCCTAATTGCTGACGCAGGATAATAAGCTAAATATGGAATTTCTTCAGATACTTTACTCCTATCATAGACATTGACATACGTTGTTCCAGAGTTAATTTTACTGGAATAGATATTTGAATTATATGGGTAATATGTATATGTTAATGCAGCTCCTTCATATGATATAACAACATCGCCTTTTACAGTCTCAGGCGAATCTTCTGTTCCAAAATCTGCGCTATATATAATTTGTGTAGAATCAACAAGTGAATCCGTCGTAGTCCAATAACTAGTACCACCAGTACCTGCAACTGTTAGGAATTTCCATTTCGGCCACACTATCTTACCATTGTTTCTGCAATTGTCCTTTGTAATCTTATAACCACCCATATTTGTTGCATACCCATGAGAGTAGAAGACATCTGTTTCATACACAGTGTAACTTGTTCCAGAGGTTGATTGTGATTTGAATTTTGTTTCACCCAAAGCGTGTACAGACTTAACAAATGTAGTACCCTTACAACCTGTTATTGTCGTCTTAATAGTATATGTTTTGTATGCTGTACAAGATCCAACCGTAAGTGAGACTGCAACTGCAGTTGCTTCTGTAGCGCCACCATTTGCAGGTAGAACGCTTGAAGTCGGTTTATAAGTTGTTGGGTAGCCACTATCACCATAGCCTCCAAGTGTGTTATCAATATAATAGTATTTACTATTACCTTTAGCGGTATATGATATCGAATTGCCATATCGAATTGTTGTAGTAGCTCCACTTGTAACCGTACCGTTTGTAACAGTTAATGTCACTTTATAATAAGCTGCGCTTACACTACTGCCGAAAATACCCCTTGTTGCAGTAGGTATATTGCTCGCTGTTGAAGATGTCGCAGGTGTTGTTGAACTCAAATTAAAGTTTGTTGAGTCTAGTACATAACTTGTTGTATATGGTGAAGATGGAGTATAATTTGTATTATTAATCGTATAAATATAGCAATTATTCGGCTTAACTTGCACATAAATCGTAGAACCATATTTAGCAGTAACACTACTAGCATAATTAGAAGCAGATGTATTAACGTATGCGCTTGCATTTGTAATTGCGTCCAAACTGACCGTATAATAACCATAATCTGCGGTGGGTGAAATTGAAATGTTTCCCGACAATGTTCCGCTTCCAGAACTACCGCTTGTCATATAGCAATAATCATCGGCGGTTGCTGACCAAGAATATGAAGAACCATTTTTAGCGTAATATGTACCCGCGGCGGTAACAGTATGGCTTGTCCCATTACTATCAACATATGTAAGACTAATAGTCTTAACGTGAGTGTTCTTCGTTAATGTTATTTTTGGTAATGCTGTTGCGGTAACACTTACAGAGGTATTACCAGAAACAGTATATGATGTTGTATAGCTATTAAGCAAATAACCTGTACTTGCCGTTGCAGAAACTGACAATTTATCTCCATGGAAAATAGTGCCGCTTCCTGCTGAAATCGAGCCTGTACTCGCAGTCGGCTCAAGAGTCGATGTTCTTGAAACTGTAATCGAAGCAACACCAGTTCCTTTTGAAACAGAAAGCGTATAAGGTTTACACCACGCAAAAGAATCGTTATATTTGATTTGTTTCACATCGTTCCCATTATATGTGACGGTATGAACCGTATTTATCCCGAATTTTAATGACATTATATTGCTCCTATTAGGTAGTTATTGTTAATACGCCATTTGAGAAACTAAATTTAGGAGGAGTACTCCATTGTGGTGTTTTCCCAGCTCCTTGCGATGTGAGGACTTGTCCAGAAGTGCCTGGATTTCCAGCTATCATAAATTGAGTGTTACCAAGCTCGTCAGCATCTAAATCAAAACCAGAAGAATTCATTGATATATACGCATTACCACCTTCGTCTTCGACAGTAAGATATCTATCACTTGCAGTAGCAAACCAATAAGTACCATTGTTGAACTGTTGGTTACCAGTCCAACTATTCCCGCCACTCAAATTCGCCTTGTTGGAAAGGTCACTCATTGTAGCGATTTCTTCGCCGAGTGGGTTCTCATAGACGGGAAGTGTTGCCCACGTAACAGTTTTCGTGCCACCTGTTGAACTTGCTCTCTGCGCCGAATAAGATGTCGATTGTGTTAATTCGACTGGTTGCGCCGCGATACCGTTAAACGCATTGATATACTTCGTGTTGTTCGTTGTCCAACATTCAAGCATAATCTCAGGCGAGTTATTGCCGTTAAGGTTCTTTTGCCAAATAAGAATTTCCCAAGCACTCGCAGTAGCATTCCAAATCGCCTCGCTTATACGGAAATCTTGCTCAACATTAACTCCAAGCCCGTCATAACAACCTACATTGTTATAGATGCTACTTGTATTGAAATTGCAGGTGACAGATTTAGACATCACACCGCTTGCGTTAAAACTCGAATAATTGCCATAAAGAGTGATTTTAATCTTGCCCCAAAAATTCGAATCGCTTGGAAAACGCAATCTCCACATTCTATGATAAGTACCATCTTTGTATAAAGAATCTAGGTTTTCATATCTAGTTCCTGCACTAAGAAAACCAAGCATTCGCTTTATATAATAGCCTTGAAAGTTTTCCGTACTGCCAAACTTGACTTCTCCTGTAAATGTACCACCCGACTTTGGCATAGCATTATCAGCTTTTATGCCTTGTGCTGAAGTAGCGAACTTACTTGCATCCGTCAAAACCGTCCCCAAATCAACAACACCACTCGTACCTTTACTTGCACCATTCATATTAATGCCAGTAATCGTACCAGTTTTATTCAAACCAGGGAAGGCTGCTTCAGTAACACCAACATCAGTTGGATACAGTGTTATGTCGCTTGAGAGAGCTTTTTTGTTAATCTTTCTTGTTGTAGGAACATATCCAGAAAGGTTAATGTCTGTGTTGCCGATACGCTCCCACTTATAAGTTGACCCAGACTGAACTGTTATGAATTCGTCGTAACTATCAGGCTGTCCGTCGCTCGGATTGTGCGAATGAGCCTTAAGATAAATCTTGCCCATCGTTGCTTGTGCAGCAGTGGGTAGCTCAGTAACAACTTGATATTCAAATTGTTTAACAGCATTTATTGCGGTATCAACATACTGTTTGGTTGCAGGGTTCATTTCTGCCGTAGGCGCTTGAACCGTTACAGCACCCGTAAACGCGCCACCAGCCCCATATGCAGTTGGTGTAATACCATCATTTTGGTGGGCCCCATTTGCTCCATCTCCAAAAACTGAAGCTCCGCCGCCTCCACCATAGCCAGCCTCGTCTTTGCTACTTCCTCCTGAACCACCAGGTCGAGTAAAAGAGCCACCTTCGGGTTTTAGCCAGTGGTTGTATACAGCCTCTTTCCCATTTTGCTCGGAAGCAGGAGTTCGTCGAGAACTTCCAGGAGAACCAGGATACTGTCCAATAATTTTATACTGTTCGACGTCATCGATTAACTGTGGCGCGAAAGAACAAGTTCCAGCGGTTCCACCTTTGTTTCCATTGTTGCCACCTTCCCCGCCTGTTCCCGAACCTGCGGTTAAAGTGTAAGTGACACCTCCATATTGCGTCTGTATAGTAGAAGCAGTACCTGTTTGGCCATCCTCTCCCTTTCCTAATGCTACGCCAGTGCCGCCTCTTCCACCTTGTCCAACAGTGATGTAAATGGGGCTACTGATTTTTAAACAGCCAAACATATACGCCCCCGAAGCTCCTCCACTGCCCGAATAGAGGTTTTGAGTGCCGCCACCTCCACCTCCAGGACCTTGTAATTCAAAAAACACATATTGCGGACTGTGAGGCAACTCTTCTCCGCCCGTCGGTTGGTTTCCCGAAACAAAATATGTCTTGTCTCCAGAACGGTAAATGACATACGAACCCGCTCCAACATCTTTCAAAGGGATTCCAATTGGACGGCATCCTTTGAGAGCGACATCTATTGACGTTCCATTAGTTTTATAAGACGACAATAAATTGTAGCCGCCAGGGTAATCAGCGCCTGCAGAAGCGGGAAATGTACCACTAATAGCAGTTTTTAAATCAACACCGCCTTTCTTATATGCCCCGTTACCGTTTGTAAATCGAGAGTCTACCACTGTATAAGTGTTTTGTTCATCAATGGTGAAAAACTCTAACAAGTTCCCTATGTCTTGTCCCCAAACTTTATAACCCGATTCCATAACAGCTCACCTCAATTTTGTGTATCATAAGATTGAGCCTTTAAGTTGGAATCAATCGTTACCTGGGTGTTATCAACTGTGGTTATTTTTGCCAAAGCCACCAATTGTCGCAACTGGGCCGCCGTTAAGCCCAAAATTGCAGCAATTCCTTCGAGAGTAAGGTTTGGTCGGTTCGTTAAATCCGCATAGTCTCCCGAAAACGCCACAGGAGACAATTCGTCTATTACAATGAAAGGCAACGCTGAAGCGATATGGACTCCATCACCGATTTTTAATCGTGGGGGTTGCAACTGAGCACCATCGCCCCCGTATTCGGCATCATAAGCAATTATTTCGCCCTTACGAGGGATAAAAGTGTTCGATTGTTCCCATTGCTCTGTGGTATCGTGTTTTTGTATAATTCGAGTTGAAATATCTTGAACAACTGCCACTCTACTCCCTCCTACTTAACTCACTATAACAGCGAGCCTTTAGTTATTTTTTGTTAACCTTTTTATATTGAATACCAAGATTCAATGCGTCTATCCAATCGCCCATAACCAATATTATGGGTGTTTTACGATAGTTGTTTACGCTACAGGTTCAGACTCAGGATCTTTCTCAGGTGCGACATAAGAACCGTTCAACACCACACCCTGCGCTCCATAAGCTTTTTTGCCTTTCAGGATGTCTTCTTCAGACGCCAGACTAGATATTGACTCCAAACGATAGTCGCCCGTAGGACTATAATTATCATTGGTTTGAATAATCAATGTGCCTTCATATTTTTGTCCCATAATTTTCTCCTCACTTCTTATTTACTTTTTTTGAAAAATCAATAATGAATTCGATTGTGTCGGAAATTTGATCAACCTCGCATTGAATACCTAATTCCTTCGCAAAAGAATCCACAGCTGCCATAACAATTTCTTTTTTTTCTGCCCCAGATTTTCCAGTCGCCTCTGCCTCCGCAATAGCTTTAAGAATCATAGGATAGAGCTTCTTCCAGTTACCGTCTTTTGCTAATTCGCCAAACTTGTTTTTTAGTTTTGTACACATTGCAATCATAGCAGTAATCGCAGCAATGACAACACCAACAAGCGAGACGATTAATCCAATATCTACATTACTCATGGAACTACCTCTTTAAATAAAATGATATTTTTATTTGTACCCACAAACTGTGGGATTATTTTCGAGTTTATAATGAACAAGTGTTCATTTGTAAAAATAAGAAATTGGGGCCGCACATAAGAATATGTACGACCCCAAACATCTAATTACTCAGTTTTTGACTGAAAATTTTTGCAGTTGTCTTTGCAATTTGTAGAAACCCAACGTTTCTCGTTATAGCAGTAACGCTGAAAAGGACAAACGGGATTATCTTTTTGCTCTTTAATAAAAATCGAGCATTTAAAACACTCCAACCCGTTCCCTTGAGCATTAACACAATTATGATATTGGTTCATAATTATTGCGCTGATAAGGTGATTTCGTTCGAGTCTTTACCGCCAAACGACGCTTTCAAAGTGCCCGCTTGCAGCTTGCCATTCGCACCCTCTATAGCCGTACCGCTCAAAGAGGGTTTGCTAACGATAGCGATTGTTTTGTCGCTATACAAAGCATATACAACAACGTCGCTCACAGACGCGCCAACTTTAGCAGTAGCTTCGTCGATCAAAACAGATTGAACTTCTCTGTTGTCAATAACCTCGATCATGCGGAAGAGCTTGCCGCTGTTAACGTCACAACCTTCGTTCATAACCATAGCAGTACCGTTGAGACTCATCGTCGCGTTAGAGCTCATATTGAAGGTAAACTCTTGGCCACCATCAAGTTGGAATCTCGGAACCTCAAATGTAAGCGTACCAGCTTTGCTACCCTTAGAAGCCGCGCAAGCATCACCTGCGAAAATCGGAACGGTGATGATGAGCATAAGCTCTTGAGGAATCATATCGCTCTTAACAACTGCTTCAAGCGCCTTATCGTTATTCGCAAGATAACGCACACAATAGGTCTTGTCCATTTCGATACCGCTGTCTTTAAGCGCTTTGCCAGCTTCCATTTGTACTGCAGTATAATTGTCTTGTCCTTCTTCACTGTACCAAGCAATAATGCCAGTGCCATCGCTGCAATTCAACATAGACAAAGACACAGGCTCTTTGCTAAGTGTCAATTCACCCGCTTTAGCCGCTTTAATAGTTTCGCTTTGATAAGCACTTGCATTTGCCGTGAAGTTTGTGCCAAGTTGTGCTTCAACATAGCCCTCTTTGAAAAGGATGTCGGTAAGCGTAATTGCCACTGCGGGATCGTGGAAGAAGTTGGTCACAACAGGTGCGCCAGTACCACCACGAAGTTCGTCTTTCGTGATTGTGACAGAAATCGAAGAGTCCGTCAAGGTCTTTGCGACGAAAGCCATTTTCGGTTGGCCATTAACCATACGGAAAGCTTCAGCGCTACCAACGGAGCCCAAAAAATATTTTGCCATAATTGTATCTCCTTATATAAATGAAAATAGATTTTAAACTTGAGACATTTCACTCTTGAACTCATCAAGAGATTTATAAGCGTCACCCATAACATCTGTCTCTTTTTTGTATATCCAATGTTCGGGCGGTTCTTTCATTGATACCATACCTGTCATCATACCCACACGAGTTGCCTCGTATTGCATAGCGTCATCGACAGCAGTTAACAACATTAAGAACTTTCTGATGGGCATATTATACAGCTCGTCCATCTTGTAGCTGGTCTTGGCGGCAACACACACTATCTTTTTTTCGGTAGTAGCTTTGCCGCTTTTTTGGCTTCTAATTCTGATACGTTCCGCGTAGTCCTTCTTCAAATCGGGATCAATCTTGCTGTCATCATAATAATCAGGTAAATTCTGATACATGACAATTTGCCTTAAACGCTCAAACGCCGCAGCGTCGATCTTATGTCCCGCTACGACTAACTCATATTTTTTCGTTTCTGGATTTACAGCATACCGTATCATCGCCTCGAACTGTGTTGACCCGCAGTTCTGGCAAGCCGCCAATTTTTCTTCCCCCTCTTGTTGTGCTTCCAGCATCTCTTTGTTTTTGGCTATAAACTCGGCGTAAGTCATTGTGCTCCCACACTGAGTGCAACGCACTCCATCTTTAAAGTGGAAAATTAGCTCAAAGAGTTTGGATAATCGAAGGTTCCAAAGTTGGCCTTCCTCTTGGTCATTTAGTTTACCAATAAGAAAATCTAGATGAGTCTGCTTGAGGCCTTCAATAGTTTCGTTTTTATTCAATAACAAACACGGATTCGCCAACATAAAGTCATTGTAATGCCGCATTGTGATTGGATAAATCAACAAACCACAAAAGGGAACAGGTTCGTCATAAGTAAAATAGGACGCATCGTATTGACGAATTTCGTTGCCGAGCGCCTCACTTAAACACCCATACTTATCCATTCCTTTCCTCCTTTCTCATCCTTGTATTCCGACAGTTTTCGATATATTGCGCTCTTCTCCAACTGTTAGAATCCTTAAAAATTGTAGTTCGGTCCTTCGGACACACCCGATACCAACATCGCCATTTTGGTGATGTGACCGATGTACGTCCTTCCGTTCCACAAGTTTTGTTGCGAGTTGTTATAATAGTTTGTTTTTTGGTTAAATTGGAAATATCCAACTCCATCCAAATACAAACCATTCAACTCTGCGATCATGCTCTTCAAAAGAACTGTCTCGCGATTTTTGTATAAAACCACGGGCTCCCCTTGTTTGTTCGAATCGTTAGGATTCGGCGGGGGAAGCAATGGATTTATATCTCGTCCGTCGGCATCACCCAAAACCTTGATAATCTTGCTATGAGAAATCGTTTCTATAGCCACATTGACCGTTGCGACTTCGTGGTTTTGTGGAAAGATGCCGTCTATATAAATGTGAACGTGAGCACATTGCTCCGTCCAAGCATCGTCAACATATGGAGATAAAAACATCCTTTTATTTGTTTCTTTCCCGTCTTCCGTATCTATCAGTGCGTAGCGGTCCTCTAAAGAAACATTATCTTGCAGTAAGCAATCCATTGTTGGATATTTCAAAATCTTCCAAATGTTTTGTGCGTTTTTTGTTTGACTATACAGCAAATGTGAAATTATCTTCCACTCAAGGCTGTCTAGGTTCGTCAGGCGATTATAATTGGTACATTCATCATAAGATCCCTTGTATTCTGCCATACCTTATAACCCCCTTAACGACATATTGAATGTGTAAGTTAATTCATCTCTACCCTCGGGCTGTGCCTTACAAGTAACATAGAGATTGCCACCAGGATAAAATCTGAGTTTTTGCAAAGTAAATGCGTTACCCTCGAGCTTCTCAAATTTTACATACTTGTCTCGAACCTCATCTGCGACAGGTTGCGGAAGCGTCGACGTATTCATTAACTTACATTCGGTTGTAACTGGAATTTCGGTTGCTCCCTCATCCAAATATACAACAGGCTTAAACTCAATCGGTTCAGTGCCTAACATCTCAGGAATCGTTTCAGGCAATTCCATTTTGATACTATAAACACCATCATTGCCCGTCTCTTCGACCTCGACTCTCTCTTTTTGGTTGTATGCAATACGAGTCTCAAAGTTGTCATATTGAGATTTTTCGACAACCTCTAGATATAAAATTATTGTCCCCAAATCGTCAGTCTTGTAGGTATAATTCGAAGCAAATTTACTCATTGCTTGAATTCTATATACCTGATCATAACCAATGATGAATCTTTGGTTAACATAATAATTCCGCGTATACTTGTTGTGTTGTACAATAATTATCAAATCTGAGGATTGTCCCACTGCCGTTTCGTTGTAAAACAAATTAACCGATTTTAAATCCTTTGTTTGAACAGCGGGTTCGTAATGATAACGAGTTACGCCTTTTGAGTCAACATATTCACTACCAATAGTACCATTGCATCTCACTATGATTACACTCGACGTTGGATTAATAGTATCACGGTTGCTTGCTAACCAAATATTTTTGTTCTCAATGGGTTCATTATCTAGAAAATCATGTGAAAATCTAAATTTCAATCCAAGTGGACACTTATAGTGAATATCGCGGAATACAACTCGTCTCCAATCGTCAGAAATGACTGTGTTGTTTTTATCACTCTTTACTGACTGCAGCACAACCTCTAAGGGTTCAAATTGTTCTGTGCCAAAAACAGACTCCTTTTCTATCAAGAATCTGTTCTCTCGATAATCCCAATCCGCGTCAACTTTGTCCTGTAATTCTTTAAGCCAATAATTGTCAGGTACTTGATTGCGCGGAGTCTGTGAAATTAAGTAGTAAGGACTACGTCTATTAGAACTGTCATAAACCTTTCCCACGCAAACCCCCTTCCGATCATAAGGTTTTCAACAAATGATCGATAATTCCTTTGGTCTCAAAGACTTGTTTTCTTATTAAATTATAAGGCTGATTAGCATAATCTCTAATACCATTCAATTTAACAATAACATCAATGAGCTCGCCATCAAAAAGAATGTTGGCAGAATTAACTTCAAAAAGTTGTCCGACAATGTAATCATCAGCCATTCCTTTGTTAATTCCCTTCCCCTCATCTTCAATCAAATAAAGAATTTTAATACAACGCTTACTCAATTTTTGAAGATAGTCTCTTTTTGCCTCTTTGGACAATATAAGTTTATTTTCCAATTTGTCTACCTCCAATTGCTCCTGACCACAAATCCCAGGATAATTTTTGAGTAAGGTCGTTCAAACCCTCTCTAATGTTTTGATACCACTCTGTTTTTGCCCTCACCGAATTGGCGGGAGAATGCAACTTGAAATCCGTATCAGTTAAAATGTTACGGATATCAAGCATAAAGTTTTTCTCATTTTCCGCCCAACCCAAAAGCAAGCAATGAGCCAAAATATCTTTGGTTCTCGAAGCTATAAACGAGGGCGAAATATTTGAAGAAAAACCTGTGAAATCTGCCTTGAATTCACCCGCATAGTACCACTCACAACTGCAGCTGGTTCCGACGGGAACGTTAGTTGAAAATGTGACTTTTTGTGTTGCGGGGTCGTATTCAGCAAGCGGATCGGGAGTTTTCCCGATGAAGAAACTCATAACAGAGTTGTCTACTGGGACAGTGGACAACGTATAAGTTGCTCCACCGTCACCATCAAAAACCTCCAGCTTGCCTTGTGCTTCCGTATAATCAGAGAAACGCGAGGAAACCGTAGTGGGGTTTGCAAACATACCAAGACCATTAATAAGATAAGGTCTCATTGTTTGTGAAAACTCAACAGGATTGAGTTCATACGCACGTCGTATATCGGGGTCGTCAAACAAATTCACCGCACGATTAAAAATATCTTCAAATAGAATCATAACGACCCCCTAAAATTATTTTTTAGCAGTAAGTTCGAGAATCTCGTACTCGAACGAATTATTAGTAAATCCATTAAGAATTTGTAACTTTCTCAAATCTCTGAATTCGGGCACTTTCTCAATAAATTTACGTTTCCAATAGCTCACAATGAAATCTTTTTGTCCATCACAAACTTTTTCGTAAATGTCTTGAACATCGCTCATCGGCATAGTGCCAAGTTTACGAATGAAATCAGAATCGATCAAAGATTCCGACGCCATCTTGAGATTGTTACGTTTTGCATAATATTCAGAGCCCGCTCCGACTGCAATGATGCCACGATCGAACCAAGAACGATATTTACCAACAAGTTCTTCAAATTGTTGAACCGTCAAAGTGCGCGTTTCACCAAATGCGCCCATATCAATAGCATAATTTGACAATTGTATATGGGTGGTGATTCCAGGTGCGTTATCAAACAGGTGCACGATAGTAACTTCGTCATTACGATCATAACCCTTATTCTGAGCAGTGGGCATCGCCATATTATTTTTCAACTCTGCGAATTGAGCCATTAAAGACCTTATCGAATCTTCGAGTTGTGCATTTTGATTACGCAAAAAATCTATTTCTTCCTGTTTTTTATCAGGCTTAGTTTCAGTTTTTACAACCTTTTCTTCTTTTTCAACCTTTTCTGCTACTTGAGTAGCGTCCTTGCTATTTGCCATAATATTTCTCCTTGTAAATCTAAATTTTCTTTAAATAGTCCCAATAAGGGGCCCCAATAAAGGAGCCCCTTATCAAATCAAAATCGATTATTGAAGATCGATACGACCGAATTTGGAACCGACGATTGCCGAGATACCAACTCTCATTTGGATACGGATGCCGTATCTCTTGTCAGTGGTTTCCTCGGGGATTCTTTCCACTGTCATAGAAGTGCCTTCGAAGACAATCTTGACGGGTTTGTAAGAATCTGCAGCAACAAGATAAATCTTGTTATCGGGAACAGCGAGTTTCGCAGAGGTGTTGATGGTCGTCGGGACAAGAGCGGGATCCACAGGGATCATTCTTGCGCCGAGGAACTTATCAAGATAGCCCTTGGAGAGGTAATCTTCACCAACAAAGTATTGGAGGCCAAGAGCACCGTTACCGTTATTGTTGACTTTCATCAACGCACCGAGAGAACCGATTGCATAAACAGGAGCGCCACCGTTTGCTGCGGAGACTCTTTGGACAATATTAGTCCAGTTTTCGGGAGTGTAGCCGTTTGCAACATAACCAGCACCCATCATATCGCCAGTGACAGAGGTCATCGCTGCGATAACTTTGAGGAAGATATATGCTTCGAAAGAACGACCAGCACGGAGACCGAAATCGCCCCAATCGAACACACCAGCTGCGACTGCATACCAGTCAATAGCGGTTGCGATTTCAATCGGAGAGGGGTTAACCGTCACTTCGTTGTCGAAGATCGGTTGCAACACACCGCGATTCACGCCTTCTGCAATCTCGTTCACTTTGAAGAGTTCGTTAGAACGGATGATGAAACGACCAGTGTCGCCCCAGCCGATTTGACGAACTTCTGCAAGGAATCTGGAGTAGTCAGCGCTCGTCACCGACGGTGCGATTGCGTTGATAACTTCTGCGATAACTGCTTCGAAGTTGCTTCTAACGGTTTCATTCTTCGTGATTTGAGGATTCTTCATGCAAGCAAGACCTTCTTGTTCGAATTTTGCTTCGAAACGAGTGCCTTCGAGTGCATATTTAACGATTGCTTCGTTTTGGAGTCTGAGGTCCTCTTTAGAGGGTTCAGATTTTGCTTCATAACGAGCTTGTGCGCTTTCGACAATGCTGTCGATAATCGCGTTGAAGCTGTCATCTTGTGCATTAAAATTGAAATGTTCCATCATTGCTGTAGTCCTCCCTTAATTAAAGTCCAACGACTTCGCAAAGATAGAGTTTGCCACTTGCGGATTGACCGTAGTTGAAATCTTTGCCGAGATGAATCTTAACATTAAGTTGACCCTCAGTGATATCTTTCGCACCACTGTCTTTGAGAGTCGTTTTGTTTGCTTCAAGACCTGCGATGTTGCCAACCACAACACTGCCATTGAAGTTGCCTTCGCCGAGCCAGAATCTGTCATGGAGAGCAAGTCTACGAGCGCGGACAGGACGACCTGCAGGCGCAACAAGGTCAAAGAGTTTGACGCCCATTCTGTAGGAATTACCAGAAATAGAACCTTCAGAAACGCCAGGATAATCGATAACGACGACTTCGTCAGTCACCGCAGTCGGTTGAGAAGCAAGATAAACGTTGTAATCTTTGTCGCCAGATGCAACATAAGTTTTGTCATCTTTGAGTTCGCCAAGTTTCACGAAGGAGCCATCCTCGATTTGAGAATCGACACCATCAGCTTGGTATTGGCAGGAAATTACATAGGACTGAACGTCTTCCGACATCATTTCAGCCGCTCTAAACACTTTTGCCATAATAAGTTTTCTCCTTTATATATTGAAATAAAAATGTAATTTTATTTGTATGCGGAATTATTCTCTTCCAACATACGCTTTAAGTTTGTCCATAGCACTCATATTTTTATTTGATTTGAGTTCTACGGGTTTCGCGATAGGTGCAGAAAAAGTTTCTTTTTTGTGTACTTTGCTACCCTTATTCGCATTAAAGACTGCTAATGCAACGTCTGTGCGCAGTGCGTCAGACGAAGCATACTCGCCACGTGCGCACTTTTCGAAAATCGCATCACATTGCTCTTTGCTGACGTTTTCGTCATCCAAAAGCTCATGCGCTTCCGCCACACGCTTCTCGCAATCAATAGCAAATAGCGCTTGGTTGGCCTTAGCGAGTTGTTCTTTGATCTGTTCATAATCGGAATATTTGCAATTGACCTCTTCGAGCTCTTTCTCAAGTTGTTCGACGCGTGCCATAAGCTCGCCATTCTTCGCCTCGAGTTCGCCACATTTCATTAAGAGTTCGTCTTCACAGCTCGGTGCAGGTTCGCCCTCTCCTTCGGGTTCTCCCGAATAAGCAGGTTCTCCATCATCACACGGAGCGTCTTCCGAATATGCAGGTTCAGGATTTTCTGAGGGTTCGTCGTCTTGCTTATCATCGTCATCGTCGTCTTTGTCGTCATCGTCGTCTTTGTCGTCGTCGTCGCCATCTTCGTCCATATGACAATCTTCGCATTGTTTATCTTCTTGCGCCATTTCTTCGTCACAGTCATTGTGTGCAATTACTTCTTCGCTAGATTCGACAACTTGCTCTTCTTCCTGTAAAGTCAATTCATTGTCCAACTGCTCGCTATCCTCCTTGTTAGAATTTTCGACTTCTGCCGCGTCACCATCTAATTCTTTGTAGGCAAAGCACAGCGCCGTCTTCTGTCTGTTGAAAACTTCGTTATCGATGATATCCAAGACTGACGCCGATGCACCCTCGATACCTTCCATAACTGGTTTCCCGTTTTTCGAACCTAGTATAGTGATGCCCAGAAGCTCAAATTTTTTGATGTATCTGATACCATCTCTATCCTCGTATTCCTTTATATCGATTTCAACAGAGACTTTCTTTTTCTTGTCTTTCAAGAGCTTTTTAATTTGAGGCAACGCATATTGTACCCACAGAGCGCATGTAAGCACAATCCAGTTTTTCCCCTTATTATCAGGCTCAATCGAGACTGAATCGGATTCTCTGATCAATCCTAAAATTCTCTCACCATTAGGCATATTAGTATCCCAATACGACGTGTCGGTTTCGGGATCCTTCTTCCAGCTACCATTGTGAGATTCAAAATCTTGGTCCTTTGTATTGAAATAACCCAAGATTGGTTTGTTTCTAAAGCTCGGTAAAGCTTCGTTCATAGATTCTAACGAGAAGCTGCTTTTGTTGCGATTTTCACCTTCAGAAATTGCCTTAACTTCAAGTTGTAAAAAATTACTACCAAGTATTTTTTTCAACTTGATTCGATCAGCCTCAAGGCTGAATATCATCGGATTCATCGGTCTGCCCCTCCTTCAATTGTATGACACACATCGGTGTGGGAAAATTGTATCGCTCCCGAAATACGTTGAGCTTTCTTGCTCAAACACAATTTAAGTGCCTCTTCATCTTTCGGCGGGCCCGCGTTAAATTCCGCTGCGATAAAGCCCAATACCATATCATTTGTATTATCAATTAGAGCTTTGAAATAAATGGCGTTTGTGCCCCATCTTGAAAGAAGAAGATAGCTCCCAGGAACCTTGTCTTTCAAAGTTTCTATATCACTGATATAACATTCTCCATCTTTTGCCAATTTGTTGTCCAACTCAACAAAAAGAGCACGTTGAACATTTTGATAATCTAACATAAAAGGACGTGTTTGATTATCTACGCTTTCTGCGACAATACTGCATTTTGCAAAGTTACGCGCATTAAGATAGGTACCACCGTTGTGATACGCCACACAAAACGCACGGTTGGCTTTATTTTCGCTGATGATCGCGTCCATCTGTGTTTTCACATAAGTTGTAACGCGACGACTATCTTCTTCTTCTTCTGCACTATGACGCCTTGAGTCTTTGATGGCGAATTTGATACTAATATCAATAAGTTCTGTTAAACGCTTTTCTTGTTCTTCGGATGCCTTATTTTGTCGTTTTTGTATAGCAAGCATAACCCAAAGCAGAATGCCCATCAGAACAGGATATATACCATATTCAACTATTGATTTTATGATTTCACCAGCGCCCATAAATCACCTCAGTCCACAATCGGAATGAAGTGCGTATAATCGCTGAAATGAATATCGAAATGATAAGCTGGTACTGTCTTGGTTGCTTGAAGCCACTCGTCTGCCTGTTTTACATAATTCAATAACACACCGTTAAGCAGATTTTCTCCAAAAATCCTGATGTCTACATCATCCAGCATATCCGCTAAATCTACGATTTCCTTGCACTTCTCAAAAACCTTATTAACGGCAGCCGCATTCACAGCCATCATCAATTCCAAATTATCATATTTTTCGCTTGAACCATCAACAGGCAAGCGAACAGGTCTTGCATTGAGTTTGAGCATTTCATCACTGATCATATCAGCCACTTGTGGCCAAGCATGTGCATAACTATGATGGAATAATTCTGCTGAATGATTATAATATAAGTCCGCCATATTGTAATAAATATTATCAGCAACGGCGTTCATCTCGAAACACATCTTAGTTAGCTCATTCAACGCATTGTAAGTTTCTTCATGAATTCTCATGCCTTAATCCTCCTCAAAGTTTAATTGTGCTGTTCAAGATACGCTTCGCGGCATTCATCACACAGAACGTCTTCATCGTATTCAAGTTCTACCCCGCAAATTGCACATCGTTTTGCGGCATATATATCCTTATTCTCGCTTGTGTTTTCGCCTTTTTCGCGAGAAGCGGCAGTTTCATCAGACTCTATATCATCATCTTCTAACGCGGGACGGCCAACCTTCTTAATTGAGCCATCTTCATTGGCGTTTGAATCATTTGATTTCTCTTGTTGCGCGTTCAACTTTGAAGCTGCAACTTGAGTAAGTGTTGTCAAATTATCATAGAACCCAATTGAATCCAAATACAACTCTGCTGCTTTGGAATCTTTAACTGTTATGTCTTCATAAGCGAGAAGTTTGGGAACCAAACCTTTCATACCTGCAGTAACCAGTTCTTTCAAATATTTTTTCTGATTTTGTTCAGAGAAAATATCGCCAAATACGTCTACTTTCCATTTGTAATCGGCACCTATACAATCTTGAACAATATTGTTAAGTGCTGATTTGAACTGTTTCACCACAAAATCATATTGAGCCGCCGAAAGCATATTGGCAGTTTTTACCTGCGCAATGCTCGGTTTTTCGGTAGCGATAATATTACCGCCTTCACCCGCGACACTAATAAAGTTTGAAACTGCTTTAGTCTTAATTTCACTACTGTTAGGAACGTTGTTGAGACTTTGCAATTTCAAATTCTTCAACGGCGCAAAGAACGCTTCCGTGTTGGTGCTCGTCATGCTGTTAAACAGATTTTGGAATTTCAAAACTGTCTCAGGGTTCATTGCCGTTTGATCTCGACCTGTTGAAGGATTCGGAATCAATTCAATTTCACCCGTGAGCAATGACGTAAGCGGTGTACTAGCGATAAGCCCCGCCAACACCGAATAGTCTGTCAATTCTTGCAAATCCATGAACAAACCTGCGGTGTCAGGAGCGGCAGTTGCCGTAGATGTGTCACTGCAGAAAGTGTAACACAAATCTTGAGGTAATTGAACCCAGAACATATACGTTTTTTGCTCGGTTCGTTCAATCAATGTGTCATAAGAATTGCCATCTTCGTCTTTGTAAACATAAGTAGAGGCTTTTTGCACATCCAACTTATAAGATTTTTTCTTTGGATCGAGAACAGCAATTTTATTGGTTATCATATCGTCCCACACCCTTTGAATGAATGTCGGGTATTGAGCAGGTACGAACGCGGGGTTCATAAAGACCATAAGATTGAAACTCGCGACAAAGCCATGCTCGCCAATTGCCGTAAGTTTGACAAATTGCGGCGGAAGTTTTTGTAATGCTGCGAAATCAACGGTCTTTTTCCCACCTTTCTTTGTCACATGACTGCGTAACAAATAGCTCGGTTTACCTTCGCGCTTCACTTCAATCGCAATACGCTTAAAAGTGTTCACCACATCGAATTTTTCGAGCCACTCATCAACAAAATCATCATCGTTCTTAAACCTGTCTGTCTTGTATTCAGACGGCTCAAGCAAAGGTGGGTATTTTACATACTTCATCAAAGGGATATCGCCCGCTTGACGGAGTATTTTGTAATACAAATATTGACTCGAAGACAGCGAGGCGGCAGCTCCACGAATTTCTTCTTCATGAAATTGAGGATTCTTTAGAGCATTAGCAATGCCCGTTTTGCTCATCTCAATCGGCAAGCCAGCCAAAGTCTTTAAACGAGTATTTTGTAAAAATGGATTATATTGATTTAAATTATAAATGCCCTGACCAATCACTTCAGAAGCGTTAACATTTCCCAAAAACGAATTAAAGAAATCGGTGCAACTTTGCAGCACATCTTTTACTTCCGTTACAGGTTCGTTTTGTGTCATTAACAACTTGGAATCCTGCGGTTGTTCTTGTTCCGTAATTGGGACGGTCTTTTTCGGGCGACCACCTTTATTCGGGGTCTTCATCTCTTCGCCCATCGGCAGTTTCCTCCTTGTTCTTGTTTTTGGGCACCGCGATCAATTGACCAGAAACAAGAGCTTGTGCCAACTCAACTTTAAGAGCTTCAATCTCCATTTGCTTCCGATATTTCTCGCTATTCATTTCGTCTATCGCCCGTTTTGCCGCGAGATTGGTAAAATATTCTCGCGCCCAATCGCCGACATAACCACCTTCGTTACAAAGACTATCTTCCGTAATTTCAAGAATTACACAGTCGGTTACGCCGCTTCGTTTGATAGCAGATTTTAATTTTTGTTTAGAACACTCTCCCAATGTTTGGAAATAAATTACTCCTTTTATCATCATAAAAGAACCTAAATTTCCAATTTTGTCTAAAAGAGTCTCCATATCAACTCCCGTATAATCGAGAATTATTTTACAGATCATAACCTTTCCTTCCTTTTGCCTCTTATCTTCTCCGCCCAAATGGATTAGTGAATCCACTAAACGGATTGGCGCTTTGTTTGGTTTGGGGATTTTGGAACACCCTATTACTAAACAAAACATCCATATTTGTAGTCGGCTCAGCCGAACCTAAAATTTCTTCTCTTCGCAATTGTGCCAGATGATGAGCTGCCAAAACACAGGTGTACGCTCTATCGTCATGGAACCGTCTGGCTTTATCGGGCGGCAATCCATATTTTATATCACCATTCGGTGTCTTCGTTTTCACAATTGCTACAAGTTCTTCTTTCAACAGATCGATTTCAAGCAATGCCCTTAATTCTTCTTTTGAAAGTTCGAGTTTTTCTCCATCTTTTTCCCAAACTCCATGTTTAGGCACAGGCATCGGGAATATTAAATAATCATTTATGATCATTTCTGCACATTCGCCAAACATCGTCGTGCGCCACTTACGTGGTTCGATAATACGACAAATGTCTTTTGATTGTCTAAACTTTTCGGCCTGTTCTTTTGCCGTGTCATCGGTTAAATCGATAATACCTGCGTGTTCGACACCGTCGTGATCTGTCCACGGTAGCATTAGATTGTCCGCATAGCCACGTCCTCCACCACCTGCACCAGCATCAACGTAAAACATCACGTTTTCATATTCAGGTACTTTGCCATTATACGCAACAATTAGCTTACGAATCCACTCCAATTGTTCAGGAGAACGCAAAGGTTTTTTATCGCCATTCGGTAGCTTTTCAATCAAGTTAATACCATTAACAATCTTACCAAGCCAACCACGTTTTTTATCCTTCCAATATTCCACAATAAGCACAAAGCTGTTATCTTGTTGGAGAGCGGGGTCATAGAATAAGCCATAATGATGTTCTGGGCCTTCAGATTTGAATATAGGTAAATAATCCTGCTCATTGCGCAAGATGTCTTGACGTTTAACAAGAGCATCAGTGCCGCCAGTATTGTCAAATATGTTGTAATATTCACGCACAGCACGTGCTTCATTGGTTTTTAAAGCGTCGTCAATTTCGCTCTGTTTAAGAAGTGGACGCTGCGCCTTACCATTAAGCGTTGGAGCAAGAGGAATGTCACAGTTGATATCAGCACAAAAATACCCAGGAACACCCATCATCATTTTTTTTGCGCACATTTTATACACTTCCCATAAATGACTATCAACATCTTCAGCTGATGACGCATAAATACATTGAGTAGGAATGTCCTTGGGATAAACCGAAGCGTCAAAATTTCCGCCCGTTTTAAAGTCCGTATTTTGTGTTGTAAAAGGTTCGGTTAGTGCATAAAACTCTTTTGGGATTTTGCCTGCCTCGTCGTAGAAGTTCACATGAGAACGTTCGCCGACAACCGTCGTTGGTTTACCAATGATTGCTTTAATTTTAGAACCATTGTATAATTCACAAGTATGTCCTTTTTGGTCATGAGCAAATCCATCAGTATTAGCATTACTTTTTACTAATTCGTCAAAAAAGACATCGCTCGCCCCTATCAATGAGGGGATGTTTTTTTTAGCGATGTTTTCCATCTTAGCAAAGGTCTCAAAAGATTGTTTGCCCGATACGTTCATAATTTTAATTTCTAATTTGGGGAACAATAAAGCCCTCGTCATTAGATAAATCGCCCCCATAAACGTTTTACCCGCGTTACGAGAACATACCCATACTGCTTTTTCAGCAGTCCACGTATTTAAAATTATCCACTTTTGATAATCAAGCAAATCTATTTTAAAAACCTTTTCAATAAATCTAGTAGGATGCTTGCGCCCCCACTGGATTAAACGGTTATATCGCTCAAAAATCTCTTGTTTACGAATATTTACTTCATTATCAATAAGATTGTGATAAACAGAAATCATAACTTACCCCCTTTTAATTCAGGAGTTATCAATTCTTCAATCTCTGCAGTAGACAGTCCTTTTCGTTTATATTCTTGAACAAGATCGGCGATTAGTTCTTGTCTACGTAAATATTCTTTACATACCCTCAACGCTTCTTCCGCTTTTTTGCGAGCAGCAATTTCTTGGCGAACTACGATTGCCTGTTCTTCAACCATTTCAGCATAATCAGATTCGGATAACTTTAGTTGTGTAGCAATAGACTTGGCACTAATATCAGAACATTGCTGTATACTTGTGCTGGTCTCTATGTCGTATAGATTAACTACACCTTCGTCATAGTCATTATCTTCCATGTCACGCATAATGCCTGATAACGTACCAGCGCCCCTACTCTTTGAGTTAGCGTACTTCGCAGATAATCCGTGGTCTTTACACAACATTGATATGTTTTTGTTAACATCTGACTTCATCTTACGCAACGTCTCTAAATCTTTCGCGTTTTTTACAATGTCGTCAGGCGTCAAAGAAAGTTTTGCAATCGCGACGTCAAGGCGGTCAATTTCTTCGTAGTTAGTAACTATTTCAATAGCTGCACGTTGACGTACCAAATCGTTGTTCAAAGTTGGGTCAACCATTTGATTCAACGAACGGTACAACATTGATTTTTGAGAAATGGGTTTGGTCTCAAACGGATCATACCCAAAAGCCTTTTTAATGTCATTGCGGTTTTGTTTGTCTTCTTCTGTAAGCTCGTCTTCACTTTCTTTGAAGCTTGACATCTTGACAAAATATGGACGACTCAACTGCTTATAAAAGGTTTTTCCTTTGTACTCCTCGTTATTAAAAATAACTTCCAAGTATCTATCTGGCATTATATCGTCCGACGCAAGCTCCGCTGTTACGCTTTGAGCAAGCAAATCATCATAATACCAATCATTAGTAGCACAGAGTTGGAAAAGAGCCTCAAGATGGTCTCCTTCACACTCTGTTAATATCATTTTATATAATGCACGCGTACAATCTTTACATAGAAAAGATTTGCGCCCGCTTTCTTTCGTCATTCGGAGTGAGGACATCAAACCATTACTATCCCAGAACTCTTCGGGTTCCAAGCTGGTCTTACATCCTACACAGTAAAGCTTTTGGGCTAATGAACCAAAAGCCGATAAAGATTTCCTTTCGTTGGCCATAAGCCCTCCTTTTAATTCCGTGAAAAACTATTCAAAAAAGGCCTCCGTTATTTCACGCGGAAGCCTTTTTACGAAATAATTCCTTTTAATCTAAGTTTATTACAAAACTCAAATCATTGCCATCATCAAACACCAATAAAGTTTGAGACGGATGTCCGAACAAGTTTTTAGACAAAGCATACTCGTCGGTTCCCTTCAGGGATGAGTTTACAATCACTTTAGCAGCATTAAATTCTTTAATGCGACTTGAATGATAATGACCAATTATAATATAGTCAACATAGGATTTGGTCGCTCCTACAAAACTTTGAAACGCTGTGTTTACATTTTGGCGATGTCCATGAGAGAAACCTACTTGCTTGCCACAATCCAAACAGAACAAACCAAAATTGTCACTAAGATTATCGAAGCAAAGTTCAACATTTGTTACACCCGCCAATTGGAGTTTCATTTCAAGAATCCAATCAATCAAATACACAAAACTGTCGCCGTCAAGATTTTCTTTGTAATTTTGAATCACTCTTGAATGATTATCTGCAATACTGCGATAACACACTTGTTCAACTTCAGAAGCTATATCAACTACAAATTGAGACAGTAACTCGGAAGCTTGCTTGATTTGACCAATAGTGTCCATCTCATTTGTAACTCTTGCCGTTGTGTGAATTTCGCCTTCGATCAAATCGCCAAGGTTAAGAATGTGAAGTTTACGAACCCCAAATTGTTTGCAATACTTCAAAGTATAATCGCGCAATTTAGCAATTCTTTCTTTCGCAATCTCAAGATTAAACTGATTATAAAAAGAATCAACCACACATCCAATATGCCAATCGCTTATTACACAAATTGCTTCAGCTGTACCTTTGATTTTTTCAACAGGACGCAATGATAAGGGCTTTTGGGTAATAAGAATCCTTTTTATTTCTTGCGCCAAGTTTTCCCAACGAGCATCCATACGAATGTCATTGCGATACTCTCTGTGAACATCTCTTGTCTTAACTTGTTGCTTGTACAAATCTCGCATTTGCTCTTCGAGCTCGTCCGTAATTTCTTCTTGAGAAAGTTCATCAACCGTCTTGTTCGACAACATCTTCACATTTTTAGGAAGTTCGCCAACACGCGCCAATCTTTGTTTCACCCAACAACGATAGTTTTCACCAGTCGTGAACGGCATACCAAGTTGCTCGTTCAGTTTGCTCCAGTTTTTCATTCCAAGCGGAAGCTCTTTGTGAGCAACTCCAATCTCAAACAAATCGTCTTCGGAAAGATGTTCCTCGTCGTATTTATTTAAGAGTTCTAAAAATTCTGTTTGTGTCATTCGACATCTCCTTTTAATTCCATTGTGATTTTAGCATATCACACGACGCGTATTTTGTCAACCTATTGCGACAAAACAAGGAAATCGGGAGAAATAAAATGTTTCTTTTATTTCTCCTTTACCATTATATATTTTTTAACAAAAGGTGTTATGTTTATCTATACAGTTTTTTTATTTTGTACTGATAACCGACTTTTCGTATTCAGTGGGGCAGACTCAGCATGATTATTCATCAATCTCATGCGCCGTAAACTATAACAACTTTCACATAAATCTCGCTGTGTTTGAACCGACCGAACAAAGCGAGCTCCACACTCTCTACACACAATCATCTGCTCTCCAAATGGTTTGTCTATCAATTCGGCTCCGCTATTGTCAAAGAATCTCAAATCAATTCGGCAAGTAGTGTTCTTGTGAGTATATCCGCAAAATACAGTAGTACGATATAAATCATATTTTTGATTCCACTGCGCCATTTTCAACTCTCTTGCTTCTGTCAAGTGATGACGCGCGCCCTTTGCTAAAGCCGCGTAAGTCGGTTGTTTACAGAAAAATGCGCCATCTTTACCATAAGTGCGGCAATATTCCACCAACGAACGCAAGAAGTTCTTGTACTCCACATCAACATCCAATTCGTTTATGAATGAATACTCTTTTTGTGTGAGCCCATAAGCATACTTCTCGTTCGGTCCTGCTTCTTCAGCTGCTGCCCAGAACTTCTCAAAATATTCTCTGCGCTCCTCTTCCTCAAAACATCCGACCGCCTGGGGTGACTCCAAAGCAACCCACATTTGATAAGCTGCTTCTTTATCCACTCCCTGTTCTTGCCAGTATCTGCATAAGTGGGTCTGTTCCGCATTAACGCTGCGCTTTGTATTGTAATGCCCTTGCGCCAACACCTCTTCCGAATTTTTATCCCAATCAAGAATAGTCATTTCTCTTCTCCAAATGCACGGATTAAGTCAGATAATGAGCAAGTAAACATATCTGCGCCGAATTCTTCAAAGAAACTCAACTTAAAGCACAATATCGGATTCTTGCTACCCACAACCCTGAAGTCTAATCCTTGTCTCGAAGCCCTCTGTGTTACTTCAAGAAAACGTGTGTGATTTTTAAAACCGCCAAGTTCCATGACCATTTGTTCGTCGTACTTTATCCAACCCGTAGGATGCCAGTTTCTTCTAGCACAGTAAACTAAAACGGCGAATAAAACACGCACATCTCTATCACTAATTTGACTAATAAAGTCATATTCTTGTTGAGAGATGTCTATCATCATTTCGCCGACTGGCTGGCTTTCTAATAACGCCGAGTTCAACAGTAGATCTACAGCCCGTTCAAAAAGTTTGTCGTCCAATTCAAATTCTTTTTCGGCTTCAATCAGGGTTTCCCTAATAGAGCCGTCGGTCATCCCTTCGGCTCTAAGAGAGCTAATTATTTTACCCACTTCTTTGGGACTTTTGATTTTGATTTTATCACTCATTATCTACCTCAAACGGATTGTCTGTTACATCAAAGATGGAGGGCATATCATCTCCAAGAAGGTCATCCCACGAGAAATCATCAAACACTTCTTCCTCTTGAATAATTTTAGCCTCTTCCTCGGTGATAGGAGCGAGAATATATCTGTCACCGAGATATTCGAAGCCTGCTTCGTTTTTCACAGGAACTTCAACTCTTCCGCGAGGGATTAAATCCACAATAGAATCTCCCAGAATATCCCAAGCAAAGTCCCAATTGAACTGTTTGTAACTTTTCGAGAGAACGTTGCAGTAAAACAACACTTCTTCCCCGCTGATTTCACTATTGGTCAATTGTTGACGTATTTCGTCTCGAATGAGATCAACAGCGCTAAATCTTAATTCGTCATATTCATCATCCGTGGGAAGAATTGTTCCGTCGAACATGCTTTCCAACGACTTTACCTGTTTCCTACTGGAGAACTTGCGATACAATTCTTTCATCAAAGCTAGTTTCTCTGTGTCAATTTCGAACTTGTCTTCATAAGTCGGGAGCATGCTCACCGCACCTTTGTTGAAGTTGATATCAAAATCGACATTTTCTAGCTCTTTACACAAAAGATTCATTGTGCAAGGAGCGGTTATCAATGGTGAATACTTTTGATACCGACGAATCAGGTTCATTTCGTCTTCTGTCTTGTTGGGCTTAACAAGAAGCTTTTTAAGCTTGATGCCGAACTGGCTACGAGACTCAACATTGTAACTATCTTCATATTGCTTGAACTGTTGATTCAATTCGGGATAAAGATATCTGAAGAAGTAGGGTTTCTTCGCGATGACCATCGAGTTTCTCTTGTACTTGTCAGCCTTAACTGCGTCAGTATCGTCATCATTGATCCGCACCGTCTTCTTCCACTCTTTGGGAAGCTCGGGAGCAGCGGTACCCTTTATTCTGTCGATCTCTTGTCCAACAATTTCTCTCAACAGTTTGATACGAAGCGTCAATTCATCTCTTTGTTCTTTTTGAGAATCTTTTTGGAAGATACCCTTCATCGCGTGCATTATCGTTGCGCAGTTAGAGAATCCTCCGACGCCTGTACCCAAACCACGAAGGTCTGTTGCAATTGAGTTCTTCAAACAAATCTTTTGCACAGGCACGGCGCCCTTTTCATATGTAATGACGTTATGCCACTTTTGTGCACCCTTTATAAAGACTTCGTTGTCCGTGGACATTACTACGTCGCCGTCAAAATCGCTGTCACTGTGGCGGAGAGTTGAAGTATCATATATACTGTAAATGATTCCACTTTCAATATATTGATACCAATAATCCATATCTGCAGACGATACCACTTTACAGGGGTTATGTTCGTGTGAGTCAATCATCGGGCTGCGGCACAGGTCAACGCAACTCACGCCTCTTTGTCTCCAGAAGTTTGAATAAACTTCATCGGGACCAATCAATCCAGTCGGCTCCAAACCCAACGCCGATTGACACTGCGCCACGGGGTCAGAAATCATAAAGCTATAATTTCCTCGCACCCACACCTTGCCAATCTTCGCCTTATTTATTGTCTCGGCAATATTGCGATACACTTTCTTTTGCACATGAGCATCGTCCAACATCATCGGATTCTTTATGATAGCTTTCAGCGCCGTGCTTTGAGCTCCGTTGTAAAGTTCCTTGAAGCTGACCTGTTCGCCCTTGCATCCTAACATATACAACATCGTATACAAAGGATCGCCTGTACAAATCTTCTTAATCCAATCAACCGTGGGTTGAATCAATTTAAGTATATCATTTTTGTCAATGTTCAACACCTGCAAATATTGATAGTTTGCAAGCACATATTCGTCATCGTACTTTTTATTGTATCTCGCGACACCCCATTGAATTCCAGCGGCGTCAGCGTATTTCTGATACTCGTACCAAGATACATAATATTTATGCATCTTGAATTGTGACTCGCTGAGGATGACGTCGATATCCTCCAAGCGATGGGCAATTCCCCATTTATCACGAATCGAATCGATACCGTGTTCCGCCGCAAACTCTTTAAAGTCAAACGGCACCAAGCAGCCTTTTACGAAAACACTTCGAACCACGAATGACGACGGCACATAAGAGAGATTCATATCCTCCGCCCACAAGGCTGCAAACTGCGGATCGATAAGCCCTTGTCCATCAGCACAGTTTAAATCAATATCCATCGTGCGTTCTTCAATGTGTTTCTTCCCAGTCGCGGGGTCAGGACATATCCAATCGACCTTTTGGTCCTTGACGACATTGTGAAAGTCTTTAACAACACATACTCTTGGATTTCGCACCCACATAACACTCGAAAATGCCAGTGCAAAATATGCGTGATATTTCGCCAAGTTCATTTCTGTTATTTTGGTGTCCAAACCGCACATCAAGTTCTTATACAAAGTGTCATACAGTTTGTCGTTGATAAAAGTAATGGTGTTGCGGCGCATTTGTCCAGAACCGCAACAAAATCTTACATAGTGGATTCCGTTTACGGTGAAACCATTTTTCGCAAGCTCTTTATACTCTTTCTTCTTGACAACCTCTACGTTGACAATATCTTTCACAAACAGAGAGTCCACCAAGAATCGATTGAGAATATTCGCTTCCTTGTTTTTTCCTTCTCTCTTTGCTGCTCTTATCGCACGGCGGAACTGTTGGACATCGTTAAAAATTTCGCGGTGGGTGCGTTTATCATCGTAAAACTTGCGAATTTGTTGAAACACAAGGTTATCTCCGATTGATACCAATGCCCCATCCTTTGCCGCTTGCGACTTCGAATAATTTTCGACGTTCAAATTTCGCGCCACGATAAAGTCAGATTTTAATTTTAATACTTGATATTGATTTTGCAAAGTCGCCATCAGGCAATACTCCCTTTCTCTTTGTTCACTATATTCATAACTTCTACAACCGCAGAATACATATCATCATTCAAGACTATATAATCCCAATGTTGTAACTGCTCAAATTTTTCGAACTGTTCGTTTTCTGCCAAGATTCGTTGCTTCGAGACTTCTTTATCGTCACCGCGCCCAGTCAGCATAAACATTTGCATACCTTCGGGTACCGTAATGTAGATAGTCACAATACGCATCGGATGAGCGGCTAAATCCCAACGGCTTAAAAAATCATAAAAACCCTTAGGATCGATGATATAGAAATCGGCATCGATGACTTGCTGAACCGTAGCGAAATATTCGACATCTCCGATTTTAGTGTATGCCGCGATGTCTTTCTTATACTTCTCAACCTCGTTGGGTTTAATGAATACATGAGTTATATCATTCGCCCCACGCTGTGGTCTTGTCGTAAAAGATTTGACCTTCGACATCCCTGTGAGTTTACACACTTGGTCAACAATCGAATCTTTCCCTGTCCCAGTTCGTCCCAGGACACAAAATAAAGTTTTCATTGTTAAACCTCAATGAAAGTAAATCATTTCGGGATGCTCAGCATAGAAGCTAACAATTTGTTCAACTTCTTCCAGAGTATTCACTACATAGAAGTTGTCTTCATTCCCGACGATTCTGTTCTTCTTGTGGTCAACATCGAACTTCACTAAGATTTTCAAATCTGCAGGCATACGCACGCACATTTCATAGTTGGTACCAATGTAAACCACGGGCTCGTCGCATTCGGCCAGCAAATTTTCGGGTATTTTGTATTTTGTGCTATAAGCCATGTCCAACGTCGTGCTAATTACACGATGTTTGCACAAGGTCTCTTCAAGTTTGAGACCGCCATCTCTATATTCAACAACACCTTCAGTATGTGCAGCCACTATAGCCGCGCTGATGGTATCCTCATAATTCTCTTTGATATCACTCTTAAATCTGTCACCATAAAACTCCAGCTCAGTATAGTTTCTTCCAAGAGCCTTATTGAGGTTTTCGGTAACTGCTTTCGCGACATTATAACAAACGTTATCAGTCTCGACAATGAAAATGGGTTTGTTCATAATTTTGTAATTCCTTGTAGTATTTTGCTGAGAGCAGCGCTCTCTTTTGATTACATTTGGATTATACCACGTATAGTATAGAATGTCAACCAATTGTGACATTTGTAAACAACTTTGTTGACAATTCTGTATTGTTTTATCTACGAAACTTTTCTTTATAAAAATTTTTTCGTTTTTGCGTCACAAAAGGTTGACAAAAGCTTTTGTAATCATTATAATATTGGGTGGGCGGAGGGAGTATGCAATAATAGAATACTTTCTATTATTTATTTATATATATTTATTTATATATTTATATTATCTTTTATTTTATATTTGATTATCCATATTAAAATAAATAATAAATAAAATAATACTTTTATTTATATAACATATATTTTATATTATAACATATTAATTGTTATATGTTCATTATAAGTGTTATATATTATATTTTATATTATATAATAAAGAATAATTAGATCTCATTCTCCCGCCACCCACCCCTATTATACACAAGAAGCTTGACTTTGTCAACCTTCTGTGATCTATAAATTAACAAAAGAAGAAATACATCAAAAGGTCACAATAGGTTGACGTATCGATTTCTGTATGATATAATACTCACAGATAATAGACAAGGAGTATCCATATATGATACTGGTTCAACCTCAACAAGCTATACTCGATGAAAATTTTCAAGAGTTTCTTGAAGATTCTTTTGTCGCGGTAACGGGAATAATGATATCTCGTGGAGATGTCAAACTTTCTAATTCAGAAATGAAGACATCCACTTTTGGAATCATTGGTATTAGTAGTTCTCTTGTTCTTTTGGGAACATATGTAAACCTTGAACAATCCCAAAAAGTTGTTAATTCTCTAATGAAAATGCTTGAAGAAAACGAAATGACGAAAGAGAGCGATATTGGATTACAAACTCCCGTCTTTTATATGCCCGAAGACGAACATATCAACAAAGAATATAAAATCATAGATGATGATTATTCTATAAAAATTACAATAGACTGAGGAGGACGCTATGGAAGAAGCCACAATTCGTTTTCATTTTATTGGCGGCGGACATATAGATGCACCCGATAATGGACTTTTTGAAAAGTTGATGACCACAGAAGAATCAATAAATGCAATTACTATTGAAAATCTGAAAGAAGAAGGACGTTATACAATAATCAATTGGAATAACGTAAGATATGCTGAAAGAATAGAGGAGAAATAAACTATGTACAAACCGACCGAACCTATAAGATGCCCTAAATGTGGCGCAATAGTTAAAGTAGACCTGTATAAGATTTTGACATCAAATCCACCCTGTTACGAGTGGACCTGTCCGAACTGTGGCGAAAAAGGCAACACCAAACAAGGTGATATCATCACTTTTGAAAATCAGATTGGACGCAAAACTTATCAAACTGGATACGCAACTTTGCCATATATCCAAAAAGTAGGCGAACCTGACCCTGGTGTTGGTGCTACAACTACGAACGCAACGGGCGACGGCTACAATACAATCAATGCAGTGCCGTCAATATGTTCACCAATGACAGAATGTGAGATTTGCGGCGAAGAATTCAAATTCGACAGCAGAAGTTATATTTGCCCAAAGTGCAGAGAGGCTATTGTGAAGCTTCGCGGGACAGCAGATAGTACGGCTAACGCTATGCCCGCAGATAAGAGCACAGCTAATGCTGTGCCCGCAGACAATAAGAGTACGGCAACCGACTCGAAGTCAACCGCTTGCGACATCCCTGCACCAAAGTGGATTCAACAAGGTTGGCAATGCCCGAAGTGCGGAGCTATCCTTGCCCCACACCAATCCTTCTGTCCGTTTTGTAGCAAAAAAGAAAGCGATTGGATAACGACGGTGGGAACAGGAACTCAGCCCTTTTATTCGGAGTGGACACAAAAAGACAATCTAACTCCACCATCTGGGCAATATACGAATCCAAATCCAAGCACGACAATCTCATTGGGCGATAAACCAAAAACACCAGTTAGCGATAACATCATATTTACAACACATTGTGATAACTTAAAGGCAACGCTATGACAGCAAACGCGAAATTTACAAAATGCTCTTTCCAAGGGCGCAAAATGTATTACGTTGACAACGACGAAGTTCGAACGGGAACGGTTGTCGCTGCCTTCCAAGCTCTCGATGTAGATTATTACATACTTGCGTCAGAGCTTTCGGAAGGAGCAACGATTACATTTCAAAGAGTCGGCGACTGCTCTCTGTCACCTCAGGGAGCTCGCCAGGCACAATCTGTATTAGGAGAAGAATTCTATGTCATTGAATAAGGCTGAAAAGCTAAACGTTAAAAAACAATATTCGTGCCCGCCCAATTGCGACAAATCCGACAAGGAAGTTTGCAAAGCTTGCAAAGGATATTCGAAGGCGGTTAAAAAGAGCTACTATCGTATGATGCGTCATTATCGCAAGGCGCTCATAAAAAAGGCACGTAAATTCCAGCCGTATGATTACGGATTCTTTATGGAAGGCCTTTGCACTATGTTGTCTTGGATGGAAGCTTATTACGATCTCGGTTATAACGTGTTCCAAGCAGAGGACTCTCGTATCGAAATTCAACGTTCTCTCGAAGAGGTCTGTGATTTGCTCGATGCGGCGGCGGAAGACGATGATGACTTCTCCGACGGTTGTATCGAGACATTAGAATCTTGGATTGAAAAGCTCAACAATAGCGACAACCAGCGCGCTAACGAAGATGCCGCAGAATATCGCGCACGAATTGAGGCCCAAGAAAAGAAACGCACCGAACTTTACAAGAAAGCATTCGCGAAAATCGCCGAAGATTTCCGCACCTGGTGGGATTGATTTTGGAGGAATTAGAGCAGTGAAGCAGTTGGTCAGCACATCTCGCATAAAAAAGGAGAAAAAGCGCAATGTCAAGAAAAGCGATTAAACCCGTAGTATCTCACATATCAGACTGGGGTTACCAAATTATTTACAAATGCGGCAAGTGTGGGTATGGATTTGCTATGGCACACGACGGCTACGATTACTGTCCCCACTGCGGCTCAAAAATAGATTGGGGCGTGATGTGGGAGGCCAATGAAGAGTGGCGTCACGCATATATGCGCTCTGACGATATCAGACGAGAGCTTATGAAGAAGCAAATCAACGAATATAATCAAACGATTACGGACGGCGAAAAAAGGGTAATGGAATATACTGACGCCACCCGCCGCGCTGTGACGAAATCGAATATTAATTACTACCTCAGTCAAGGTTGGTCAAAAGAGGAGCTCATAAAGAAAGCCTTCTTCACCGAAAAAGATTTCGAGGATGCGGGACTATAAAATATCAAATTATACAAGGAGTAATCACTATGTGTATGTTAAGAAAACGTCTTCCTGACAATCAGAAGACAAGAGACAAACTCGCAAAACTTCCCAAAATATATCTTATTGCGTGTTGGGCACATTACGGCGTCCTCGAGTTTCCATTCTCGGGGAAGTATAAAAAAGTAAAAGACGCGGATGGTCCGTTGATTAGATATATCCCGTTGGTTTGGGACTTCGACGACCACAACGGTGTTTACCCCGAATATGTCCTCAGACCGATAACTTGGACGACTACGGCTGCTATCAGAGGATGGGTTAGTAATGAACAGCAGGCAAAGGATACCGCCGAGTTCTGTGAAAAGCGTAGAGTCCAAGCTCAAAGAGAGCATATGACAAAAATGGACGCCGAGTGGCGACATATAATGAGGGCTGAAAGAGAAAAATTTGATAACGCAACACAAGGAGAGAATCATGCTAAGTAGAGATGAGCAGGCCTTAGATATGGCAAGAGTGATTTGCCCTGAAGCGGGCACCAGAAAATGCGTCGACGGTAAATGTTCTAGACTTTTGCATTGCCCAGCCAGGATCTCAATTTTTGAAGCGTTGATTGATGCTGGATATGGCGATGTTGCTGAGTATAAAGCAGAGATCGAACGATTGAACGAAGAGCTTAAAAAACCTCAAGAGCAATTCGTGCAGGATGAAAAAGACCACGAAGAAGAGATAGAAGATCGAATCTTAGATGAAAAGATCAAGTTGCTAAATTATGTTAAAAAGCAAGCAATATGGGCACATATGCCCGATGTGTTGTCGCTTGACGACGTTATGGAATATGGGATGTTTGTCGGCGCTATCGACGAATTAATCAAAGGCTTAGAGTTTAAACGAGACTTCAAAGTGTGCAAAGATTTCCCTAAAGAAAAAGTCGTCACAGAAGTGGAAGAATCCGATACCGACCAGGCAGGTTCAGATAAATAATCCCGTCAGCAGAGAACGATGGGAAATACAAAAAGGACGAAGATAAGGAACGTCCGAAGGAGTACAATATGAAGTATTACAGTGAGATGACCGATAAGGTCTACGAAACACAAGAGGAATGCGAAAAGGCCGAGGAGGCTTTGGTCGCAAAGAAAAAGGCCGAAGAAGAGAAACAGCTGGCTCTTAAGAACGAACGTGAGGCACGCAGCAAAGAAGTTGTAGAGGCTTTTAAGAAGGCGAGGGAGGCCGAGACCGAAGCACAGAGGTTGCTGAAGGAGTTCGTAAAGGATTACGGTTCTTTCCATGTGAGTTATAATGGGAAGAGTTCGGTGCCGTCGATGTTCGATATACTCAATGATTTCTTTCTGTTTTGATTAAGAAGAGGAGTGCCTGGCTCCTCTTTTTTTTTATGCTGAGATGGGGAGAAGTGCGCTGACTACGGATGATGGGGTTGGCGTTGAGGGGGGCTGAAAAATGGGTTTATGAATATTTTTGTCCATAAGTGTTAAATTGGTTGAAATTTAACTTGAAAAAAGTGTAAATTAGACTTTATATATGTTCTGACAAGTGAATATATATAAAGTCTTTTTTGATTCTTTCAATTGAATCTTTCAATTGATTCCTTCAATTGAATCAAACCTTACTCACCTACCCACAAAAAAGAGAATGTGAGTATCTACCCTATCCGAAAATTTCGACAGTCGACGTCGAAATTCCGACATAAAAACATCAAAGGAGGTTACAAATTACGTTCTATATCATAGCTGGCATAAACCAGTATATCGCCATGAAGGCGACAACGCTCGAAGAAGCGTACAAAGAAGCAAAAGCTTTTGCCGAAGCTTACGGACTCTACGATTTAGAGTTCGTAAATGGCGAAAGTAAATACTCGATTTAAATCATCACGTCCCGAGCAAGACGTTAAACTGCTCCGTCGACCGAGCGACGTTAAATAGGCCTTAGGCTCGGTGCGTCCAAAAAGATGGGGTGGCAACAATGCTCGATGCCCATTCTTCGTGAGTGAATGGGAGCACCGCTAACGGAATAAACAATAGGAGGTAACACAATGTTTGTGTATACCATTCGTAATATGTTTGGGCAAACGATTGTAAGCGAAATTCGCCGTTTGCCCAATGGCAATGTATCGGTTGTGTCGACAACCGACGTATCAAAAGCTCTTCGTTATGAAGAAGTCGAAAGACTTCTCACAACGAAGGAAAGAAGAGCTCGAGGTCTCGAGTTCAGTTGGCTAGAGGTTTAGCCAACACGTCCCGAGCAAGGATTGAACTTGCTCGGGACAGATGGTCGTCACGGTAAAAGTCCGTGGCCTGATGACGGCATGAGCCGAAACCATCAGCATAGTCCCACAGGTTCCAACCAGACGGTTCTGGTGCTGTGGGGGTTATGGGCTCAAGAGGTTCGACTCCTTAAGAGTCCAATATTTCCTAGCTCCCAGGGATAAGGGAAAAGGAGCATAATATGCTTACCATAAAAATCAATTTCTACGCACAAAGAAACAACCAACTTCTCCACACCCTTAACATTGAAGTTGAGGACAATTCTGACTATGCAACGGTCGTATATAACCGTTGTGATAGAATAGCAGAGGAGATAGAAAGAGATTTGAAGTGTGGCAATGTTTACTACACATTCTAAATCTTCACGTCCTGAGCAAGACGTTAAACCGCTCTCTTAATGCAGCCGACGGCGGTCCAAAGCCCGCGAGTAATGCAGATGGAGAAGACGCTACATAACGGCGTCACCCGCAAAACAAAAATCATGCCAGTCGGGTAGCTTGGCAAGCAAAGGAGAAAACGTTATGACAAAAATAACAGAAATCGAAAAAAGCCAATTTAATAATGAAGTATATGAAGACATTTGGGTCACCTTAGAACTTGATAAAAATGACTACGAATGGGTAGAAAATGATTATGGTCGTTATGATACTCTCATCATAGAAAACGTTTATGATTTTTCCAATATCACAATAGGTGACGAAATTAAAGTAGAATTTAAAGATATACCTTTCGCTCCAGTAACACAGCGGCGTGTATATATGAAAGTTGTAAAAATTATTGATAATAAAATTATTTGTAAATAAAAATATGAAAACAAAGAATTCGCCGCAAGGCCCACCTCCTCGGAGGTGAACGGTGCAAGCCCGTTGCCCTCTTCGGAGGGTGGTGCTCATGGTGCACATAACGACATCATCCCCGAAAACCATTTAATATTGCTAGGGGTCCCATGGCAGGGAAAGGAGAAAGCGTTATGACAAACACAGCAAAAAACACCATCAACAAACTTGCAAAAGAGGCTCGCAACCTCGACCTTAATTACAATGACCAAATGGTTGTTGTTAAGACTATTAAAGCAATCGCTGCAGGCAACAACGCATTGGCATTTGCGTTATTGATTGCGAATGAAAAACTTCTCCCCTTAGTCGAGGTTTGGAGTGGTGCTACTGCTTGTTAAAAGTTTTGGCGAACTGCCGAAATAAACCGCAAGGCCCATCCCATCCAGGGACGATCGGTGCAAGTCCGATGCGTAGAAATACGCGGCGCTTATGGTGTACATAATGGCATCATCTTCGTAAAATAAAAATCTTGCTAATCGAAGACTAATGGCATAGAAAGGAGAAACATTATGAAAACATATTTTAAGGCTGCGGCAATCGCCAAATTCTATAACGCCCTCACTCCCGAGGGGAACGTTGTAACAACCACGGAGAAATTCCGCACAAATCCGCTTCCAACGAAGGAGGCAGCCACAAAAGAAATTCTGCGGCAAATTAGCCGTCAGCAACGGCTATACCAATTGCTCGACGCGGCAGTTGAAATTTTACAAATGGGGGTTCGCCCCGTAGGCGTGTACGACAACGCCGACGAAGAGCAACGTCGACAGATGTCAATAAACGTCTGCAAGCAAGGCTTGCTAAACGAACTTGTGGAGGGACAAGAGATCAAACCCTCTACAGGTAAATATTGGAAACTTGAAGATGGTGAGCTTAAGCTCACTCATTTCTTCGAACTTTCAGAAGGGGACGTAAACCCCAACTTCCGCGAGGAAGAAAGTACTAACAAATGGTACTTCATTGATAGCAACACCTGCCTTTTCACGGGCAGCAGCAAGTGCGCCAAGCACGTCGCCAAACACAAAGATGTTTGGTTCAAATTTATCTAAAAAAGGAGAAATAACAAAATGAAAAACTTAAAACACTATAGTTTCATTTTCAGCAATAACGACGGCGAAACCGTCGCAACGATGACCTTGGTTACGCCAACAAAAGTTGACGTTTTCGAACTCGGCGACGATTTGGCAATGTCGCTGATTCATCAACTAAATATCAACATAAACACAAAAGTAATAGTCGACACGAACGACTAATAAGGAGGTAACAACAATGTTACAAAACAATTATGATAGGCGATACGCCTGCAACAAAATCGATCAAGAGGTCGAAAGAATTAAAAATCAATATGCTCATCTGTGGGCAAAGTACGACCAACTTTTGGTCAATTCAGCAGAAGTTCAAATCCTTGTCGGTGACGACAAGGCGGCACTTGAATTGTTGAACAAGTGCTTTTGTGGTAGTTCTCTCATCAGTGTATGGGAAAGTGCCGCAGAAGAAACACAATATAATTATTATAAGGAGGAATACTAATATGACGCCGAATTATAAAGTTGTCTACAATGCAGCAAACGGCGAGAAGGTGGAAAGCCTTTTCCACTCTCTCGACCTCGCAAAAGAGTTCGCCGTTCTTATGAACGGCATCGTTCTCAACAACAAGGAGGCTTAAATGGAATTGATTCAATTAAGCCTTGAGGATATCATTTCTCAAGAAGAAGCAAACGACCCTTGCGAGGGTTGCACAAACAAAACGTGCGAATGGGGGATTTGTACCCACGCAAACGAATAAAGGAGGACAAGGAAGAAATGTTAATACACAAATTAACAAAATTTATTGTCAATAATGCTGACAATAACGTGATAATTGATATCGGAGATCATCCATTTAGCGGAATCACTGACAGTCAAGTAATTTTAACCTTTAAAAAACAAAGGTTAAAAATTTCGATCGTACAAATGACCGAAAAAGCAAAATTATACATTTGTATAATAGCAAAAAAACCTTACCATTCATCAGGAGAATATTATGAATGGAAAGAAGTCTGGTTTAAGCCAGACACCAATGACAAATATGTCCCGCAAATATGGACATTTATCCAAAAGATGGCAGAGAACTCGGACAAATTCCGTAGTAAATCAATGCCAATAAGTTACAAAGAGGCCATTGAGTGCCTCAGCAAAGAAATTACAAATACAAAAAAGCATTGACATATAGGAGGTAAAAAATATGTCTAAACAAATCAACAAAATTGAAGCAACCACCACACAAACCAGCAAAAACAACAAAAAGGAGAACAACAATATGACAAACACTACAAAACTCGTTTCAAATCAAAGACAAGACAACGTCATCGACGTCATCAACGAGATGAATAAGAGAAACAATATTTCTCTCGGCATCGCTTCAATCGAATTCCCCGACGGCAGCATCGAAAAATATTATTATAACGGTGAAGAAGACCGTCAAGCAGCAATCGATTTTGCACAAATCTGTTTAGACGCGTGCAATAGTGATAGTCGTAAGGCGAAGCAAATGATGCGTATTTGCTTTATGCTTATGAGCAAGGGCATCACGCCGACCGAAATCGTCGAACTCAACGACGGTAACGAATACTATATCGACCATAAGCAAAGAATTCTGACTGACGGTAACGGTAACATCGTCGTTGCACTTACCGACGAAGAGAAGAAACAAGTCGGCAATAGTAAAGGAGCAATCTCACTCATTTTGAAAGAGAGAGCAAATAGACTGCTCGAAGAAGATTGCGATGATGAAGACGACGATTCCGACGACTTCGACGAATTGCTTAGAAGGGCATCTGTTTGTTTTCAACATAAGTTCTAAGTAGCACAAAAGAGGGGGCTGGGCAACTGGCCCCCTCCGTTCAGGTTCGGCGTTGTAAGTGAAATTAAATGCTTATAAGGCCGAACCTGAATAGGTTAATAAAATAAAAAAAAATTAAAAGCCCGAAGGGGCGAAGGAGTAATATATGAAACTCAACAAAGTAGTAAAAGAATATCTTGAAAGGGAAATTATCAAAGAAACCGCAAGCGGTTATGATTACCGCATGATCGATGGCAAACGTAAAAAAATCAATTGTAATGAGGTCCCCGAAAGTTGTATAGTAGTATGTAACTCATCAGCTGCCTATCGCGGCCGCATCAGATGGAATTTGTGGGTCAAAGATCCAGCTAACAAATACTTCGATATTTATAACATTAACGCAATGGCCAACCTTAATGAGGATTGGCATCCTTATCTTAATCGTTACAGTGTGGCAAACAATTTCATTTATGTCGGTACACGGCACTATGCCGACAAAACAGCTGTCGAAATCTTTTATAATACCGTAACAGAACAACTTGAAGGAGGCAAATTGACAGCTTATTGGAGTGAAGCAAAACATCAAATAGAAGTGTGTGACAAAACACCTTCCTTAAGAAGTAAAGACTCTTTATCAATAAGGAGCTTTTATGAGTATCAGGCAACTGTTTCGGAAAAGAGGCCAAGTATTTGGGCTTCAAAGGCCAACGACAATTGGTCACAACAACAATTCTCGCCAGAAATTCGTCAAATAATTGACGATGTATACGATTTGAAGAAATTTAAAGAAGCCTATCCAAACGGCATAGAGAAGCCACAAGACCTCATCGATTTTCTCAAATACGATGACAAAGACTTAGAACGCCGTGCAAAAACACGAGCGAACAACGAAGACTGTATTGCTGAATACAGACAAGTGGCAGAAAAATTCGAAACGACGAACACCGCTGTAAGAATTGGAAATAAAATTTATTTCAATTACGATCATTACGTAGTTTATGTCCAAAATCTTAAAACCCACACTTTGGTGAGTTATACAAATTGGGATAGTGACATAGTGAAAGCGGCTGTTCCCAAAAACGGAGCAATATGTACGTACACTGTGTTTGACCAAGCGTCGCACGATACTCTATTCAGAGGTTGCTTCGATGCGAATGGAAAGCAAATTGATTTTGCCGAGTGTTTTGGCAAACAAAGCAATGTAACAACATTCTTTAATTATTATGATGTACCGAAACGTGCCGATGTTATTCTGAATTTATTTACCATTCGCGGTAAGTATGCAAAACTGCTTGAATTAGCAATTAAGAGCAAAAACAAGTTCTTAATTCAAAAGATGATGGAAAAAAGAATTCTTGAAAAAGAACAATATGATAAAAAGTCATCTTGGAATAAAAGAAATTATCTTTGCTTTGACGGCACAAAAAGCAACATTCCGCAAATGTTGAATACTACCAAATATATAGTCAATCAAATTAAAGATTTGCCTGTCCAAAAAGACATAGAAACAATTGATGCTTATGTTAAATTAAGCACTTTGTTCAATAATCTGTCAATAGCGGACTTTATGGAGATTAACTCAAACGAAGGTCGTTATTCATTTGCCTTTGGCTTTGATGAACACGAAGAAGTTTTTAAACTCTTCGCCAAAGATGGTCTGCAAACCTTCAAAAAGAGACTAATGGCATACGGAGGAAACCTCCGTTGCTACAAAGATTATCTCAACATGAGAGACCAATTGCAAAAATTGTCAACGACAGACGCCACCATTGTATTCAACAGCGGTGAATGGCCGCTCTTCCCTGAAGCAGCCATCAAACATGTGACGCTTTATGCGCAAAGGAACTATTACGGCGAGCTGCCGATGAGCTCAACAATTAGCTCATACACAAGGTACACTCTTAGCAATGTCGAGTTTAGTGTTTTAGCAAATACAAAAGAGCAAGCAATCCTTGAGTTAAAGATGGATCCAGTTCATCATCTAATCTATCTCGAAACAGAGTTGACAAAGGTCTATAATCTTTACAGAGACAGGGCCAAAAGCGAAGCATTTAAGCATTCGGTCGAAAGACTAAAAACTTATGAGTTCAGTGACGGGCAATTGTCTGTCGTTGCGCCGACACAAGCTTCAGATTTGACAACCGAAGGTGCCGTATTGCACCATTGCGTTGGTTCGTTTATAGACGCAGTTGCAAATAACAAAGAAAATGTTGTCTTTATTAGAAGAAACGATTTACTAAACGAACCATATTATACGATGGCAATCTCACCGTCTGGTAACATCGAACAAATCCATTGCGTGTACAATGGCGACCTGACGGCCGAAGGGCAAGAACGGGCCTATGAGACAACGCAACGTGAAGTCTACAATCAAAAATTTGATTTGATTAAATTTTTGAAACAATGGGTTTCAGCGATGAAACAGAAGGGCGTTATGATCAACCCAAATACAATCAAACCAAGCTACGGCATGCTTGGTGCACACAACTAACAAAAACAACCTTGGGACACTTTCCTGTTCAGAAAGCCGAAAAAGGAATTTGTATGGAAAATATCACATTTAATCAAGAGCAACAAAAGCAAATCAAAAGCAATGCGCTTGCAATTGAGCGTTACATTGTCGAAAACGTCGTCCCGCGTCTTGCGGGCGATGTCCGACTTGAGTTTGGAGGAACCCACCAGTGCCCACGAACGGGAGCGGTAACTCCAATGTACGTTCTTGTCGTTAAAAAGGATCTTTATTCCTTTTGTGCAGGGTGGAACAAAACCCAAGAAGCTCATGTTGGGCTCGTTTACGGGTTTGGGCCCGCAATGATTTTGGAAGAACGTCAAACAGATGCTTTGTACGCTCTGCTCAAAGATTGGCCCTCACTTAAAGTAAAATTGGAAAGGGCAATCAGAGAACAAGACGCAGCAAATGCATTTATAAACAATTTTGAAGTTTAAGGAGGTATCAACCATGAGAAAAATTCAAGCACGTATTCACTCTCTCGGCGGTCAATTCGCCGAAGTCACTATCATCAGCGAAAATGGATGTAACGACGTTATCGTCGATTATAGAGGCATTCGCTGCACAGCAATCTACAATCCCTTTGTGTGTTGCTACTACGTAGACGATATCTACGGCATTATTAAGTAAAGGAGGTAAGACAAATGACTTACAAAGAAACGCTCGAAAAAGCAAAACAAAACGGTATTGGGGCTTTAGAACTAAAAATTGCAGATATGGTTAACACATATTTAACCGATATAGATGAAAAACTATCAGACGAGCAATTTGAGTCTTTGTGTGATATCGTTAGTGACAAACTACAGAGTATGGGTGGTGAAATTCCATATACTCTATATGATGTTGTCGAAGAGGCTTTTGAAGAAAACTACAGTAAGATGTTTTCCGAAGCAGATCTCGTTCTCGAAGAGGACGATTACGATGAAACCGATGAAGGGATCAGCGTTGACAAGTCCGTTTTCGACGATTATCAAGAGGGAACGTATGTCAACATACTTTTCCCTGACGACAATGACGAGAAACTTTTCTCTTACAAAATGGTAGGGGAAGACGACGAAAAAATCTATTTCGAGTACATTGGTTAAGGAGGACACAAAAATGACAATTGAACAAAAACAAGCAATGTTGCTCACCGCATTGGTCGAAGACCTTTGCGAAGAATCTTCCGCAGAAGAAGTATTTGAACATTTGATCACAATCGGTGAAAACTTCGGTATCACCGAGGACGACATCATCGAAATGGGATTTGCTCCCGCGGATGATGAAGAATAAGGAGGTAAAAATAATGAAAAAACTGTCCCAACAACAACTTGAAATTGTAATGCAACCTGAAAATGTTGCAGAAAGAGTAGAGCTCCTGAAGTCTATGGACGTTGTCGTCCGTAGTCTTAATGATGAAAGCGTGATGGACCTCTGGCTCACTAACGGAGTTCCCGACGGAGCTGATGATTCAGATTATGAATCCATCGCAGAAGACGTCGCAACCCCCGAAGATGAGGATGACGACACTTCTTGCTTTGAAGAAACTTGTCGTTGCTTTACGGCGTGCATCGCCGCAGGAGCAAAACACGGTTATTATAGCGGCGGGGTGCTTGGCGACATTCGCCCCGTTGCGAAAATCAAAAAGTCCATCGCGACATGGGCAAACATCCAAACGGAAGGCTATCTCTTCCGTTGGTATATCGAGAACCTCAGCATGAGCGGCGTGGTCACTTCAAAAAGCACAGTTGCCCCGACAGAGAGAGTTCTTAAATATGTCAAGGAACACTTTCTTGAAAAAGATTGTTTCGACAGGGAGGCGATCGAAAACCTTTCTGAAGACGACATCCAAGTATGGATCGATTGTTTAGACGACGATTACGACGAAAAGAACGACGGCGTACTCGTCGTGAATTATTAAAGGAGGTACTATATGTACAGAAACATTCTGGCTGTCATCGATGTCGATGACACAATCAACGATGGTCAAGTGATCGATACATTGGAGCAAAAGATGGACGGAGACATCAACGTCCATCTTGACAATGCTGTTATTCTCGATGAAGACAGTGACAGCGCCCACGAACGCTACTTGCGTTATCTGCAAGATTGGATTTTCAATCATAGCGATCCGCTCTTCGAAGGATGCTCACCCGCATGTTTCGACGAGTGGAAAGATAACGAAGACGAAGAAAACAACTAAAAGGAGGAACAAGAAATGTTCAACGAAAAAACTTCAGCAGGTTACAAAATCATCACCATCATCCCCGACGGGGATCAAGAACACGTCATTGCAAAACGCTCTATGAGTTGGGGTGACGATTACGTCGTCGGTCTCGGCTATCACAGAGGCGACGGCACCTGGAATCAAGGAATGTATTCCTATGACACCGTCGACGACGCTCTCGAAGCGTTGATTGACGCAAAGTTTTCTTACAAAAAGAATTCACTCATCAAGAAATTGCTCGAGTACGTCGATTGGAATACGGACTCCAACGAAGAGCTTTATCAAACACTTGTCGGCCAAATCCAAATGACCGAAAGCGAAATCGCGGATTGGGGATATGGCTATTGTATCCCCGAAAAGGAGGAACCAAATGAAAATGATTAAAATTGCAAAGAAAGGTTTCAATGTTGAAATCTATGTCGACAGAGATTATAATGTCGATATAGACATCAACAACAAAAACATCACATATTGTGATGGTGAAACCATAAGGAATAACGCTGAAATTGACGGCGTTACTCCTCAAGAGTGGATCGACGCTTTTGTCGTCGATCCGCTCGAAACAGTGGAGACACTTGAACAAGTGCTCGACGAGTTCGGTCTCCCATACGTAATCGGAGATACGGTTTATGACCTAATCGATGATTACGCGGCAAGTGATGCGTACTCGGAAGAAGACGTTGCTCGACTACGAGCGATGTCGCCCGAACGCCTTCAAGAGGTGTTCAGATGCACCGAAGGCATTGCCTTCATCAAAACAAAAAATCAATATGCTCTTATATGGGCAGAAAATTAAGGAGGTTTGTATGAAACAAACAATTTTGCAACAGAAGCTTAAAGAATTTCTCGATAAGAGATATAGTTCATGGGCCTGGGACGAAAAGTGCCAATGCTACTACGACGAGGCGTATCGTAGTTATGACGACATCATCGACGACAAAACCATCGGTGACATTTTGGATTCAAAATATCCGATGGAGAAACTCGAAGAAAAATGCTTCGAATGGTGGGATGACGCCGCATGGGAGCACGAAATGGAACTCATTACAGAGTTCAAGAAAACTCTCACCCGTCAGTCATGGGACGATGACAAAATTCGCGAAGAACTCGAATCGATGTGGTATTTCAAATATCCGACCGATGAGTATTTGGAACAAGAAGTCAACGTCGACATTCGTATCGACACGGGCGATGCAAACTACGACTTCACGCTGAATGCGATTTATCCGCATTACAACGGTCGTGAGGGAGAAGAAATTGACGATCGCGCATCGTTGGTGTGGTTGGCAAAAACTCAAGGCTACTCAAAAAAACAACTTCAACATGCGTTGAACACACTCGAGGACAGCCTTGAGCGTCATGGTTTCTTGGAGACCGTGTACGACGAACTCATCAACTGCTGTGTGCCGTTGCCAGCCCTTTTCTTCCCTGTAAAGATGACTCTTGGTAAGCTTATAGAGCTTCAAGAAATCATCAATAAGAGAGACGAAGACGGGTATCATTGGGAACCCGAAGATCGTAAAGACTGCGGCTCAATCGTCGTCAGCAAAGACGTTGAGTGTCTTCTTTACGATAGTTGGAATGGCGGTGGTAGCTGCTGGGGTATCCAACTTGAAAAGGATGTCGAAATCCCAATCAAACTCATCTGCGACGCCAAACCAGATGGGGCACGAAGAGATTATTCGATTGAAGCGTGCTACGGTTGCGACAGCAGCTGTTGGAAAGATGCCATCAAACAGTATAAATTCTAAACCAAACACGATGAGCTATCGACGTTACGGGCAATTTCAAATAAAAAGGAGAAACAAATCATGGAACAAAAATACGTCTATTTGTTAGTTATTGATGGAACCTACGACGGTGACACCGAACAAAACAGTAGTGTGTACGCGTCTCTCGAAGATGCGAAAGCGGTTTACGATGAACTTGTCAAAAACTTCAAAACCGAAGATCGCCCCGAATGCTTCGACGAAGAAGGAAACTTTAATGAAGAAGAGTACGAGGACGAATACAGTTGTGATGAATTTGTCGGAGGCAACAACGGCGAATCGTTTTCGTTTTATGAGGCTGGTAATTATAACAATTGGCACTACGACGTGTACTACAGAAAAATGGAAGTGCTCGAATAAAGGAGGCAAAGATGGAAACAATCACATTAGCAGAACTCAAAGAGAGACAACAAATTTCGTCTCTTGACGAGTATACCGACATGGATTTGTCACACGAGGAGGATTACAACAGATTCAAAGATATCTTCCCAAAATCAGTTGAAGCAATTGAAAAATTGCCGACAGACAAAATTTATGTCAACACAGAAGACCTTCAAGGCGACGACTTCGCGTTTTATCGTTATGGTTCATTGAGAGCTTGGGCTTACCAGGCTCTCGAATGGGCTTTTACAGATGATTACGATGAAGAAGCCGAACCCGACAACTGGAAGACGGTGAACGTTTATCGGTTGTTTGCAGGATTCAAAGAAGAAACAGTAATAGACACAATAAACGAATATTGGCAAATTGAACTTGCCGAATTGGAGGTATAAAATGCTTAAAGAAATGCAAACGAAACAACTGAGCCAATGGCTCAAAGACAGCGTCAATTGGTTAATTGATCATCAAGAGGGCTGCAGCACCTACAAACTCGACGACCACCTCGCCGTGTGTGTTGGATGGTCGGGAGGTTACGAAGCCGAACCCGACGAAAGCCTGATTCAAGCAATCGACGATTTGACATTCGCCATCAATGCAGCAATCAAAGTCTGGACTTCGGACGACATGAGAACCGATCTCGACTATATCAATGCGCCGTATTACGAAAACGGTGATGTTGTCGATACTACAGTTTCCATATCAGAAGATGAAGACTACGACAAATTGGCCGAATACTTCCTCGAAGAATATGAGAGACTTAAAGATTTGGAAATAAGAGATGATGGTTTAATCATCTCTTCCAAACCTCTTAAGACCTTCTACATTTCGGTTACAGAAACTCTAAAGAAAACCGTCGAAGTCCGCGCAGAGGATAAATACGAAGCAATTCAAAAAGTAAGCGATGCTTACCATGACGAGCAAATTGTCCTTGATTCGGGCGATTACGTTGACGTCGATTTCGACGACGTCACAGATGACACAATCTACAACTACGAACTTGGCGGAATGCCGAAGTTCTACGAAATTCAATAAATCAAAAGGAGACCAAAGATATGTTAAGCAAAATAGCAGAAAGAAACATTAAATGCATCATCATTAATACTTACGAAGAAGAAGCCAAATTCGAGGATGAGGATTTCGACGATTTCTACATCTTCGTATCCACAATAAACGCTTATGGATATTCAATAGACGAAATCGAAGAATTCGCGACGAAATATGGTATTGACATCAATCCCGACGACGGAGATCCTGATGATGAATACGATATGGGCGGCTCGCTCGAAGTAAATAGGGCTAAAATAGACGAATTGAAAAAATTATAAGGAGGCGTCTAAATGATACAAAGTTCAGGAAAAACCATTCGTGTTAAATGCAGCGGCATAATATGGGACACAGATGGCAACAAGAAAATAGCAAAAGCCTTGCCTCAATGTTGTTATGTTGATATTGAGGATTACGAAGAAGACGATGATTTGGATGAGGAAATTGCTGATGCTCTTTCCGATTTAACTGGCTTCTGCGTAGAAGGTTTCTATTACACAATCGAAAATAATAAATAAAAAGGAGATAACAATTTATGGAATTTAATTCTATTTACAAAAACGGCAAACCTGACTATTTTTTCATCACAATCGACAGCAAAAAAGGTGAACGTGCGTTCATCCAACCGTACTTTATCGTCACCGACATCGATCACCAGCGTCGTGGTCGTATCAGAGAGATGAACGTTCTCGTAAATACGAATGGTATCATTGTCTATTACGGCAAAGCAACGCACGGCTACGGGTATTCACACTCGGCTGACGTCTACGGTGAACTCATCGATATCATCGAAGATTCTTACGGGAAAGAGCTAACCGACGCAGAGAAAACCGAGTTGCATAAAATCAACACTCACGATGATGAGTTGACGGTGTCACCCGAATTGCTCGAACATCTTGCAGAGCTCAATAAAGTTGCGCTCGATAAGAAGCTCGCAAATCTTTAATCAATCAACAAACCCCCGACCAACCATCGGGGGTTTAATAAAATAAAAAGGAGAAAACAAAAATGGTTAAAGCTTATCAACAACGCAAAGAAGAAGCAAGAGAACAAGCCATCGAATGGCAATGCAATTTCGAGAAGAGCAACTACAGTTGGGCAGAACTTGCCGCTTGGGGGAATCACTTCGAAGCTCTCGGCAAAAGATACGGACTCTTGAAAGAGTTCAGAGAAAACGGTATTTGTTAAGGAGGTAAACAACTATGCCGAATTGGTGCGAAAACACACTATCAATCAAAGGAACAAAAGAGCAAATCGTCGACTTCAACAAAAGGTATCTTCCAAATGGGAACTTTTCTTTTGAAAATATCATTCCTTCTCCACAAACTATAGAGGAATGTCCTGAAGACTACATTCTTCATAATGAAGAAGAAGCAAGCAAACACTGCCTTCTTTGGGACCCAACACAACCCAGAAATTGGTTCAATTGGTATGATTGGAATTGCCACTATTGGGGGTGCAAATGGAACGCTGCAGTAGTGAGTATCGAACAGAATGAGGATTCTATCAAAATCTTCTTCGAAACCGCATGGAGTCCTTCAATTCCCGTCATTGCGAAACTCATCGAGGATAATCCGCAACTTGAAATCGAGTGTGAGTATTTTGAACCAGGGATGTGGTTCGCGGGAACGATTACAAAAGAAGGTTGCAAGGAACTCTCCGACAAAGAGATGGAAGAAACGTATCCAGACTGGTGCGAACCAGAAGAAGAATAAAGGAGGCAATCAACTATGACAATTGAAAGACAACTTCAGCTTTTCAGCACAATGCTCGTATGGGCAAGCGAAATGTATGACGGCTTCAAACTTTATGAATGGTGCCGAAATTGTGGAATGACAGAACGAGAAATCGTCGATACATTCTGTATGGACGAAAAAGATTTCGAAGAATATCGTCAAAAGTATGACGAATATTACGACAATTAAGGAGGTAATCATGAACTACTCATTTAAAAACAAAAATATCAACTATAGTCTTATGACTATTGACAGCTTCGCCGCTGAATTGGCGGCGAGCTTTAGTCGAAGTCCCAAAGCAGGTAAGCCCACATTCTTGGCCGACTTTGCAATATCCGATTTGCTACCGAGCGACTTTCAAAACGCTATTAACAGCCTCAACAAAGATGCCCTCTTGAAGGCGTCGCCTTGGTTCGGCGTCAAAGAGCTCGGAGAGGTTGGATTTAACAGTGTGAATCGTCAGCTGATTTTCGACTACTACGGCGGTGGCAGCATGAAACTGCTCGATATTTCGACAGACGATTTGTTCGTCGATGAGTTGGCTTCGGACATTCGCGCGACAATCGAGGAATTGGTCGAAGATATCGGCGGACTTGATTGCCTCTTGCTTGTCCAATGGACACCCGATATGCCCTAACCACAACAGGAGGATAATATGGATATTGTTGAAGTTTTGAATCAAAAACTTAAAGAGCGCTTTGGCGATACAGTAAAAGTACAAATTGAAGCAAAAGGCGCTCAATATGTTTACAAAACCAAGTTTGGCCTAAGCCAAGCTTTTGATAATCCCAATGCTGCTTATGAGGCAGCAAAAGATTATTTAGACAACATAGAATTATATGTTTAAAAATAAAGGAGGAACTGAAAATGGAACTAACAACAGCTTATGGGATCAACATCAAATATAGCAACACCTCGGGTTTTGAACGCTTGGTCACATTCGACAGTTACGATATCGCCCGTGGAGCATATGAGGCAATTCTTTGCTCACAAGAAGCAAAACAAGCCACTGTCGAATTGGAAGAAATCACAGTGCTTGAAAACGGTGATTTTGAATATCGAACAATTACACAAAATGTTGTACAAGCTTGATAAAAGGAGGAACTAAAAATGTTTATTAACCCCAATTGGCAAACTATCAATAACGAAAGAGTCGGTGTGTTTTACATCGAACCTTATGATGAGGTTCTCCGCGAAGAACCCGACAGAATCAAAATCTACGATTCCGACGGAAGATACTTTTCTTATATCCCTGATATGGAACCTCTTCCGTTGAGTTTTATGAAGTATGACAAAATTGTCACTCTTCTCCAACAAGCAAAGAACGTAATCGAAGTCTTTGATATAGTTGGCGAGCCTGGCGGTGAGTTCGCGGGCACAAAAGAGCAAATGATCGACTATTTGCACAACGAACTCAACTGGGATCTCCCCCGCGAAGATTACAACCCACTCGCTAACGAATATATCAACCGTTTCGGCAAAATTTACGTACTTTTGTACGATTAATAGGAGGTAGCACATGTTTAAGCGGACATGGAAAAGTTATGTTTTTTATGTGAAGTGCAACGACAATCCCTTACTATTAGTTAGGGTTGTAGCAGAGAACAAAGAAGATGCCATAGAGTATGCAAAAGACTCGTACGCCGTGAATTGCTCAATCTACACCGACGACCGTTACAACGACTGGCACATCACTCCAAAATATCGTTATTGTAATTAATAGGAGGTATATATGAAACATTACACAAACACAGAACTCTCCCGCATCCTTGCGGACATCAAAGCAGGGCGCCCCTATGTGGGCGTCCGCGGTAATCGGATGATTGGTGGTGATATTCTTCCCCACTCACAACAACGTTCTCTGATTACCTATCATCACTACGGTTCTTCATCGATAAAAGCAAATAAGGAACAGCTTCGCTGGCTTCTTGAAACTATTTTCGATGATGCCGACGAAGTGGTCCGAGCAACATATAGCGAGTATCATATCTGCTTCGTCCCTGAGGATGAACGATATGAGCGTATCGATTATTCAACCAAACACCCCAATGTATTTGGGAAATAATAGGAGGTAGTAATCTATGAAAAAAGAAACAATCGAAAAAGGTTATGCAGCATTTGCTCCCGATGGAAGAATGTTACGCAACGAATGGGTTGGAGGTGGTCAAACGGGCACAAATCGCCAAACGTTAACGACCAACATCGAAAAAGTTTCCCTCGCCCACTCACTTGAAGAGATTAAAATGCTTATCAACTGGTACAACTCGAATCACAAAAATCAGGTGACTTTTACCGTTAAAGAAGTCACTCTCAAAACAACAATTGAATTATTTTAAGGAGGTCATAAAAATGACAAAATATGAAGATAAAATTGAGCAAATTAAAGACATTCTCAACAACTGCGATCTCGACGAACTCGTTGGTTATTGTCCGTGTTTAGATGGCGATGATGCCGTTTACCCAATGGACGACTTTGACGATATTCTTTGTACTTTTGAGCCTTGGAGCATCGTTCGTGCGGTATATTACGGGGATTTTTGCCCCCTGGACAGTTATTTCAGGTTTAATGTTTATATGAACCTTGAATCAACCGATGACCCCGTAGGCGAAGGTTGGGTTAACATCGATGCTTTTGCCAAATATGCGGTGGATTATAATGACGACTTCGGCGTTAATGAAATTCGAACACTCCTCGACCAATGGGAAGAGGAAGAAGAAAATAATGAAGAAGTGGCTGAATAAGCCACTTCGAAGGAGATAAAAAATGAAGATTTACAAAGAAGATAGTTTGAGCAACTTTGAATGGTGGAGCGGCGCAGTATACACCGCTCAACGCATTTGGGAAGAGAGAGGGACAGAAGGTTGGAACGAACTCGAAGCCATACTCGAAGACGCTTATCCCGACGGAATGGACGAAACAGAATTGAATGACTTGTTGTGGTTTGAACCCGATACCGTTTACGAATGGCTGGGAATCGGCGACGAAGAAGACGAAGATGAAGAAGAGGAAGACGACGAAGAAGAGGAAACCGAACCCACCAACGATTACGTGATTAACGTAGGCGACAGTTGGGATGATTTAACTCCTCAACAAACATTTTCAACAGAACAAGCCGCCATCTCAACAGCAAAAGCGCTGCACGACAAATGTGTAGAGGTCGTCTACAGTCCGTGTGACGACGTTGATACTAATGAAATTATTTGGCATAATTAAAATTACTAAAGGAGGCTTATATGCAAATTACTAATAAAGAATACAATTTTTTAATGCAACTATCACACGACACCAAAACCGATTGTTGGTTTAACATCACACAAGACGACAACGGATGCGACGTCGTCGAAGATCTTGAAACTGGCGATATACTCGATTTGGCTGAGGGCATCGATCTTTTGTTTGATGCTATAAACGACGATATCATTCAGGATTTCACTCCCGAAGAATCCGAGCTGTTTGCATCACTTGAGCAAAAAATTATGCACGAATATTTATGAGGGCTGAACCAATGGAAAAACTTACCGAAAATGAAAGGTATCACACTCTACTTTGTGTGAAATATGTTCGACATGAATTATCAACCAAGTTGCTTAAACTTGAAATCGAGTATGAAAGTCACACACATTACGACGCTGAACTGGAGCAAGCCATCGGACAAACGGATGAGAGTATCGCATTTTACGATGCTCTCATCAGTAAACTCACAAAAATGTTATAATATAGGAGAAATGAACTTATGGAATTCACGAAACAAAACATTAAACGAATCAGAGACAACACAACATCGGAGTTGACGAAAGACGTAATCGATTACATTCTCAACGAATGGGACGAATACGAGGACAAGAAAGACATCGTTCTAGATGTTCTTAATAACGGGTGCCAATCGGGCTTTGTGGGTCACCTTGTTTATTACAGCCAAACAACGGCTTATTACAAAAAGCACAAAGAAGAGATTGATAATCTCTTTTATGACGTAATGGACGAATGCGGTGTTGCCCCCTCGGAACTGCTTGGTGATAAGTGGGAAATAGGGGATCCATTCGCTATTTATCCATATAACCAAAACATTCTCGCTTGGTTCGGCTTTGAGGAAACAATGCGCAACTTTGCAAGAGAGTTTGAAGAATTCAAAGAACTTATTTAAGGAGGCCCTTATGGACAAACAAAAATTTATCAATTATCTTAACAACGAACTCGGTCTCGACGAAACCTGCCCATCTTATCCATATGTGGAAGAGCTTTACGAAGCTCTTCTTCCATATGAAAAAGAACTCAAAGCAGGCACTTATCGTCTGCTTTCGACAGATAACTACGAAGACTGTTACACCGACTTTTCAAACAAAGTCGCCGACATCGACCTTCCTCATTGGTTTGAGATCACCGTCTATCGCGCTCCGCAAAGTTACAAATACTATGTTGAATTCTCTGACGAACTTTCGTCAGATTTCTACTTTGCACAATCGATTCTCTTCAACACCGAAGAGGAAGCTTTAGATTGGGCACGAAAAATAGAATTCATTCGTTTTAAGGTATATTCAGTATATCTTATGAAAGTCCCCGTGAACGAAGAGGGCGACATCGACGGTGATATTCTGCAAGTCAAAAAACTTTATTAAAAGGAGGAACAAGCAATGCTCAAAAACACAACCCTTAATTACACCCGTATCAACAAACGTGAGGCTCGCAAGCTCTACAATCTCGGCAGACCAATCACGATTCTGCCATGTAAAGCGAATCCAAATAGCCCTTGGTTCTCAAACTCGGCAGTTTCCAAAGAATCGGCAGACAAGAACTTTGACGCCTTGGTCAATGAATTCACTTTTTACAACTGCAACACATCCGAACTTGGACATCGTCCAGCGTTCTACGTTGTCGCCATCAATGAATAAATAAAATAAAAAGGAGATAAAAACATGGTTATCAATGGAAAAGAAATGTCAGCAAAAGAGTTCGCAATGAACTACATCCCCACCGCCGAGGAGTTCTCGACTCACACTATGGTTGAGATTTATTATAAGCTCGAGGATATAAAAACCATCCTTGATGAGTATTTCGACGGAGCGACAATCGACGATTTAAGCGACGACGAAATCAACGCCATAATGGATATTTACGACGAATATCTTGAAGAGCGTGGTTATGACTATAGCGAGATGATAAAAATCATCAGACAAGTCGCCGAAGAATACAACAATACAATCATAATGAAATAACCCTAAAAGGAGATAAAAAAATGGAACTTTACAAAACTGCAAAATGGTACAACCCCTTCTCAATCAATGTTAACGACAAAAGTTACGAGCTTGGTGACATCATCTTCTTCGATAAAGACGGAGAAATCTGCCGCACCGATCGTGGTTGGTTTACGTCAGGCATTTCAACGAACAATGACTTTGACCGTCTCGAAATTCCAGGCGACGTCAAAAAGAAAACAAAGGTTGATTTTAACGAAAAACAAGCCTTTGTTGTTCGCACGGAAAGGTATGGCATGTCAACCTATGCCCTTTATATTCCAAGTTCATCCGTGGGCTTGTCAGCTCCGACGGCTGTTCGCTCTACAATGGCAGACCACCATTGGGAGATTACGTGGAAGACAAACATCGACGGAGTATCAATAACCAAATGGCACTTTGTCGACGGGCAAAGCCGAGAGATTGTCAAACAAATCAATCAAATCGGAGAGGATATCGCTCGTTTGTGGGGCGATACGACGAAAGCTCTGCCGAAGCTCATTGAACAACTTCAACAGAAGAAAGATGAGTTGGACAAAGCAACCGAACGTGAGTTGGCAATTACGGCTGACGCTGTTTTGGAAAATTATAGATAAAGGAGGTGAAGCGAATGCAAACGTTAAGTGGAATAGTTATAGTCGGATTCGCGGTCATGATTTTGGCAGCAATTTGGACGAAACTTCACAAATAAGGAGGTGATATAATTGATTGCAGAAATAATAGGAACCGTTCTAGCATTTGGTATAGCTTTTGCGCTTGCCCTGTGGCTTTTTAATTGCAAACTATAAACGTTTGGGTTTTCACGATAGTGACCATTGAATAAATCGTTTTCAACCCCCCACCCCTCGATGTCATCATTCGTTGTCATCGTCCCTCCCTTATATCAGGATTGGTCATAGCCTGGGCGTATTATACCGCCGAATTCCCACCAGGGGGTACTATACCGCACCAAAACCCCGCTCGTCATCATCCGTAATAGATCGTCCACGGCATCCAGGTCAGCGTCCGACAGATCGCCCCGCACCACCAGGTAACCGACCATATCGCTCAATTTATATCGATATAAAAATATCTATATAAGATAAAAAATTACTTATATTTCGGCACTTCTTATGGGAGCAAGGGGGTAACTATGGTGCCGTTACAAGGCGGCGGAACAAAAAAGAAACCTTAAGATTACCTTAAGATTTCTCACAAATCGATATCGTTTTTTATCGATATAATTTTACTGATATGACTGCATATCGGGGTCGAAGTCGCCATAATAGGGGTCGTAATAGTCGTCCAGCGTGAACTGATTACGGTCGGTGTCAGCGCTCTTCTTCGGAGGCTGGGAGGGGGACTTGAGGAGGTTCAAAACCCTCAATTTAGTGGCATCGTCGGCGGTCTCGAGGAGCTCGTAGATGCGGTCGTCGACGGACTTGATGCCAAAGTCTTCGGCTATTTGCTCGGGGGTGATTAGGTGTTGTCTCATAATGGTACCTCGTAGGAGTAGGCGACGGAATGAAGTCCCGCCGCCAATGGATTTTTTATCGATATAAATTTATCGACTTATGCCGTCGTCAGTCATTGTCGACCGATGTGTTGCGAGCCGCGTTTTGGGCTACCAGACGACGTCCTGCTTCGGCGAGGCGGTCGGGATCGGAAGAGAGCG